CAAACGAAAACAAAAAGACAACCAAGATGGGAACGATGATTATTTGGAAATATTAGCAACATGTAGGGGTTTAGATACTCCCTTGAAAAATATGTCATAGGTTCGGTGTTCTCTATCTACGACAATTTTTTCAATCATTCCTCTTAGTATCTCCCTAAGTTCAAGTTTCTTGCTTTCATCATTCCACATTTTTTTGAATTCTTCTGTCTTGATTTGAACAATGTATTCATCAATGGGAATGGTTCCTTTTAGTTGAACGGTTTCTTTATCAATATTTTCGAGAAGTTTTTTCTCAATGACTTCAAAATCCCTTAACTTGTTTACGACCATTGTAGGTGGCGATTGGTTGTCTATGATAATATCTGTGAGTTTTTGGATTTGGATTCTGACTTCTCCAAGTTCTTTTTCATACTTCTCCAAGTTGGAAACGTTGACGGGTTCCGACTTTTCTTTGGCAAGTTTACGAATGGGTTCCTCACACGTTTCCATAACCGATGATAAACTTTTAATGAGTTCAACCTCTTTGATTCCTACTCCATCACACGACCCATCATTCATAGAACCGATACAGCATAGATAGACATAATAATGTTTGTGTCCCCGCTTTCCAGTTCCATGACGAACCAAACTTCGTCCACACTTACTACATTTACATAATCCAGTGAATAGATTGATTTGAGAACCTTGGCGACCAACAAAAGTTTTTCTTCGTTCGGTGCAGGTCTTTTGAACTTTGTAAAATAATTCCTCATCAACAATAGGTTTGAAGATTTTCATTTCGTTCTGTATTCCAGAATATGATTTAGGAAGATACCCAATGACCGCCTTATTGTGTAATAAGTTATACACGTTGGCAGGATTCCACTTGGCATTTGGATTTTTATTTCGGTTAAATGGTGGAACTTGTTCTTGGTTTAACAAGGCAGTGATAGATGAACAACTCATTCCATTAGCAGAAAGATTAAAAATTCGTTGTATGACTTCTACTCTTTCAGGAATTTCAATATATTCGTTCTCACCGTTTTTTAACCAAATCGGGGGAAAATTGAGTTTCGTGAATTGTCCAGTTCCGATGGATTTCTTTTTGCCATACCAAGCACTGGTGATACGTTCACTTTTCTTAATACTTTCATCATTGGCGATTTTACCTTGAACCAATATGTTTAGGTCTTTGTCATAATTCTTTTCAGTTAACTCGATGTTATTACAGATGACGATTGCCTTCTTCTCTTCGGTGAGGATACTAAGTTCCCTTAACAATACTCCCAATCCTCGTCTGGTAATACGGTCAGTATTTTCTACCAAAATGTAATCACCTTCTTTGACTATTTTCTTTAACCGACTAAATTCAGACCAAGGTTTAAGGTTCTCTCCCTTATAGGCAGATTTCCCATCATCCTTGAAAACACCAGCAAAATTAAGATGGCGTCGTTTTATTATATTGTCAGCGTATTGTATTTGTCTCCTTTCGGAGTCACGTCCAGTTTCTCCTTGGTCATCGGTTGACCATCGGATATAGGCATAGGCGTTCGGTCTTTTTGTTATTGTCTCATTCATAAGTTCTTCCTTGACTTTTATTGTTACTGTGGTATAATAACCACACAAGTATAAATATAATTGAAAATCCGAAAAACACGTTAAAATATCAAAAAGTGGACGCACAATCAACTCAGAGATACTTACAATTCTATAAATGCGATTCTCGCAGATAAAGATTTTCAGAAATTTTTGCGATGGCGATTGAAACAGTCACCGACGGTATTATATAAATCAACCCTTGGCAAATTTAGAAATAAACGAAAGTATAGTTAATATATGAAAATGGAAAAATATTTTAAACAAATGGATAGTTTTGTATCCAATCGATTGGGATTGTGGGCGGGATCGCTTGCGACGCAACTCGAAGAGATAGATGCTCTTTATGGTAAAAAACTGCCCAAAAATGAAGTTATCAGACTTTTTCGAAGCAGGGGGATTGTCATTTCTAAAGGCCATAGATTTTGGAGAATTGGCGCACCTGTTCAAGGCGGAGGATGCTACGGGATGGAAGTTGGGGAATATGAACATATATTTAATGAAGGCATCACGATTATGAAGGTTTTGCTGATTGTTGAGTCCGGACTTTGTGGCTCGGTTTATGAAAAGAGTTTTTCTGAAGGATGGTTAAGAGAAGCATTTACAATATGACGTTTTTTAGGACATTTCGCAAATAAAGGGAATAATCCATCCGAGTTATATATTTATGTTCATATGAATGATAAAATTCAAGCCATTTTGTTTAAAATTGTCGTCGAGTTGAAAAAAATACAGTGGTCGGTAGACCCTGATTGGGAACTCACTTTTAAAAGTGAAAATCACGTTTTATTGACGAAGAGTATTAAAGTAGAGGGAACTATGGGGTCCGCATCTTGGTTTGATAGTGTGGAGACGACAATCAATTTAACATTGGTGTCGGGCGATGGAATAACATATTTTCCAAGTTATGGAATATATTGTAATATTCATATCAGAGGGGGTGGCTATAAAGATATTGCATATAAGGCAGATGGGGATGTCGCATTTACTCAGGAGAATGTTAAAGATAATAGAATAGCTAAAACAGCCGCCACTCAAATCGATCATGTGGTAAATAATTATATTGATGGAGAATATACCGCTTATGTGGAACAGAATGCTGCGGCGATACGTTCGCACAGACAGATGAAGGATGATTCCGAATAAATTCCGCACAAGATGCTTGACATTTGGAAAAAAAGAAGTATAATGACTTCATAATTGAGACGGCAAAATCAATTATAGGTGGTGAAATTTAAAAATCATCACTATTTATAGGTATACGCAGCGCCTTCAGCAAGGATCGAACTCTCATAAGGTTTGGTAAATGAGGGCAGCACTCGTCGCTGCGACATTTGCGCTCTTGGTGTAATGATTAGCATATCATCTTTCCAAGATGTTGGTTCTGGCTCAGCCCAGAAGGGCGCTCCATAATTAATGCGGTGTTCGCCTAATTGGCTATGGCACCTTCCTTCCAAGTAGGAACAATGCGGGTTCAAGCCCCGCACACCGCACCAAATTTGGCGGTATTAGTTTAGTGGCAGAACTGGAAATTGCCAATTTTCGGGCGGGGTTTCGATTACCCCATACCGCACGCCTTGTTAGCTCAATGGTAGAGTGACAGATCGGTAATCTGTCGACCCCGGATCGTTACCGGGACAAGGCTCCAATTTCTTATATCTGGTTATCCTAGATGATCGTTTGTTTTTCTACCATAGTTGAAATGTGGTATATTTATCAATGTAAGATTTTAAATGGTCCTGTAGCTGAAAGACAGCCGGTGCTCTTATAAAGCATTTAATCGCTAGATTGGCGTAAGATTCGGGAGCGTTACCCGACAGGACTACCACCTGAATGCTGAAGTGATGCAATTGGCAGACATCTTTGACTCAAAATCAGAGTTTTGTGGGTCCGAGAGCGGAAGCCTTACCGTGGTGGAAAAGCAATTGATAGAACTTGCAGAAATCATCGAGGTTGTCCATCTTGTGAAAGTAATCGCAGACACTCTGCAAAACAGAGAGAAATGTCTGCGGAAAATAAATTAAAAGATTTTTTGGTTAATGCCAAATTAGTTCAATGGTAGAACGGGAATTTTGTAAATTTCAGACAAGAGTTCGATCCTCTTATTTGGCTCCATGTAATTTGCACTTGACTTTGAAGAAAATTCGAATATCATATCGGTATGAAATCTGAAGATGTAGAGAATCTCATTAGTATGGCATCAATTCAAAAAGGCATAGATGTGGCGTTTGAAAATGATAGAATGCTAAGTTTTGAACCGAGTCCGAAACCATATACGTTTGATAATGTTCCGATTGTGGATGGGTTTTATTTGGATATGTCCCGGTGCATTTACAAGTAATTCTTGCCTCTTTGGTGATAATGGTAGCACGAATCCTTCGTAAGGATACGGTATCAGTTCGATTCTGATAAGAGGCTCAGAAATGTCCTATTGCCTGACAAGTGTGAAGGTCTGTCTGCAAAACAGAAAGGGATGGGGCGGTACTATCGAAAAAGCTCACCTACAGCCGCCCGGCGGCAACGGTGGAGCGCACAACAAATGAACGAATCACCTGCAACTCTGAGCGGAGAGTCGGGGCGGCTGTTAGGTACAGCGCCCTTGTTAGCCTGCTTCGATTTCAATGAACATCCCGGCTGGCGAGCCAACCCGGACAAGACAATCGGGGTGACGTGGGATGGCTGGTGCTCACGCTGCGGATTCCGAATCGAGAACGCCCGCTTCGATAGCGGAAAAGGACTCGGCATCACCGGTAATGGTCGGCGGCTGGCATCGTGTGTAAGTCGGCGAACCATAGACGGCGAAATTTTCACCAGTAACACATCAAAAATCTTCTGCTCGGCCTGCGTGCCAAGCCTACTTGGAAATGCACACGACTAAGCAGGCTAACATAGGACTCAGAATACGAGTTACAGAAGTTAGTAATGCGGAGTAGAAAGCTCTTGACATTTGCCACAAATTCAATATAATGGTTCACGTAAGATAAATTTTGGTTGATGAAAAATTTTGAATGAAAATGCAGTTTGGTAGATACTTATTGATAGTATGATAGTGCGATCACAACATAAATGGTATAGACTCTCGGGCGATTTGACGCTCAATGCAAAGAGTGTCATTATTAATGATCGCCCAGAACCAGAAGGCTCTTGATGTAATGTAATCACATACTTACACCCAAGAGCCGACCAAAAGGTCGGCTTTTTTGTTGTAAAAAATAAGAATTTTGCAGAATAGGGTAGCGGTGGTTTTATTAAGACCTGTAAGTTTTTCCATAAAAAAACTTCGATGCGTTCAGTAGGGAATAAGCGATGAACTTTGAAGCTACGTGAGCGGGTGATTAATGATCGTTGGCAAACGAGAAACTCACCCTTTGTGTTGATAGTAGATTTATTATTGACACGAGATTAGAAACATGGTCGGAGTGGGGACTTTTGAACCCTACTTATATAAAAATATGTTAAAATATATTTGAGTTTGGTCTGTCTCACCACTCTATATTAAAAATGAAAACTATAACATTAAAGTGTGCCGAATGTGAAAATGATTTTTTAAAAAATACATATCAATATGCTAAAGATTTAAAGCGGGGACAAAAAACTTCTTTTGTTCCCCAAAATGTTTAGGTATGTGTTTCAAAAAACTAATGGCACTAATAATTTGTTAAAATACAACGTCGAAAAGCCGTGCTGTTTGAGGTGCAAAAAAGAATTAACATATGATCAATTTAAAAATAAAAGTAGATATTGTAGTCGCTCGTGTTCGGCCACCGTATTAAATCGTGGCGTGCTAAAAACGGATGAAATTAAAAAGAAGATATCGGCGTCTAATAAAAAGGCGGCTATTTTAATGTATACTTAATTTATATACTTCGGTAATTCAATTGGTAGAATACGATCCTTTTAAGATCGGAGTTGTGGATTCGAGTTCCACCCGGAGTACCAATTTTAAATCCCGCATTATGCTACTAAGGACGTAGCGCCGACTGTAAATCGGACACATTTATGTTGAGTAGGATCAATACCTACATGCGGGACCAATTTACCCTGAAGGAGATATGTAGTGAATGTCGGCAGACATAATTCCGAAAACATATTGGGAAATTCGGGCGATAATATAGCTATAAAATCTTACGCAAAAAGATGGCATACTATATTGTCGTATTTATTTGTAATAGGAGTCTGATGTAATTGGAAGCATAAAAATCTCCAAAATTTTTTGTGCCGATTCGACTTCGGCGGCTCCTGCCATTTTATTTAGAAACGAAACTTGTTAGCTGATAACATCGATTGTGTGGTATGTCCGATCTAACTGCCGTAATACGTCGGTCTAGGACAAGTCGCCTTAGAGAAGCGACGGTAATGTCGGCATTCTAAATAAAATTTATATGTTTATATAGATTAGTGGTAGATCCTCTGTCTTTCCAACAGATGGCCCGAGTTCGATTCTCGGTATAAACACCAACAAATTCATAATATTGAAAAATCAAAGTGAAATCGTCGGTTCGCTTATATGCATACTATGAAGCGAATTGCAAAGACATCTCTTACTAACGTGGATGAAATTGACTATTCCAAGCCCATAAATTATTATCAGAAATTGATGAGAATTAGAATGAACAGCGCCATCCCCACCGCTTCGCAAGTATTTTGCGAGGAAAATATAAATAAGTTCGAAATTATTTATATGATTACGAAGAGTACCGCCAACTTATGCGTGATCCGTATCGGTCGTAAACCGAGAGCGGAAGAGTGACAAGCATGGAGAGACAGCACCAATCTGTTTGCGTATAGCACCGAAAAACGATACGTTGTGTAAACGCATTTCAACCGCCGTGTTGTCGATAATTTAAAATCTAAAATAAACCCACTTTAGGGTTCAATGCCAAGGAGAAGTCTGGCTCGGCGATATTTTTATGGTATCTGTAGCATAATTGGTAATGCCCCGGATTGTGAGTCCGGCAAAAATAATGCGGATTCGAATTCCGTCAGATACCCCAATTAATTTAATTCTATTTGATAAAAAATCTAATAATATAATAATTTAATTGGTGCTTACTTTAATTGGTAATGAGGCGACACTGTTAATGTCGTGTATCCGGCCACCACACCGTATGGAAGTTCGAGTCCTTCCCTGTCAGCCAATTTTAATGGGCATATAATAGCACTGTCTTCTAAACAGTAATGCGTATAATTGGATTAATGAGAGTTCGAGTCTCTCTATGCCTGCCAAATTTAATATCAATCCATCGGTATTAATGGGTCTATAAGTCAAGCGGTAGACTGCAACTCTCTTAAAGTTGCGATTTCGGTTCGAATCCGAATGGACCCACCATTTAATTCCCCATTCGTATAACGGCCATTACTTTCGGCTTTGGACCGAAAAATCTCTGTTCGATTCGGAGATGGGGAGCGTGTTATAGTTTTATATATTTTGTAATACAAGCGGCAATTCGCTCTGTTAAGTAGCGGTGGTTCCAACCATCAAAACTGACGAATGACAACTTGAAAGTAAGTGCCATTTAAATAGAAAAGAGTATATTAGATTGATGAAAATGCGGCACTTTCAATTCCACTCTAGCACAACGGTCGTGCGACGTGCTGTTAACACGTAAGATCTCCGTTCGAATCGGAGGGGTGGAGCCATTTTACATAATCAGGCGACCGTGAAAAGTCATCCCGATACAAAAGAGATTAGGGATTGGTAAAACGAGGAATCCCCTCCACTTAATCATTGTCGCCAAAATGAATAATATGATTATGTGAAAATTTTAATACGTACAACAGATTCTTATTCAACATACAACATACAACTAGTTAAAACGTTGAAAAGTTAGTATACTAAAGCCGATAGACAAATAATGCGAGTATGAAGGTTAGATTCTTTCCCTGCCCACCAAGGGGGCAGGTAGACATAATGACAATGTCCGAGCATTTATGGGAACGCTTCGTGAAATCCGGCATAAATTTAATAATAGCAATAGTCCTGTAACACAGTGGCAGTGCAGTCGTCCGATTAACGACCTACCTCAGTTCGATTCTGAGCAGGACTACCAATATTATTACAATAGTATTGGGCAATTAAAAAATAGTTGCATTTGATGGCATTACTAATATTTATCAGTATGACATCTAAATTATTCGAATGCATTTCTGAGAATAAATTTCGCTTATCGAAAGATAATGAAACGTTGTATAGAAAAACTATTATTAAAATGGCGACGAACATTGCCAAGGAGTTGTGGGGAAAAGATGTGATAGTTAATTATCACACAGGTGATGGCGTTGATATTTTTCACTTCGAGATTACAAAACCGGAACAACAGGATGGTTCGAAAAATCAAAATCATCCCGATATGGGAGGTTCGTGGAACGACTTTGAGACGAGGTTTGCAGATAAAGGACCGGGCGATTCGTTCTATAATTTTTTGACCGGTGGGACTTCATCCGCTAAACCATTTAATAAATGGCTGAGGTATTATAAAAAACGATGGGCGTGGAGCGAGGCATATAGCAGTATGCCATATACTTTTATTAAAACATTTGACAATTCGAAATTGAAAGCGAAGCTCGGTATTAAAAATGCCGAATATTAAAACTTATAATATAAGTGGAGATATTCATTAGATATTCATTATAATATGGAAGAGCAATATAAAATTGATCGGGAAGTCGCATATGTTGCGGCTGGCATAACAAAAGACGTTTTGGCAGAAGCACTATGGGAATATGTGTTTGGTCAGCAGGATTCTAGTAAATCTACGTGTGATAGTATTCAAGCCAAACGTATGGAAATTAAAACGCTTTATCCCAAGCCGGATATCTCAAGTCGGACTGATTAATTTAACGGAATGTAGCCTAAAAGTGAGGCACCTGTTTTGGGGACAGGATCAAGTGGGAGCATTACCCATCATTCCGAGGACACAGTGTATTATACCTTCTCGTGGTTGTGTCTGAGTAATGCTAAAATAATACAGATTATGGATCAATGACTTTATATCCATTGTGAAGCAATACCTTTTTACAAAAAGAAAAAAATTCAGTAGGAATCATTCCATTTTTAGATATATTTGCCTGCCGAGTCGTCAATCCACAATTTTCCAATGTCGATTTTCCTCACTCGGTTTCTTACTGCTTCTTTTGCGCTTGGGGTTAAATGATAGCGAACAGTGCTTTTGACACAACCAATTTCATCGGCAATTTTTGATTACTCCAAGTTGGAAACTGACGTTTCATATCTATTATTTTTTTCTTTTATATTCATAGGAATAAATATATGGACAAAACATCAGACATAAATGTTTCGTCCACGATAACCATTTTGAGATCCGAACGGCAATCAAAATTCACATGTTAAATGAAAATGCGGATCTCGGTCTTATTACGCTAGTAGGGAAGTAACCATTCTATATGAATGGCCTAGATGCGAAAACATTGCTTAGACCTCCACGAAAGTGGATTGGCGGCTCCCTGCGGCACAGTAATTTAAGATGCGGACAGCAATAAAATAAATTTATTATTGGAAATAAAAAAACGCATCTTGTTATCAGGATATAGTTCAGCTTAGTAGAACGCCAGTCTGGGGGGCTGGAGGTCATGGGAGCGAAGCCCATTATCCTGACCATTACATTTCGACGATAATTATTTAACTACCCCGCACGCAATTTTGCATCGTTTCTTCCCCACGCAAGGTTTATTTGTTATTTTGCAAATAAAGCAGGGCGAATAACAAGGCATGTCATCGTTTAGTTTAGTTATTTCTTGTTTTAATTGTTCGATTTCTTTATTTTTCTCGTGATTTTTGAAAATCGACAAGAACAACAAACCGCCAAATATAGTTCCCATTGTGATTATTAATGTCATAATTATAAATATAATAAGTTTATGGGACGGCGCAACAATTAACAAATATTCGCATTTGGATGGAGTTGGAATATCTATTTATACGTATGCAATTAAACGAAGGACCAATTTTAATTTCTGACGAAGATAGAAATATCATATCGAAATATATTAAAGATATGAAATCCAAGGTGGATGCTTTATTAAAAAGAAAACGAGGCATTCGGGAGAGGGATCTTTGCACTATTTTTCAGAAAATATCGGATGCGTCGAAATATAATTTATTTCCATTTGAAATTCGCTATGAATATGAACAATTTGGGGGAATGAGTGCTTGTTATTATAAATCCACGAACACGGTTTATATGAACTTGGCATATATTGTTGATATAAAATCGTCCGACGATGATCCATATTGGGGACTTCCCGTAGTAGAATCTGTTAATTTTAAAAAATTCACGGAACTGTTTGCTCATGAATTTATTCATTATATTCAACACGTTAGACGACAAGAAAAATCGGGAGAGTATGAAATTCCCGATACGTGGAATGATCGGGATAAATACTGGAAAAGGCCGTGGGAGCAGCAAGCACACGCAATTGAATATTTGGAAAAATTAAAACACGACTTAAAAATTAAAAAGCCCGGAGAAATTTTAAGCCAATTGAAAAAGATGGGAGTTCTTCATAGAGTGGATTTGGATCAATTAAAGAAGTCGGATTATAAGTCGTGGAAGGCAATTATGAAGCAAGCAATAATGACTGCTCTTGCCGATATGGAGGGCGATGAAAGTCTCCCTTGGCAAAAAAGAAAATTGCCGTGATGTATAACATAATTTAAAACCCCATACGCTTGAAATGATTGCAAGCATTTCGGACAAAGCGCATCACTTGGGGTTATTTGACGACAGCAATGCACGTCAAGTTGTTGTTGGAACTTGTCCTTTCAATGACGATTCATTTGTAGATATAAGATGGGATCGCAACAAATATAAATTTATATCTTTTTTATGATAGGTATGGTCGTATGTTGTGAATGCTCCCCTACCCTAAAGGGATAGGGGCTTCTATGTTTCTTTTGGAAGCAAAAGAGTCCATTCCGACTCTTAAAATGTTTCTTGCGGCATTCAAATCTCGTCCAATATTCAATCCACAAACATTACATTTGTGTTGTCTATCGGAGAGTTCTTTCTTAACAATGCTGCCACATCCAGAACACATCTGACTCGTATAGGCAGGATTTACGTCCACCACTTCACAGCCAGCCTCTACCGCTTTACTATGTAGCATTTGTCTAAACGTAGTCCATCCTGAGTCCAATATGCTCCTATTCAAACTTCGCCAGTTGTCATTCAACATCTGACTTGGTTTAATATCCTCTACACAAACATGAGAGTATTCGGTTACGAACTTCTTGCTCAACTTGTGTAGGAAATCTTTCCGTTGGTTCTTAATCTTACAATGTATTTTTACCAACGTATTCTTCACTCTAACCTTCTTTAGGTCGTCTTTAGGTTTAGTTTTCAACTCCGAATACTTTGCTTGTGTTTTGGAAAGTTCCTCTTGGGATTGCTTTAAGAAGTGAGGATTAGAAATGGTAGCACGGCAGCACATACGCTGACAGATTGGTTCGAGTCCAAACGATTGATGTAGTAACTTTATTAATAAAACTCTGATAGGCGCAGTGTACAAGGCGGAACATATAGTGAAATCCAGAAATATTTTTGAGCGTAGCTCAGTTGGTAGAGCAGACACTCCGTTATCCGGTAAAAGACACCTAAAAAGGACGGAGGTTCAAGCCGTTGGTTCGAGTCCAACCGCCCGATTATATTCGTTCCTTAGTTGAGTGGCCCAACGATGTTTTGATAAAGCATTAACACTGGTTCGATTCCAGTAGGAACGACCACAATTTAAAAAAGGGCAGATTATTAATGCAGGAGAAGCTCAATCGGATGAGCAAACGCTTGCGAAGCGTGAGGTTGGTGAGTTCGAATCTCCCGTCCTGTACCAAATTTAACACCATATGATATCCGTGCAAAGCGGGTAAAGTTTGTGGATCTTTTAGTGTAACAGTAGTATATTATGGGGGAGAAGAAGAAAATCCACTTTATGGGGATGTAGTATAAAGATGTAAATAATGCGCTTAAGAGAACTTCGAACTACGAGTAATCATCTAGTCTCGCCATCTCCGCCAATTTTAATAGTTTAAATGCTATTTATAGTTATGATAAAATTAAAAGAACTGATAGAGATGATTTTTGATTCTGAAAGTGTTCCGCCCATCTTGTATCATGGGACATTTAATAAATTAACCAATAAAATAAAGAAACATGGGCTAGTTCCGGGAGGAAGGGAAATTCAAAATTTTTCCGGAATAGAAGGGGGGGTTTATTTAGGATTAAATCCCGAGTATGCTGTCAGTATGGTAGAGGCGAGCGAAAATGATAGCATTCCTCCGAAATGGTTTGATGACATCGCCATCATCGCAATAAATACATCAAAGATAGATTTATCAAAATTGGATATTGATCCGAATGTACTTCCACAGGAGGATGAATATGATGATGATATTCCGGCAGATGATACAGTATATTCATTCATATATCGTGGGATAATTTCTCCAGATGCTATAATAAGCATCGACAGATATAGTTCATAGTTAGTTTTAAAAATGATCAAACATTTTGAAGATTGTGAATCGGCGAGATATTTATATATTGTATAGAATACAATTAAATATATGGCTAATATCAAAATCTCACAATTGTCGAATGCGAGCACGTTAAATGGTTCCGAACTATTGGAATTAGTTCAGAGTAATGGCTCTGTAAAGACTACTGCCGCCAGTATAGCGGCCATTTCCCAATCATGGACGGGTAGCAGTGATGGTAATATCTATAGAGCCGGCGGAAATGTTGGCATTGGAACGACCACTCCTGTAAAGCGATTAGATGTGACTGGTGATATTCTCTTGACTGGATATTTGGTTAATACTGGCAGTGCGCCAGCAAATTCAAATTTTGTCGGAAAGAATGCAGGAATAAATGCGCCGGGAGCAAACGATTCGAATTTCTTGGGATATAAGGCAGGAAATGGAGCAACAAATGCAAATGCCTCAAATTTCTTTGGATATAATGCAGGAAATGCCGCAACAGATGCAAATTATTCGAATTTCATTGGAAAGAATGCGGGGGGTGATGCGACGAATGCGAATAGATCCAATTTTTTGGGATATAATGCGGGGGGTGATGCGACGAATGCAAATTATTCGAATTTTCTTGGATTTTATGCGGGAAATTTCGCAACGAATGCAAACAATTCGAATTTTCTCGGATATAATGCAGGAAATGCCGCATCACATGCGAACCATTCCAATTTCTTTGGATATAATGCAGGAAATGCCGCATCATATGCGAACAATTCCAATTTCTTTGGATATAATGCAGGAAATGCCGCATCATATGCGAACAATTCCAATTTCTTTGGATATAATGCGGGATATAATGCTCTATATGCCACAAGATCGAATTTCTTCGGTCTTAATGCAGGATATGGTGCAACACATGCTCATTTGTCCAATTTCATTGGATATAATGCGGGAAATGCTGCAACAGATGCCCGGCAATCGAATTTCATTGGACAGGGCGCTGGAGCAAATGCAACATATGCGAGTAAATCCAACTTCCTCGGAGATGGGGCGGGATATACAGCCACAAATGCGAATAGATCCAATTTCTTGGGATATCACGCCGGGCTAAATGCAACAAATGCGAATAAATCTAATTTCTTGGGATATTACGCCGGGCTAAATGCAACATATGCGAACAATTCCAATTTCTTGGGATATAAGGCAGGAAATGGAGTAACATATGCGAATAAATCTAATTTCTTTGGTAATAATGCGGGAAATGGAGCAATAAATGCAGATAATTCAAATTTCTTGGGATATAATGCAGGAAATGAAGCAGCAAGTGCAAATAATTCAAATTTCTTGGGATATAATGCGGGATTGGGCGCAACAAATGCAAACAGTTCGAATTTCTTTGGATATAATGCGGGATTGGGCGCAACATATGCAAACAGTTCGAATTTCTTTGGATATAGTGCAGGAAATGGAGCAACAAGTGCGAATAATTCTAATTTCTTGGGATATAATGCAGGAAATGGAGCATCAAGTGCGAATATTTCGAATTTCTTGGGATATAATGCAGGAAATGGAGCAACATATGCGAACAATTCCAATTTCTTTGGATGTAATGCAGGAAATACCGCAACAAATGCGAATAATTCTAATTTCTTGGGACATAATGCAGGACGTGCAGCAACAAGTGCGAACAACTCGATTTTCATCGGAAATAATGCAGGCAAAGACGACACGGTAAATAATACCGGTGGCAAATCATCCATATTAATTGGCGATTATACATTTACAAGTGGCAGTAGTGATAGTATTGCAATAGGTAAAGGAACTTCAAATAGTACCAACAATCAATTTAATATTGGCAATGTATTGTATGGATTAAACATATATTCGGGATCAACTGCAACAGCAATGCCTCAATTGAACGGTAAAGTGGGTGTAGGAATAAATACGCCTACCGCCACATTACACGTAAATGGAAATATTTCGGCATCTGTAATAGAAGCCATAAATATCAGTGGTTCTAGTGCCGTATTGAATGTATTATCGATATCGTCTTCTACAACTATTCCTGCCATAAATATTAAAGGTTCTTTGGCCAGTGATTTGCCGACGTTTTCATCGGAATTTTTATCGGGCGGAACGTGGACTTCTGCTAGTATTGATACGTGGACGGGTAATTATGCTGTGGGATTTACTCATATATCGGCATCTAATAATACATCATCATTATCTCATTCGGTTGCTGCTGTTAACAGTACAAAATATCAAATAAATTATACCGTTTCAAATAGAACTCTTGGGTCATTTATTCTTATGTTTGGAGGTTATGTTTCCAGTGCAATAACTGTCACGGGCAATGTGGGACCGACTTCTACTGCTACCAATCAATTAACATTAACACCGACGGCAGATTTCAATGGTACTGTTGCTATTAGCATTAAATCTATAACAGCAGGATTAATGCCCGTTGCAAGTTATGCCGATTCTGCCGGTGTGGTGGGCATTGAAATTAGAATTCCAAGTGGAAGTTCTAATAATACGTTTATTGGAAAAAACTCGGGACAATATAACACAAATGGTTATAATAACAATGCTATTGGATATAATGCACTTCGAAATAACACAACTGGCAATTATAACAATGCTATTGGAGTAAATGCACTTTATTCTACCACAACTGGCAATTATAACAATGCTATTGGAGGATCTGCACTTCAAACTAACACAACTGGTTATCAGAACAATGCTATTGGAGGATATGCACTTTATTCTAACACAACTGGTTATCAGAACAATGCTATTGGATATAATGCGCTTCAAACTAACACAACTGGTTATCAGAACAATGCTATTGGAGTAAATGCACTTCAAACTAACACAACTGGTTATCAGAACAATGCTATTGGAGGATATGCACTTTATTCTAACACAACTGGTAGTAATAACAATGCTATTGGAGGATATGCACTTTATTCTAACACAACTGGTTATCAGAACAATGCTATTGGAGGATATGCACTTCAAAATAACACAACTGGTTATCAGAACAATGCTATTGGATATAATGCGCTTCAAACTAACACAACTGGTTATCAGAACAATGCTATTGGAGTAAATGCACTTCAAACTAACACAATTGGTAATAATAACAATGCTATTGGAGTAAATGCGCTTCGAAATAACACAACTGGTTATCAGAACAATGCTATTGGAGGATATACACTTTATTCTAACACAACTGGTTATCAGAACAATGCTATTGGAGGATCTGCACTTCAAAATAACACAACTGGTTATCAGAACAATGCTATTGGAGGATATGCACTTTATTCTAACACAACTGGTAGTAATAACAATGCTATTGGAGTAAATGCGGGTAGATATATTGGTGTTGGAACTACTCCGAATTATTCTGGCAGTAATGGGGTATTTTTGGGACATGATTGTCGGCCATTACTTGATAATGGTACAAATGAGATTGTCATTGGTTCGACGGCAGTCGGCAATGGATCGAATACTGTTACTTTGGGCAATGATTCAATTGCCGATACCTATCTCAAAGGCAAAGTAAATATTACCAATGTCGCAACCAATCAATTAAAGATTGGATATAATACCAGTAATTATGTTACTACTACCGTAGGTTCAAATGGCAATACTACCATCTCTGCCTCCGGCACAAATCCAACCGTAACAATATCTAATCCGTTAATAACTACTGCTATCAACAGCAATAATGTGACGTGTTCCGTTGGACTTATAATACCAACCACGGCCGGAATTCCGAGCGGCACACCAATGGCGGGCACAATGATATACAACACCGGATCAAATTTAATGTATATTTTTAACGGATCTACGTGGAAATCGGCATCATTTGCATAAACAATTTGGATTAATACTACAATATCTGAACAATCAACAGAAAGAAGACAAATATTATGGCAATTCAACCAAGTGAAATCGGAATTATACCGGCAGTCGAGGCAAAAACTTTTGATAAATATTGGATGCAGAATTTAATTATAAGTGCTCCATCTTTAACCGATAAGGCAGAAGTGGTTGCTAAATTAGTACCTTACAACTCGACTACGGGCGAGATGTTTACTAATAATACTGTTACTTTGGTTATAGATGATATATTAACTAAAGCAATGGCAGATGCACCGTTAGCATTTACTATCAATAACATTTTCACAGAAATCGATAGACAAGCAAAATTGCAGGATTTAATTTAAGACATTGGAGTTATGAGTCCATTTTTTAATATGCGGAAAAACGTGGCTAATCAAACGCAAGTTTGCGAATTTTAATATTTAAGACAAACTCGATTATAGTTATTCTTATAATAAATTGGACGGTGATAGAATCATTAAAATTTTTAAAAATATCAGAGTAAAAATTACTCTACAGAAGCTCAGATGTTGGGGCAAGTGAAAATTTGCCTATGTTAATGTGTAAGCGACCCATGTAGTTTAGTATAAGAAAATTAAAAATAAGGAAAGTAATATGCCCATAACGCCATCAACACAGATCGTAATACCTGCGATAGAATCTAAAACAGCAGACAAGTATTGGATTACAAATTTAAACATTCAGGCTCCATCGGTAAGCAATAAGATTGCATTAAATTGCACCTTGGTGCCCTACAATTCTACAACCGGAGAAATGTTTAGAAATTTGAGTAAGCGATTCACTATGCCCGACGTATTTGAAGTAGCATCTACCGACCCCGCAGTGGCAGCAACTATTGAAGCATTATTTGCTCAAATCGACAGACTTGCAAAAGCGGACGGATTGATTTAAATTATAAATTGTTATAATTATGAGACATTATTATTTTCTGGCAGGATTGCCACGGACGGGGTCTACTTTGTTGGCTAGTATATTAAATCAACATCCCGAAATATTTGCATCGGGGACCAGTCCATTGGTGGAATTGTTGACCGGTTTGTCAAAAGTTATAGATTCGAATAGAACACTTTATAATATCCCTGTAGAACAGGAAATGCAGATATACAGGGATATGTTCGGCTCATTCTATCAATTTTCAAATAAAAAATATATTTTTGATAAGCATAGACTGTGGCCAAAGCTGATCCCAGCATTACAGAATCTCGGAATTAAACAGCCGAAGATGATAGTTACATTAAGACCCGTACCTGAGATTATTGCATCATACATTACACTAATTAATAAAAATCCAAACCATCCCAATTTTATAGATGAGTTGTTGACACATAGAAATATTGCTATTAATACTACTAGTAGAGCTATGACGGCGTGGATTGATTATATTGCAGTTCCCCATAAAGTAATGGTGGATGCTATTGCAAGCAATCGGGAAAATTTATATATTGTTCAATACAATGATATCATAAGTAATCCCACTAAAGTGTTGGATTCGTTGTGTGATTTTTTTGAAATTGGAAAATATAACAATTACAGTTTTTCAAACATTATAAATCCAAATGTAGAGCGTGATGAAGATGGATGGAAATTGAAAGATTTACATAAGATTCGTCCACAGTTGGAAAAGACAAGTAAGCCACCCGAAGAAATTATTGGAAAAGAATTGACAGATTATTTTAGTCAGTTTAATATTGTGGCAAACTCAAATTGATTCTATGGGCGTGTGGACGAAAGTAGGAGCAATAGTTTCAAAAAATATTGTCCTTGAGAGTGCGAATCATCCTCGCCACTAATAAATAGTTGATTGCAAGTTCCAAATAAATAAAAAATGTGTTACCAATTGAGAAAGACACGATATATTTATGTTCATAGTAATAACGCCTACCATTTAAATAACATATATGACTTCAGCAGATATTAAATCTATTGTTAAGGAAGAAATTGCAAGGGCAACTCTTAACGAATCATTAGTGAGTTTAGATTATCTTCACGATAATGTATCTACTTCAACTATAGCTGGAAAGTCGTGGTATAAATTAATATCTGGACTCGAGTCGGTTATTAATGAAGTAAAAGATTTTAATGATCAGTTTTTATCGTCTCGGCACGGACCATTGCCGAATACTCGGACAGCATTGATTCAACTTCAAATGATTGTTAAATCATTGGAAAGCGTCAAGCCAACTATTATTGGTATGGATGATATTGAGAGACGTGATGTTTAATATAGCGGTTTGAACATAATGGACACGTAATGGCGCTGTCTTCGAAACAGTTTGCGCATAATTGGAATTATGAGAGTTCGAGTCTCTCCGTGTCTACCAATATTTATCTGGCTCGGGCAGGTGGGGTCACATTGCATCGGACTGAAAATCCGACTAACGGAGTTCGACTCTCCGGGGCCAGGCCATTCTCGTTTAATTAAAAAAAGTTGTAACGGTGTCAAATTTCAAGTATTATTGGGATATGTTACACCCATTCTTTTCATATTTTGGCTCCAAATATAGATTAGCAAAATATTATCAGGAGCCTCAATATGATGAAATCATAGAGCCGTTTGCAGGTTCGGCAGGATATGCGCTAAAATATCCTGATAAGAAAGTTACCTTATATGAAGTGTATGATCCGATTGTAGAATTGTGGGATTATTTAATACGAGTATCGGAAGCTGAAATCCTCTCCTTACCTTTGGGTCCATTTGATAAGGATCATCCCGTGGAAGCCGAAGTTGATTGCATTCCTGCTAGAACATTATTGGGATTTTGGCTGACAGAAAGCCAGACCAGTGCGTCACGATATCCATTTTCTAAATCTCGTGGCGGAAATTGGACCGAGCGGAAACGTCAGATGATTGCACGCCAATTGATATTTATACGACATTGGAAAATAGAAAAATGTTCATTCGATCAAATCCCAAACAGACGTGCAACATGGTTCGTAGATCCACCATACGAAGAAGCGGGGAGTAGATATCGGCACAATAAAATAGATTACACACGATTGGGCGAGTGGTGCAAATCTTGTGAAGGGCAGGTAATAGTCTGCGAACAGAATCACGCAAAATGGTTGCCATTCGAACATCTCAGACTTGGGCGAAATGCTAGTAATAAGGATTACCGAGAACTCGTGTGGTATAAAAAAACAGACATATGATTTTGAGAATGTGAGAGGTTTTCTATATATTTATAGCTATGAAAATAGCTTTTTATAAAGGACATACGATCATAGATAAAATAATCTTGTTTTTCTCCAGAGGAGGATATAATCACGTTTCTATCGTGTTGGATGATGGCAGAATTATAGAAGCATATCCTTTTAAAGGAGTCAGAGTCAGAAATGATATTTTCGAGTCGATGCATCCAAAAACTGCAATTGATATTTTTGAAGTTTATACGACCCCGGAACAAGATGAAATCATCAAAGATTTTTTAATGAACCAAATTGGGAAAAAATACGATTATCATTCAGTATTTGGATTTGTTTTTTACACAACTGAAGAGGGGCGGCGTCAGTCGGGAAGATGGATGTGCAGCGAATTAGTATTTGCTGCTTTTAAACAAGTAGGTATAAATTTATTGGAACGAGTCGATGCGTGGAAAGTGTCGCCTACAATATTATCGTTTAATCCAAATATGAAATTTATATCGTCTGCTACAAGTTAGATGCTTACAGCTAACAAATCGCTTATAACACTGCTATGCGTTGGTTCGAATCCAACTCTCTCCGCTATGGAGAGATCGCCAAGAGGAAAGGCAGCGGTTCCCGAAAGGGAAGCAAAAACGGCATCTAGTTTTAAATAATTAATATAATTATGAGATCATTTTTTATTTTATTATTAATAGTTTTGGTAACGGGGTGTTCTTCTATATCTTCGCTAACTCCTGAAGAACGGGAAGAGCGCCAACGATTAATTGACCAGTGGAATATACCATACGAAAATCCGTGGTTCAATGCCCCGTAATATTCAGGGTGTAGTGTAGTGGCAACACACTTGCGTCGGAGGCAAGAGACCATGAGTTCAAATCTCATCATCCTGTCCATTGATTGTATGCCTTTGTGGTGTAATTGGAAAACACAAAACATTTAGACTGTTTTTTTGCAGGTTCGAATCCTGCCAGAGGCACCCTAGATTGTTAAAAAACACGCTTGACTTTGAAGGTGGTATTAGGTATATTAGCCTTCCAATAGACGAAGTATCCTTCAAATGACTGAGGGACTTTATAACAATTCAAATAAAATAAGTTATGCCAGATATTAGAGATAGAGATCGAGATCGTAACGACGTGATTTTAATGCCACGTCAATATGCAATAGTCAAAGATACCACCAAGGGGAATCTTATTGTTAACGTTGGACCGATGAAGGTAACAGTATCCGAAACTGATCGGCTCATGGTACCTGATCCCAGAAACCCAAGTTTACTCGTTGGATCTGGCAATCAAGATGCTGCAATTCTTCCATACGTCGATGTAGGAGAGTCGGATTACGTTGTGTTAAACAATCCTCCGAAGGATGTCGCATCCATTCTCAAGCCTCGCACACAAAATGATATGGTGGAGTTGTCATTTGGTCGAAAGGTTAATCTTCCCGGCCCAATTTCATTTCCGTTATGGCCATTCCAATATGTGGATGTCATTAAAGGACACCAATTACAGACCAATCAATATTTGGTCGTTAAGGTTATTAATGATGTTGAAGCTCTTGTTAACTGGAGTAAAAGTATTGTCAAGACTGCCGAGGCAGAGCAAGCAAGTAAAGGCATTCCACGCCCAACATCATTATCCATCGGACAATTGATTATTATTAAGGGTACTGAAGTGTCATTCTACATTCCGCCGACGGGATTGGAAGTTGTAAAGGATGATAATGGCCAATATGTTCGTGATGCTGTTACACTGGAACAACTGGAATATTGTGTGCTTGTAGATCAAAACGGACAGAAGCGATTTGAGCAAGGACCGAAGGTTGTGTTTCCAACTGCAAGTGAGGAATTTGTAATGGACGAGAAGTCTATCAAATTTAAGGCGACGGAATTAACCGAAATTTCAGGGTTACATATTAAGGTAACTGCTCCTTATACCGAAACCGGAGTGGATTACAAGGTTGGAGACGAATTGTTCCTTACAGGGAAAGAAACGCCAATTTATTTCCCTCGTGCTGAACACGCCATAGTTCGATATGGCGATAAAACTAAGCACCATGCAACGGCTATACCTAAAGGTGAAGGTAGATATGTGATGAACCGCATCACGGGCGATATTCATCTGGTGCGTGGCCCGAAGATGTTACTTCCAGATCCTCGCAAGGAAGTCCTCGTCCGCAGAATTTTGTCTGACAAGCAAACAGAATTGTGGTATCCGGGTAATTCCGAAGCAATCCAAGTAAATAGGACTCTAGTAACCGAAGCTCTTCGTCGAGGCACTGCGTCGGGCAATTTCTTGGAAAAAAGTGCGTCAACTTCATTATCATTTGCAGATAGTACGATGGTCGATACTTCGGTACTGATGTCGTACAGTCCGGCGGCGAACAGGTCCAATTCTCCAACTACTTTGGTTGGAGAATCTGTAAAGCGCAGTGATACGTATACTCCACCACGTCAAATTGTACTGGACACTAAGTATGAAGGTGCAGTGCAAGTTGATGTTTGGACGGGGTATGCTGTTCTAATTGTAGATAAGAGTGGAAATCGAGAGGTTGTGGTTGGTCCACAAACGGTATTGTTGGAGTTTGATCAAAGCTTGTCGTCTATGGAATTGTCTTCTGGCAAGCCCAAGACTACGGATAAGTTGATTAAAACCTCATATCTCCGGGTTTTGAACAATCAGGTTTCAGATGTTATTTCTGCAACGACGGCTGATGATATATCGGTACAAATCAAAATCTCATACCGGGTGAATTTCCTCATCGCAATGAAGGACAAGTGGTTTGATGCCGAGAATTATGTCAAGCTTCTATGTGATCATACTCGCAGTAAGATTCGCAACGTTGTGAAGAAGAAGGGTATTCAAGATTTCCAAGATAATTATATCGATCTTATCAGGGATACTATTCTTGGTCTGCCATCAGGAGAGGGCGAAAGTCGCAAGCCTCGTCCCGGGCTTACATTTGCAGAAAATGGCGCACACATCTATGATGTTGAATTGCTCGGACTAGATATTGGCGATAGAAATATTGCAGAGCAATTGCAACAAGCGCAGCGGCAAACAATCGCAGATTCGCTGAAGCTTGTTTCTAGCAAGCGTCAATTGGAGCTCTCAAAGGAGCACGAACACATCACTCAGCAATTGCTTGAAGTGCAAGCGACCACGAAGATTCAAAGTGCGCAATTGCAAAAGCAAGTAATGGATGCTCAGGCTTCTCTTGAAATGGTGCGACTCCAACAATCGGCGGCTCAACAAAAGGCAACACAAGCCCTTGAGGCCGAACGCCAAGTTTCGATTGATATTGCACATCGTGGAGACTTGGAACGTAGCAAATTGCTCGCAGAGCAAGATCTTGCTAAAAAGAAAGCAGAGTTGGAAATTAAATTGAAAGAATTGGAACAAGAGACTAAGAATCTGACTGAGCGTGCGGAGGCAGTTTCGCCCGATCTTATCGCAGCATTGCAAAGATTTAGCGATGCAGATTTGACCGCAAAAATGGCCGAAGCGATGGCACCTATGGGATTGTTGGGTGGTAAGAGCGTAGCCGAGGTTCTTGGTAAGTTACTACAAGGTACTGGTTTGGAAAAATTGGCAACTGGAGTTGCGCTCGGCGGACTTCCATCTGCACTTAGCAAAGGTCGCTAATCAATAGCGAAAATAATCGCAAATCTCCCGATATTGAAAGATATCGGGAGATTTTTTATAAAATGAGCAATATTTGCGTAAGATGTCCCGCCTCAACGTTTACCACAACAAAGTAAGCCAACAGTTCAATGTGGCGAGATGAAAAAGTTAATGAAGGCGGGCCAAGATCACAGAACAAATTGCGAAATTTGTAAAACCAATCATCCTCGGAGGGGTCAATTCGGTCCTCAAGGTCGTGGCCCGGGTGGAAAAGGTCAAGGTCGTGGTCCACAAGGTCCGCCTCAGCAGTAATTTTGGTGTTGACTTTATCGTGAGGCGAGATACAATATTGCCCACGATTAAATTGTAACCAAAAAATAAATTATGTTTGAAGCACTCTTAACATCTATTGCAGTCGGAACCGTATGGTTTTGGGTAATCCTCACATTTGCGAGCATTTGCATTATTGCGTGTATTGAAAATGAGCACTATCCAATTCCGAGTATTTTTGTAGGCATACTCGGTATGATATATTTGAAATCTATTATGGCCGTGCCAGTATCGCTTCTCGCTATTTTTATAGCGACATTTGCAATTCTGGGAGCGGCGTGGTCTGTATTTAAGTGGTTTAAGTTTGTTAATAGTCAATCCAAGTCATACATGGAGAAATATGGGGCCACTCTTACTGAAGGACAAATGGCCGATTTAAAAGGAGAAATTTCCGTATCAAACAATAAAAGTCATATTATTGGATGGATGGTATTTTGGCCGTGGAGTTTGTTGTGGACGCTGACGGGAGATTTCTTCAACACAATTTATGACACGCTGGCGAATGTATATCAGCGCATAACGGATCGCAGCGTCGGTAAATTTACAGTCAAGGGTCATGAACCAAGACAGGTTATCACAAATGATACCCGTAGTCTGCGGAGATAAGTTATAAATCACGCTCTTGTGCCAGAATTGGATATGGCTTTGTGTCCTAAACAAAAATATGAAGGTTCGAATCCTTTCAAGAGTGCCTACGAAATAAAATTTGACATTTTCTTCAAATGTGGTATATTTATTTTTGAGTATGATAAATACTCTCTATCTGTGCCTCGTGTGAGGGCAGATATAATTAACTGATAACATTATAGTTAAAGAAAGAAAAAAGTAACATATGAATAATAATCTAACTCGTTATGCCCCGCAGTCTCCCGCTTATAGGGATGAATTTCTCACTTCTATGGATCATGTATTTGATTCTGTTTTTCGAGAAATGTTTCCACAAACTACCAAGGAATTTCTTGGTTTAGATCCATTTACCAAAGGAGCATATCCCAAGGTTGATGTTCGAGATGGGGAGACTCAAGTAACCATTGAGGCGGAAGTTCCGGGACTTAAGAAAGAACAAGTAACGGTAGAAGTCCAAGAAGGCGTTTTGACAATTAAAGGTGATAAGCGAGATGAAAAGGCCGAAGAGAAGGCAAATACGTATCTTTTTAAAGAATTGAAGCGATCATCTTTTTCTCGGTCATTTACTCTATCCGATGGACTGGACAGTGCAAATATTAAGGCTAAATTCGAGAATGGTATTCTCGAAGTTGTAATTCCAAAGAAATCTCCAACACCACCTTCGGTGCGAAAAGTTAATGTGGAATAAAGCTTGATATTCAGACGAACACTTGCTATGTATTAGTAAGTGTTCATATGGCAAAGTAAGTAGTCGAGGTACTATCGCCGATTTGAAATCGGATGGCTCCCCTAAGACGGGAGTGGCGGGCGGGATGTCACTTTGCCGCCATTAATGCGGGATTACGTTAGCGGCTAGACTAAGACTCTTACACGGTCTCGGCGGGGGTTCGAGTCCCTCATCCCGCACCAATTACGGACAGAACCAAAATAAAAAAAATAAGAACGTCACATGATTGCCAATCCAATGAATTGGATAATTGGGCGTTCATCCCAACGGGGACTATTTTCGATGTGGTGGAATGGCAAGGAATAAATGGTCAGCTATGTCCTATTGTTAATGGAACGCCATTTGTAGATAGTGATATTTATTTTACAGATGGAGAATGGATTCCCGCCGATTTCAATGACGACTAACGGCAGATTAACCAGACGGGGTTCTGGAACTGTGTGCTAAACAGATTGCCCTCCTAAGACGAGGGTGGGGTTCGATTACTCAGTCTGCCGCCAGAGTTAGGAGACATTACTTAGAAATATGTCGCTCCTCATAGCCTAATGGCATATGATAAGGCTTCGCTTCTCGTGAGCCGGATTTAATCACGAGATATGGGCGATTATGTTAGTGGTAAACGGTAAGAATGACTTTCTTAAATGGATGGTTCGATTCCATCATTGCCCACCATTTCGGCAAACGATATACTATTTATTCGACGAAAGAAATCGGTTATGAGCAAATTACGAAGTATGAGCCGCAAATTGAAACTAGATAAAGTTCTTTTTGCGGAACGAGCTCAATATGAAAGAATTCAGTTAGCTCGACAAATTGTGAAGGAACGATGTGAAAAAGAAGCCGAATTCGCAAAGGATGTTCTTAAAGCTGTTGGAAAAAATCTCCCACAGGAGATCAAAGAAGTATGTGAAAAAACAATCGCCGATAACACGCCGCCCGCAGACGAAGCGAAAGCAAATACGTAAATGATAAGTTCAGCAGGACTTGACATTTTTGTAAAAAAGTATATACTGTAAAACATATGACACAAACTGAGAAACTTCAAGTTATTAACGAGCGCATAAAAGAGAAGCAATTAGAGTTCGACGCTGCGCATATATCGGCGATGGTAATTGCAGGCTATTTGGACGATCTTCATAACAAGGGTTATCTATGCAGTCCATTTGTAATAAATCCGACTGGATATGCAATCAAATCTATTTGTGAAGAATTGGATTGGCGACCTAGTGATGAAGATATTATAGCCATTGTTACAGAAATAATTGAGCCACACGAACGGGTAGCATTTGCTGCAATAATTAAACAATATCGGGATAATCGGGAGATACTCTTAAAAGAGTTAGCCGAATACTCGCAGGCATTGCGTGGCGATTCTACTACATCTTAAATATATTTATATTAACATGTTACTGTAGCCCAACTGGAAGGAGGCGCTTGCTTGAGAGGCAAGATAGTATGGGTTCAAATCCCTTCGGTAACACCATGTGGGGCCATCGTTCAACGGTAGGACATCGGTTTTGCAAGCCGAAGATAAAGGTTCGATTCCATTTGGCTCCACCATAAATTAATACGTTGGTGTGACTACGTATGAAACGTGGAATCGTCCTTTTAAGAAAAGAATGGAATTTCCATCATAATTTTTGAAATTGGGGTTGACATTTTCGTAAAAGTCGATATACTTATACATAGATTGTTGAAATATAGCAGATTGGAGAAATAGCGATCTCGTCTCGCTCATAACGAGAAGATACGTGGGGCAGAACCACGATCTGCTACCATAATTGCAGGATGTCAGAAGAAGTATCTGGGTCGGCTCATAACCGACTGCCGTCGTGCCTCGGGGCGTGCAATTCCCCCTCCTGCGACCGTTAGATGTGTACTGCAACAATAAATATACTGACTACGATCAGTACGAAATTCCGAAAGGGAGTCGTGGCGACTATAAAAACCCACATCTAGTCAAATTTCATTTGTGTCAAAGCGTATGAGGTAAGTAATACTCAAATAAACATCAAATGAATGCGGGGATATAGCTCAATTGGTAGAGCATCGATTCGGCGAATGGAAAATTAAATGAGCGAGGCTCATCACTGTTTGGAAAACAGTTGGTCGTGAAAGCGATGCGTGGCGGGAACGCAATTTTCCGCCAATATTTATGTACATAGAAGAAGTTGATATTTGTGGCCACATTATGATGGTCGAAGTTGGTGATAAATGTGGAAACGAAAAGCAGAATATTGTGTTTTTCGGAGAAGTGTGTACGGATTGTGAATTACCATTAATGGTAGGTTAACTGAGTGAGACTCAGAACCGATTCGAAATCGGATTGTCCCCTAAGACGGGGAAGGGGAGCGTGACCTCAATCTACCGCCATTATATCTTCAGATGAATCCCGACAAAAGTATTATGGTTCAATGCGAATGTGGCGGAGAAGCTATAGAAATTCAGCATTGGTCCGATGAAAATAAGTTTTATTTTTCCATATGGCGTTGTGGATTTTTTCGGCCAATGCGATGGAAAGAAAGATTCAGATGGTGCTGGTACATCCTACGAACAGGCAACCCGTGGGCGGATCACATCATTCTGCATACCGATAATGCAAAACAGGTTGCTGAGTTTCTAACGCAAAATCATATTAAAAATGAGTAAGCAAAAGACTACCACGCCAGAGTCTCAAATGGCGACAAGTGGTGAACATGGGACACCTTCGACTATGTATATTGTAACTAGAGATGGATGTCGGGTTTCTGCCAGCGAGTATTCCACTTCAAACGATCCATCGTGTATCGCCGAGTTCCAATTTTGGACGAAGGTTGCAAAAAAACATTCGTCCGGCGAAAAAGTGGAAATTGTGCCGTATGATTCCAAGAAGCATCGAACTTGGTAATTTTTGAAGAAATATAATCCGACCCATACGTTTATGACGTATGGGTTTTTTTGTGTACTTTTTCGACGTACGTATCATATATTTATGATCATGGTAAAGAAACGAAAGAAACGAATTATACCTGACGAAAAAGATCAATTATATATAATTCCATCGCCCAATGCGACGATGCAGAATTTTATTACTAAATTCAAGGTTGATATGATGGAACACATCGTATCATCTATAGAATTTGCCATAAAAAATAAAATTCCAATCGTAGAAGTTTTTCAATTTAAAGATTCGCCATTTGTTGTAACAATTAACGAGGCCGAATTTAATACGAATCTGTCTCATATTCATAAATATTATATGGACCATGAGATTTATGAGTTATGTCCTAGAATAGAACAGTTACAGGAAATTCTCAAAAGGAACCCTAATGAAAAAGAAAACTCGGAAGATTATAACGGATTCAACGACCTCCAATGAAATTAAAAAAGATTACAGTCCCATAATACCTCAAAGATCAAAAATTCAAATTCCATTATCTATATATGAACGAGCGGACTTTACAACCAAACAAAGAGACTTTGTAAATCTGGTATTAGATAAAAAAGTTAAACTTCTGTTTGTTACTGGTCCGGCAGGAACAACGAAAAGTTATCTTTCTATATATTGTGCATTAAAAATGCTTAATGAAAAGAGAATCAGTGATTTGATTTATGTAAGAAGTATTGTGGAGTCTACTGAAAATAAAATAGGATACCTTCCAGGCGAAATTGAAAGCAAAACTTCTCCCTACATGGAACCATTATATGATAAACTCGACGAATTGCTTCCAAAAAATGAAATTGATTTATTGAAAAAGGATCAGCGATTAAATACTATTCCTATTAGTTTTCTAAGAGGGGCGAATTGGAATGCTAAATTTATATTTAGCGACGAATCTCAGAATATGACAATGAAAGAACTAACTACTTTAATAACTCGGGTTGGTCAATTTTCTAAGATAATTGTGGCGGGCGATCCCGAACAAAGTGATGTTAATGGGAAATCCGGATTTATTAAAATGATAAATACATTTGATGACGAAGAATCTCGCTCAAATGGAATATATGTGTTTAAATTTACGGAAGATGATATATTGAGAAGTGAATTGGTAAAATTTATTGTAAAAAAATTGAGAACTTAAAAAGTTAAAATTTTGGGAGTTATATCCTTTCTATTTTTAAAATTATTCCAATCACTTTCCCAAATATATTTTATATTATATCCGAGCAATTTTAATTGAGAGAAGACATTCGTTGTATTTTTATATAATTCGCCAAATGTTTTAGATTTGCTTTCTGTATAAATTCTTCCTTATTTAATTTGACTCCTCCATTACATTTTGGACATTCCTGTCCTAATAAATGATTATTTGGAGTTTGTAGAAATTCGCCGTGTGGTGGACATGATATTATTCCTTTAATATTAGATTTTGTATAATTGAATCTCGAATAATCATACCGGTCATTATGAACTATCATCGCCTTTTTTATCTTTGACTCGCCAGAAAACCCACCTGCTTTAGCGGGTGGGTAGTTCATAAAATCGCTCTTTGTTAACAGTTTCATAATATCTTTTTAGGTTCCTGCGTTTTATTTTTTCTTTATTCTTTTCATAATGCTTCATTACGGCATCACGGTTTGCTTGTGTCTTTTCGTCTTTTGTGAAATATTTTTGTTTTCTTCCCATACTAATAAATAGTAGTTGGAACATAAAACTTAGAAAAAACTTAGAAAAAAGTTATTCATACTTTGAATATATTTTTTAGTATTTATACATAGTGATCATAGAAAATTGTCAAGTAAAAATGCTCTATGATCACTATGTATAAATATTATGGCGAATAAGCGTGTTTCCGAATTAGTTGAAATTACGGCCCAACAGTTGGCCGCAGACGATCTTTTGCTTTTAGCAGATGTTACGGCCCAAGAATCTAAAAAATTAAAGATGGCCGAGCTTAATGCGTTTATGCTTGCAACGAGCAATTCGGGGTCGTTTTATGGCACGGCAAGTTGGGCACAATATGCCGTATATGCGCTTTCTGCACCAACTCCAGTCTCAGTTTCGTATGCAGCAACTTCCACAAATACTGTAAATGCCGAAAATTCCACATTTGCAACTTCTGCGAGTTTTGCGTCAGCTTCAATAACCACATCATATGCGATAACTGCATCATATGCACATACTTCGTCTGTATTATTGATCTATTCTGCTGCATTCTCCGATTATGCAAAAACGGCTTCCTATCTTCTTTATACAGGAATCCCAAATGGAACGTCTTCATTTTCACTAACTAGTTCACTTACTCGTGGAACGGCATCATATGCGCTTTCGGCGCTTACAACAATGGGGACGGCATCTTATAGTAACACCGCATCATTTGCTCTGTTTTCTTTATATACTCTTAATACGGGAAGTGCAATAAGTAGTGTTTTATATGCATTAAGCGCATCGTGGGCCTCCGCATCGGTGCAAGCATCCATCGCCACACAATCGTTATCATCGTCATATATTAATTATAGTGGTATACCTAATGGTACGGCATCATATGCCTTGGTTGCGGGTCAATATCCATCCGCCAGAGTCAATTATGGAGTGTATTCGGCAATAACTCAATCTTCATTTTGTGCTCAATTAGACAGAGTGAATATTACTGCTCCAATTGGAGGCATATCATCCAGCTTTGAAGCCGTTGGATCGGTCATCATTCCATTTACTAGCTCAGTTTATGCTACGTGTTCTATAGAACTCATTGCATTGGATAGGTGGACGGGTATTACATCATCTTTAGATCGAGCTCCATTAAATGTATCTTTACAGCCTATTGCTATCGATACGGGCTCTATTTTAGTTCCATTCTCTCTAATGGGCGAGCATCCGCTATCAGGATCTATTATGGTATATGTTACTGCATCGGGGGGCGCTCGCATCGATCAAAATAGACCTGTAAAATTTGATATAACAAGCTTGGGACAGGGAGTTCAAGTTACCACATATGAAACTATGAGTTTGAGAGTAATTCAAAATATGGGATTACCTCCAACTTTTGCATATACGTCTAGCGGAGTACTCACATATGGCGTAGATTCGGATTGTTATGCTGCTCCCAATGTTACCGAAATCGACGTGTCCAATTTATCATTGTGGATAACAAAATATGTATGGTTGATGCCGGATTTAATTAAATTCAATGCATCTAACAATAGCTTCTTAGTGGATGTTGGAGGTATGCCATCGTCATTGATCTCAATGTCGGTTCAAAATTGTGCTATTTCTATGTTAGCACCATTAAATTACAATTCGGCATTGAAATATTTAGATTGTTCTTATAACAATATATCATCCTTACCATCTCTTCCGTCGGGACTTTGGTATTTGAATTGTATGGGCAATAGTCAATTGACCCGGCTTCCTAGTTCTTTGCCATCAAGTTTGATATTCATGAATGCGAGCGAAACTTCTATTACATCTGCTCCATTGTTTATGCCGAATACTCTTATTTCTATGTCGGTCGCTACAAATACGAGTCTCGTCGGATGGTCCACAGCATTTCCATCTTCGTTGGGAATGTTCGATTGTCATGGTACATCACTAACAACTCTCCCCGTATTGCCATATAGTTTAAGAAATTTGAATATTTCGGACTGTTTATTCAGTTCTGCACAAATCGAGTATATAACAACTCAGCTTGTAAATGGTGGATTAACCGGCGGATATCTTAATACTAGCGGCAATGGTGTAACATATACCAGTACAACTCTTACTAACTTCTCCACCCTTGGAACAAGGGGATGGGTTTGTGTAATATAAGGATTTAATTATGGCAGTGAATATTAAAATTAGTGAACTAGATCCGTTTCCATCAGCTTCGCATCCAATTGCGTTCCCCGACTTTTTTCCGCTTGTAAATAGCAGTTCGATGACGACATACAGGGCGACTGTTGGAGATATTAACTATACTATTGGCTCGACGTTGCTTAACTACATAAATAATGGCGCAGTTTCGTCGTCTATGTATTCGGTGAGCGCATCATTTGCATCACAATCTATTTCAGCTTCTTATGCGGATGTTGCCGAAAATGTTAATATTCATGGGGGACTTCACTATTTTCCGGCGTGGAATACTAATTATACGGCGGGGACGAATGGCGCACTTTCTCAGACCACCCAGCTTTATGAATCTGTAAGTTTAGCTCATAACAATACATCGTGTGATGTGATTGTTATCGATCCATCATATTCGGCCCAATCATCACTCATTCCAAATCCTACAAGTCGGCCCGATTATATTCTTAATGGCTTTTGGAATTATAGGCAAAATTTCGATGGCGGCAGTCCATATCATACCGCAAGTGGAATCTTCACCGCTAGACCAATTGTTTCTGCATATGGGTGTATGACCGACCAATCCAGATGGACATTTGTAACTGGCAGTTATCCCGTCGATGTAATGACATATCCACAAGATGCTTCGCTTCTTACAAGCCCGAATATACAAAGTTATTATTGGTCTGGAAGTTCAAATGCAGCAGTAACTCCGAACAATGGCTTTTATGCAATAGGACATGGGGTCGGGGCATTAAAGGGGGCATTCAACGGAAAGTGGGTTCGCCTCTCCAGTTATAGTATTAGAGACGATTTTAGTGGAACTTCGCCCGATACTTATCTCATTTCTAGTGGGTCTTCTTATGGTGAACAAATGCACGTTCGTGTTCATAATGGACTTTTCGGGCGTGTTAGAATTTCTCTTACAACGACTGTATATGGCGGTGGAAGTAATACTCATCAAGTTGTCGATATGCATATTCACAACGGTATGCTCGGCGGTGGTATAACTGCACAAGTTTTTCACGCTAGTACCAGATATGGATATGATCATATCCGAAAACTTCGCCTATCAACATGGACGCCACGCTCTAATGTAGAAGCAAACCGAATATATAATGATCCGATGTATGCGTTGGATATATTTGTAGATGATTTAACTGACAATGATCATTTCTGTTCAATAAGATGTGAATCGTGGGGAAATGTGCGATTTTTGGAACAGCCAAATATTGATCCACCTCCGTTATATGACACTGGAAGTGCGGAGCTCACCTCCAATGGATATTTTGATCCTAAAACCGCATCATATTTAATTTTTCCTGCGGCTCCTGGATATTATTCTACTAATGGAGATCGTCAAGAGCAAAATCAGGGCGAAGGACTTCAACCGTACATGTTTCAAGGAAAAAAGATTCAGATTGATCCGAATCGCAACATGATTACTGAAAGTGCTTGGTCATTGGAACCAACACTAAATTATAAGCCGTATTCATTGTGGGTGAGTGGATCAATTTCTACACATAAGTATTGGGCAGAAGATGATGGCGGGCAAAGTGGGCAAATCATTGGATATGATCCCGTACTAAATGACTGGAAACAATGGACATGTAAAGGGGGTATTCTTACTTATTCAGGGTCGGCTACAATAACTCCCAGCGCATTGGTGCCAAAAGACACCGTTGCTGTAGGTACTATTATGGCTTATGGTGGAGCGACGGTTCCGCAAAATTGGCTAGAATGTGACGGGGCTATTCTTGCAACCTCGTCGTATTGGGAATTACATCGGGCAATATTATCTACTGATACAGAGGCAGCATTTGGATATACGTGCGATGCGGGGGGAACTAGAAATGCGGGGGGGCATTATTTTAAACTTCCCGATTTGCGTGGTGAATTTGTAAGAGGATGGGCTCATAATCGTGATGTTGATACGGGACGTGTGCGCTCGAGTCATCAGGATGTAAGTGTTGGAGATCACTATCACGGCGTTGGAAATTTGCAAGAAAATGATAATTCCAATGCATTGTTTATTAATAGAAATTGGAATGATGGAGCCACGTATACCGGGCTCAGAATAATAGGATATACGTATGACGGCCCATTGACCGTGCCGAATTCGGCATCTGCTTTAGCAACGTCTAACCCAATAGCTACTAGCAACGGCGATACTCGTCCAAGAAATATTGCTGCAATGTATATTATAAAATATACTGGGGCGATTGATTTTGCGACCGATGCGACAACATTGGCTGGCGATTGTACTGGAAACGCCGCATCCAATACTGTAGAGAAGATTAGAGGGGTTGCGGTCGATACGACTGCCCCAAGTGATGGTCAGGTTTTGACATATGATTCGGGAGTGGGAAAATGGACGCCGTCCGATATTCCAACACCAACTACAACGCTTCCGGGCAAATCTTGGATAATGACTGACCCGAATGGATTTTTTGGCAGTGTGGCGGGAGATCCGATATATGTTGCTACATACAATTCTAATGCAGCGAGAGTTAATATTGCTCAACTCACAATGGCAACGAACGCAATTAAGCCGTGTATTACTGCATCTCACAGGGATCATTCCGATTACTATTCATATCAAATGGCGGGAAGATTATTTAATACTAAAAATGTTCCTGCGGTGACTGGTTCTGTTTATCGCTCATTTGCGTGGGCCGGCCAAGGATGTTTTGAATTTATCCCAAATGCTGGGAGTTTAAAGGATTCGTATGGAAAAATTGTATTAGGTACGCCCGGCGCATATGGTATAACTGTTGTTTCTTGTAGTTATGATTCGAGCTGGGGATCTCAGCCACGCCTTTATACATTCAGAGGTTCTACAGATTATGGTTGTCAATATCCGAATTTCGGATGGTCGAGATATACGTGGAACGGTGCGAGTTCTTATATACAGTCGGACTCTTCGCTCATTAATTTTAGAAATGTGAATAACAGCGAGGAATTTCTGAGATTTATGGACGACTATCCGTCCACAGTGGTTACGTCACAAGTTGTATGGTTATACGACTACAATTATATCAAGAAACGGTTTTATGTAATAATGAATGGCACGGGATTCTTACATACATTCTTATGGACTGGAGCAAGTGATCCTTTCCAAGGGGTGTGGGATTCTTCTAACATTACATATGAAACATCTATGGCGATTCCGTCGGTCAATTCCTCATTCTTTTATTTAAATAGTGGCGCTCATCCTTGGGAGCGAATGATTGTAGATTATCATCCCGATACAGGAGTAGAGCGAGGACTCGTATATTGGTGTCGGCAAAATGCAACATATATGGGCGTATTCAATTATGTATATTGGCCATTATCGCTTCCCTAATGATATATGAAAGATTATTTGATGGACAAGTTTATTCGGTTTGATAAACTGCTCGGAATTACGGCTATCATCATTGCATTGGTAGCTGCGTTCTTTTCAGTATATGGTATTGCTACTCTTTTTGCGGGCGCATTTGTTTTAACTGCGATTATGGCATCTGCATTAGAAGTGGGCAAACTTGTTGCAGTAACGTTTCTGTACAGATATTGGAAAAGCACGCAGGGATTTTTAAAAATTTATCTAAGCACTGCAACGGTGGTATTGATGCTTATAACTTCCCTCGGAATTTTTGGATATCTGGCAGCAGCATATCAGAAATCGTCGATGGAATTTAATGCAACTCAGGAAAAGATTGCAACAATAGAAGAGCAAAAGGGTTATTTTCAAGATAAGATTGCTCAATCTAAATTACGCATAAAAACTCTCAACGATATGCGGCGGATGCAAGAAAGTCGTATGAGCGAAACTCTTACGAATGTGTTCTTAATCCGCAATCCGATTCAATTGAAACAAATGCAAGACCAAACCGCTGAGCTTATTAAATCGGCAGATGCCGATATTAAACAAGAGACCTCCGCAATTAAATCGGCCACGGACGAAATTTCTAAGGTTAATCAGCAAGTAAATGAAATGAAATTCGCATCTACGAGTAAAAAGGATATTCGTACATTTCAATTTATAGCCGATCAATTTGGGATGACTCTGGATAAAGTTGCCAAGTGGTTTATATTTACTATTATTTTTGTGTTTGATCCATTGGCAATTGCATTAATTCTTGCTTATAATATAGCTACTTATAAAAAGGAGCAAATAGAAGTTCCGCAACCTATTACTCCCACCCCTCCACATAAAGCGGCTGAAGATGTAGAACTTCCTATATTAAATGGTCCGAGCGATTCGAGTGATAAACCCGCCGTCGTTGCTCCTACAGGTATATCTACACATATCTATCACGATCCGCACGGGTCAACTCCAAGGCCAAGTTGGTTGTGATTGTTTTAGTAAATGAATATAATAAGTTGACAATTCGTTCATATTAGGATATCTTTATTTTAACAAAAGTGAAAAAAAGTCTTTGCTTTCATTGAAAAGTTAATATGTATGTGTCGGTCGTAGTAATAAATAAAGACTTATGGATCAATCCGACATAACATACATAATTGAACTTCTCAATGATTCCATTTCGGAAAAGGATTGGGATAAAGTTGATGAAGCTCGTGAGACGCTAAAAGAATTTTTAGATTCCGACGACTTCATGGAAGAAGAATAGAACACATGATTATATTTCTTTTGATTACGGGTCTAATTATCTCTATTGGATGTAATATCGCTTTGGTTATTTTGGTTAAAAATCTCCTTTTAAAACTAGGTGTATATGAAGATTGGATATTAGATACGCAGACTGATGTAATAAATACGCTTGAACAGATGCGTGCGATTGATCGGCAAGGGACATTTGCTACATCATTAAATGATAAAGGAGTTTTTGAATCGGATGATCAGGTTGGTGGAATTTTCAAGGAATTGATGGCTCTAGTCGAGAAATTAGAACAAAAAATTCAATGAAAATTAAACAAAAAGTTACACGTAAATTACAAACAGTTAAGAGGCGGTACAACAAAAAGCGAGTCAACGCAGGGCGTAAGCCGAGGAAAATAAAGATCGAGGCGCAAATCCTCCCGGCCCCATCGCCAAAGCCTCCCGCTAATGTTAAACCGCAGGAAGTTACAGTCGAAACTTCTCCAACATCTACAAAAAAACGCCGCCGAGGTAAAAACAATTCTCGCATGTATTTTACTCAGGAAACCGAGGATGCCATAGTGGCATATAATCAATGCGAAGATCAAACCATCCGTGAGAAAATCTTTAGTGATAAGATATTATATCCGCTTCAGAAATTAGTGGAGAATGTCTTTAATACTTTCAAGTTCTCTTATTTCGAGACTGGACCTCAAGATGTTCAGAAAGAATGCCTCACACATCTTGTCGCAAATATGCGCAAATTTGATCCATCTCGTTTAAGTAAGACCGACCCGAAAAAGAAAACTAAAGCATATTCCTATTTTTCTATTATTGCAAAGCATTATCTTATCCTTCTCAACAATACGAATTATAAGAAATTCAATCAAAATGTTGAAATTAGTGATGATAAAGATGAACATACCATTCAACTTCAAGCACACGATAAATACCACGATCAAGCTGAAATGGCGGATTTTATTAAGCTAATTGTAGAATTTTGGGAAAAAAATGCCGATAAGATCTTTACGAAGCAGCGGGATTTAAATATAGCAAATGCGGTGGTGGAATTATTCCGCAATTCGGATAGAATAGATGCGTTCAATAAAAAAGCTCTTTATTTATATATTAGAGAAATGGCCATGTGTAAAACTCAGCAAATTACCAAAGTTATTAATAAAATGAAGCAGTACCATGATAATATCCAAAAATCCTATATAGAAACCGGAGTTATTAATACTGAGCGTCACGCAATCGCATAAGTAATATACGTTACTTATTTTCAAAGAAATAAAATTTAAATTACCATAAATAGGTATGTCGCCTATTTATGTACATATGAAGATAACCGGAATTTACTATATAACTAACCTTTCACGGGGGGTAAGATGCATTATACGAGGAAGACGAGAATCTTATAAAGGATGGGAGGTTTGTTATGCCGTCTAATTTTGATTTTGAAGTTTGTGATGGATCAACTTTTCGTGATCTTTGTAAAGATATAATTGATAGAAGTGCCGCAAAAAAATGTCAACTTGACACCTTAATTTCAGATGTTCGCAGTCAAATTAAACAGGCCAACGATCTACAAGTATTTATTCCACGTATTAAAGAACTTCTTGAAATTGGTGTAAAAAATGACGAACAACTCATTAAATTAGCCGCAGTTCTTCAACGTTTGGAATCTACGCAAATAGAAGCAACGGGAGGGGATTCTACTGGATTAAGCGATGATGAGAAGGAACAGCTTATGCAAGCAAAATTGCGTGAGCTTGAAAATCTCAAGAATATCAAAAAAGACGTGGACGTTTCAATTTTTAACCATTAATTATATATGTCTTATTGGAAAGATGCACCAAAAAATACACGGACGTTAGATAGTTTTGGATTGTCTACAAATCATTCTGGGGGTGCCGTGTCTCCCCGTGAATTTTATGAAATGGAACAGGGCATTGTGCTTGACATAGTCCTAGATGAAACGCATCCCATTATTACTAATGGAGAATCCGGCCATACAAAAATTGACTCGGACAGGTGGCCCGAAGATTTTGCGGGAAATCCTCCACTGAGAACCGATGTGGATTATACGTGGATCGGAAGAGCTCTCGTTCGACCGCTTAATTCTGAAAAGGTTACCAATAAAGATCAGTTAATATGGGCATATCCAATAGAAGCTAATATTTCTGAATATCCTCTCATTAATGAAACGGTTGTATTAAGTCGTTACGGGGGTAAGCTATATTATATGCGAAAGCTCAATTATCATAATTGGCCAAATAATAATTTGGATTTCGCAATTGAGGGACAGACTTCCGGACGTTCTAATAATGTTTTATTTAGCGATGCTCCACTGACAGGCAATATGGAGTCCAAAACAAATTGGAAAGGCGATTCGGGATTTCACGGATTTGCTGGTCAGTATTTTGTTGCAAATAATAAAATTCGTACTGTTAAAAGATGGGAGGGTGATTTAACAATTGAAAGTCGGCATGGACAAAATATCATTTTTAAGGCATTTGATAAAACTCGCAATAATGACGGCGGGGACGCAAAATATGAAGATTATAAGAATTGTGGTAATCCGATGATTATTATTCGAAATCGTCAGCGCCCACTTCTAAAAGAAAATCAAACATTAAAATTGCGGCATAGTCCAAATCCTGCCACGGTTTCTGGCACTAAACACGAAAAGAATGTCGGGGGATATCTTGAAGAAAATATTAACCACGATGGATCATCCATCTATATTACCAGTGGGCTGACTATTAGCGAGTGGGTGACAACGTGTTTTAAAAGGATGTGGCACGATGAAAAGGATGAGGAAGTTTCCAAATTTAGGGGAAATAGTACATTCAAATATCCAAAGTTAAATGGCGATCAGATTGTAATTAATAGCGATAGATTGATTTTTTCTTCCAGATATGATGAAACGTTTCATTATTCCAAAAAACGATATGCGGTTGTTACAGACGATGAATATACGGTAGATGCTCATAAACAAATGGTATTTACTACTAATACGAAGACTGTGTTCAATTCTCCAGCAATTTATCTTGGACAATATGACGCAACCAATGAACCTGTATTGCTTGGACAAACCGCCGTCAATTGGTTGTATGAATTATGTAATTGGTTACTTGCACATACCCACTGGCATCATCACTCGCACGAAGATGCGGGCAAAGAGTCTCCTGAGCAGACACAATTGCCCGTTCAGGTCCAACAATTGCTTGCTTTGAGAGATAGATTGCACAAATTAATGAGTCGCCGTGTTTATGTTGTGGGTGGAGGACTTGAGCCCGGCCAAGACGGGGCAAGTATTCCTGAAGGACCCCCGCCGGTAAAAATTACGGTATATGACGACGGTACAGGAGTACCTGGCGAATTTAAAGGAGAAAACTATCGTCCCAATTAAGATATTAAGCGGACGTATGCCATATTTATATATATGAAGAAATCAGAACTCATACAATTTACGCAAATAATTGAACATCTCGTTAGAAAGGAAGTGCGTAAGCAGCTTCCAAGCATTATAGCCGAGACCTTTCAAAATATGATGGGTAATAAACAGGCCATAGTTGAACATATGAGTGCAACATCCAATTCGAGCGATGATAGTGGAGAGATGGCACGGCCATCTCAAAATATGGATGATTTTAAATTATCCATGAAAGAGCTATTCGCAGGCATTGGTCCGCAAGAATCGGCTGTGTCTGATTTGACAACTCCACGATCACAGTCACCCAAACATTATACAAATAATCCTGCGATTAATCAAATTTTGAATGAAACCGTTTCGGATTTAAGACAGCGAGACCGAATGGTGGGCGGGGCGGCGGCGTTTGGTGGATATTCACCTTCGGTGGCTATAGCAGCATCAGCAATGCCCCAAGTATCTCTGACAGGAGTGGGAGAAATGGTTCCTGACAGTGAGTTGCCATCATTTTCCCGAATTCCGACTATGCCGGGAGCAAGTGTACCTATATCTAAACCCCCGCCCTTGATAGAGGGCCGTGAGAGTACGCACGCACCAATGGCCGAAATACCATCGGGAATATCAGTATTAGACGTGGCTCGCCAAGTGCCGTTGGCAGCGCCCGTTGCACAAGCATTAACGAAGAATTATTCTGCTATGATGAAACTAGTAGATAGTAAGCGAAGGAGATAATATAAATGTCTGTTAAAAATTCAACCGTTAAGAATATTCCTATAGGTTTAACGCTTCCAATTCGGCGAGGCAATGTTGGCTATTTCGATCAGTCAATCGACAGTTTTACGGCATATCGGATGAATATAATAAATTTAATACGTACAAAGCCGGGTGAACGGAGGATGAATCCAACATTTGGATGTCATCTGTGGAATATTGTATTTGAGCCGAATGATCAATTTATTCCTACGAAAGTGAATAAAGTCATAGAAGATGATATTACGAGATGGATTCCGGGGGTTTCGGTGTCGTCGGTAAATGTCAATTATATCGATGACGATGCAAGTACTAACTTGAGAGATATGTATAAATTATATATTGTAGTAAAATTTATTGTTACATCCATCAATCAAGAGGATGTGGTAGAAATTATTCTTGATACTAATAAAGTATAACGATGATATCATTTCTTATAAAAACAAAGCCAAATAAAACAACAAGTCATTGTCTATTCAATGGCTCGTTGAAATTTTACATTCAAAAAGTTATGGCGGTGTAATGCTACAACCAAGGAAATAAAGATGCCCTCCAACACACAAAAATCATTTCAGCCCAATGCAAAAGACATTAGATATCTCAATCGAGATTTTTCATCTCTTAAAGATGCATTGATCAATTTTTCCAAGACTTATTATCCAAACACATATAAAGATTTTTCGGCGGCTTCTCCCGGTATGATGTTCATGGAGCAGGCCGCATACGTGGGCGATGTTTTGAGTTATTATACCGATTATGCATTCAAAGAAGGCCAAATGTTATCGGCAACAGAACGTAAAAATCTGATTGCGCTTGCTGCCCAGCTTGGATATAAGATAAAGCCGTCTCGTGCTTCTACGGGATATGTTAATTTAATGCAATTGTGTCCTTCTACGGACGATGGATTTGGGAATTATTATCCGGATCCAAATTATATGTTGACAATAAAAGATGAATCTCAATTCTCAACAAATAATAATTCGTATTATATATTAACATCTATAGTGGATTTTTCCATCAGTTCATCATCTTCTCCGAGAAAAGAAGAAGTATACTCTCGCAATTCTGATGGAACTCCTCAATTTTTTCTTTTAACGAAGCAGGGAATGGTAAGTTCGGGACAAGTATTAAAGAAGGAAGTTGCGGTTGGCAATCCGTCTTCATTTTTTACTATTCAAATGGATGAGCCAAATATATTGGAAATTTTAAGTGTTGTAGATTCGGATAACAACAGGTGGTATGAAACGGAATATCTCGCTCAAGAGTTGGTTCCGATTTCTGTAGCAAATTCAACCGAATATGAGGGGTCTCTTTCTCAATATAAGGATTCGGTGCCATATATTTTAAAATATTTGAAGACTTCTCGCCGATTTATTACTACAGTAGATGAGGATAATTACACCACTCTTCAATTTGGGGCAGGTATCAATGGAGCGGATGATGAAATTGTTACATTTGATTCCAATTTAATTGGAATCGGATTGACTAAAGCCGCCGACGTTAACGTGCCTATAGATCCAAGTAATTTTTTACAAAATGAAAATTATGGTATTGCACCGCAAAATACAACATTAACAATCACTTATTTGGTTGGCGGAGGATTATCGTCCAATTGTCAGGGGGATGAAATTAGAAATGTTGTTGCGGCTATTTTTGATAATTCCGAGGAGGGACTATTGCCGGAACAATTGAATTTATTAAATACTGTTAAGAACTCGCTTCAAGTGACTAATCCATCACCTGTGGTTGGCGGTAAGGATGCTGAGACCGACGAGGAAATTCGATTGAATGCTATGGCAAATTTTGCTGCTCAGAGTAGAACTGTCACTCAAAATGACTATCTTGTAAGAGTATATTCTTTGCCTGCACAATTTGGATCTATAGCAAAAGCACAAGTAATTGCAGATACAAGTCTGGAGATTGGAGTAAATAAGATATTAGATGGGGTAGTTAATCAGGACAATGTCGGAATGGTATTTGACAATAGCGTTAACAATTATTTTCGAAGAATTGCGTATGATGTAACGAATCCATTTGCCATCAATGTATACGTTTTATCTTACGATGCTAATAAAAAATTGGTCAGACCAAATGCGGCATTGGTCAAAAACCTTATAACTTATCTAAAACAAACCCGCATGATTACTGATGGAGTTAACGTTATAGATGGCTATATCATTAATATTGGGGTAGAGTTTTCCATCACTGTATATAAGGGCTTCAATAAAAAGAATGTATTATTGGACTGCATAACGGCGGTTCAAAACTTTTTTAATATTGATATATGGAATTTCTCACAACCGATCAATTTAAGTCAATTACAACTCGAAATTGCAAAAGTCGATGGAGTTCAGTCAGTAATAGATGTCAAAATTACTAATAAAACGGTATTGGACGGTGATTATTCGCCCATAGAATATGATATCCAAGCAGCAACAAAAAACGGAGTGATATATCCATCGGTTGATCCTAGCATATTCGAAATACGTTATCCCGACAGTGATATTCACGCCAGTGCTTTGTGATTTAAAATTTCCCGAATAATATATTAAAAGAATGTTTGGGATATAAGGTTGTAGAACCGTGGGAAGGTGAAATAAATAGAGGAGATTACGAGAAGTTGAATATTTATATCTGATATGATCAAACTTAAATCTCTTATTAAAGAAAATTCTAATGATTCTAAAATAGAATCGTTTATAGAATCTCTTTCGTCTTTCGGGTTAGAATTTCATACGTGGTGCATTGGCGATCCCTCTGTTGCTATAAAATGGAAGGGCAGCACCTATCCAACGATAACAGACTCGGAAAGAATTGTAAAAGTAGCATTGGATAGAACAGACATTTTTTCCCATAATGGGAGTGTATGGGTGGGAGATCCAAATCGTCCAATGTTAGATGGATATGTTATTCAGGCTATTATAACCGATCCTAAACAGAGACGAAAAGGTAAGGCGAAAGAAATGTTGAACAAAGTATTAGCTGCCGCAGATGCTTCGGGTATTAAATTAAAATTGGAACCGGTCCCGATGAAAGATTTTATTAAGAAAGGCGAACCAAGCCTTACACAATTACAGTTGACCAAATGGTATTCCAAGCATGGGTTTCGAAAATCACCTGACGCTAATATAATGACACGATATCCAAAAAATTAAAGACGTATGCATCACTTTATTTATCCAAGCAAAGATACTTTCATCACCAATCGTGACGGCCAATATGGGAAAAACTTTGGCGTAGATGAAATTCTCCAAATTGGAACTACTAATAAGCCCGTCGTTTGTCTTAGTCCGACAAAGGATTATGTTTATACCGATACTATATTTAATGGAATCGGAGTTCAAAATTTCGGCGGATATTTTACGGGCTCATTCGGGGGAACCGTCGCAAGTTCCGACGGTATAATGTCAGGAAGTATATTGATGTTTAGTGCATCCTATTTTAGTGGTTCTGTGGACGGAGTAGTGATAGAAACCAGTGGGAGTATTTCCGGAAGTTTGATTGATGGAATTATAAGTGGATCTATAATTGCGCCCTATGTCTCCGGACTTTTCGTAGGAGAAATCACGGGAGCAGTTGCGTGTTTAACGGGTACGGGTTCGGGGGTTGATACGAGGGCTGAGTCAAATTGGATTACAACGAATGGACAATTTGTAAATCGGTCGCTGTTAACATTCAATATTCAAAGGATTTCAGAATCAATTGCAAGTGGAGATATTTCAAATCCACGCTTTCTTCTCAATCTTAAAGTTTGCGATGAATATGAATTGCCAATTACATATACTATTTATGCATATCCTATAAGTCAAAGTTGGGTGATGGGCAATGGATATTGGCTCAACGGTGGATCTAGCGAAGGCGTAAGTTGGAATTATAGAGATCGTACGGATGGTACTCCGTGGTATACGGCATCCATCTCTACACCAAAGCCCGCCATTGATTTTGTGTCCAATCCATCATTATTAACGGCATCGTTTGGATATGGCGGCGGGACGTGGTATACCTCAAGTTGTGCATCGCAAAGTTTTTCATATCAGCCATCAGATATTTGTATGGATGTTACGCCAATTGTGACGCAATGGCTGAATGGAGATATTCCCAATAATGGATTTATTCTTCTCAGTTCGGATGAACTTCTTGCTACGGGGTCTGGATTTACATTAAAGTTCTTCAGTAAAGATACTAACACAATCTACTCACCCTATCTCGATATCGCATGGAATGATGCAGTATTTACTACGGGTAGTATTTCTACGGGAAGTGTTCAAATTTCCACAATCAATCCTGGGATATCCGCCTCTATTCAAAGTGGCTCATCTATGAATCTTGCGGGAGGAATTAATGGATGCTTTTCGAGTAGTGTTATATTATCATTAGTTCCGCATTACATTTTAGCAACTGACCAAATATTTGATTATTCCGCACCCAATTCACAGGCGAACAATGTGTGGTGGGCAAACAACGGGTATCATTACGATAGTTGGGAATCGGCGTGGGATTTAGATCCATATCACGGGGGATTTTTGCCAAACACCGATATAACAATGACGGTAATGCCGAATTATGGCAGTCCGCCCGTAAGTCAATTTACGGGAAGTTTTGTCGGGTCTTTTATGGGGACTGCGTCTTATGCCGAAGGAACTATTTCTGGCAGTATGTTAATATTTGACGCATCTTATTTTACAGGATCTATAGATGGAGTGAGTGGAATTGAAACGAGTGGTGCAATATCCGGAAGTTTAATAGATGGATTCATCAGTGGCACTATTATAGCACCGCAGATGATTGGAGTGTTTGATGGAATGATTACAAGTTCGATTGCGTATTTAAATGGTACAGGGTCGGGAACTTATTTGGATTCTACATTCCAAAGTTTCACGGGATTTGCAAATGGGGCGGGATTGAGTGGTAATATCATAGGGGTTCCCGTATTCGGTTCTACGAATGGGCTTATAGCATTATCTCAATCATTGATAACGGGGTCGTGTGGAACGCAATTTTATACATATCTTGCTAAAGCTATTTTTACAGATGGTCCTTTCAGCGGAAGCACATTTACGGCGTATTATAATAACAATAAATTCGAGAATGCGCTGCTTACGGGATCTTGGAATGAAGTCTCGTTGCTCGGCGCACATATAAATATTCCACTCCCATCTCAGATTGACCCGTATGTGTACGCATATGTGTATGGTCCATACATTAGCGGAACTGCGATGGGAACTTATACAATTTCGGGATCGGTGAGCGAAAGCGGCGGTTCCAATAGTGCAAGTTTTAATGGTCAGTTTATAGATGGTGTAACCTTGGGTGCAAGCTTACGGGTACAATTGAGCGGAAGTATTTATACTTCTAGTTACAATTATACCAGCAGTATAGCCATGACTTCGAGTGTGTTTAATGCGTTGGATATTGAGAGGCCATTCTCAATTAATTTGCAAAGCTTGCAACCGCAATATAAATCGGGCGATATGGTTAAAATATATGTCTTTGGACGTAAGAAATATCCACAAAAATATTTCGGACGCTCAACTCAACAAGAACAATATATGATACCGGAGTCACTTCCATCGTCGTCGTTTTTTGCATTAAAGGATAATCAGACGGATGAAATTGTGATCAACTTTGATGAATTTACTCAAATTTCGTGCGAGTATCCCTATGGTAACTTTTTTTATCTGGACACAACGGGGTTGCCACAGGAACGATACTATCGTATACTAATTCAAGTAAATAATTCAGATAGCAGTTATACAATTGATACGGGGAAGATATTTAAAATTGTCAGAGGAAGTTCCAAGGCAAGCCCTGCGTGGTCTTCATCTGAAATAGAATAATACAATTATAATATGGCCGATTTTTCAAAAGATATTTATGAATTTAAACAAAATGGAACATACACATATAAATTTGATAGTGTAGGTAATCTCATTTTTAATAGTTCTTCCGCCGATTTTTCACAGGTTTATGTGGCGTTTCCACTGTACGATGTTGTATTTAATGATAAGAAAGTAGATAGCTTTTATAATCCCGAATTTGAAGAATTTATTCCGATGACAAGTTCATATACAACATCATCAATAGATGCCAATGCGCTCAATCGGCAGATGGCATTATTGCAGACGGAAAACGATCAATTGAAAGTTCAGCTAGATAATGCTATTGCTAATAGTGAAACTAGTGGATCACTCGCCGATCAAATGGCAATAAAACAAGTTATTCTTGAGCTTCGCAAGGCACTTGGTCAGGGAAGAGTTGACAGCGATTTCTCAGATACATTCCCATACACAGCGTTAAGGAAGGGTGCTAAATAATATGGAATATACCTCATATCAATTAGTTGGTGAAAATACTGCTAGTTTAAATACTGGATCGTATTTAAATCGGGCAGAATATTCCTTATTTGTGAAGGGGTTTGCTACTGAACCTTGGTATGGCCTTTCTGCGAATGATGTGATAGAGCTTGGCGTATGGGATCACAATCAAAATCTTATTTCTTGGAAGACGATTGGTCAGGAAAAACAATATAATCCCGTTACCCTTTCATATACCAATACATTAAATTTCCCCGTAACCTATTCATATAGGGAATTAATCTCCGACTTTATTCTTTATAAAAATGAACAAATTCTTGTGAATCCGTCGCAGGAATTGTCGGCATCATTTCAAATTTTATCCGGTAGTTATATACTAACATATAATTTTGTCCGTGAGATGGCGGGCAATATTTCCTCACCATTAGTAGTCAAAGACATTTCTCCATCACGAAAAGAACTTAAGCTCGTTCCTCTCAGTGCGTCAACTCCTGCTTATAGCGCATTTTGTCAGAAGAAGGTTTTAGTTTCAGATATTTCTCCACTTTATATTGACTCTGTAAAAAACTGCCCGTATAGTAATATTTACTCGGCGATTGCTCCACTGTATCCAAATGAAATTAATATCATTAGAAATGTTTTCTTTTTGACAACGGATGCGGCAATTGTTCAATTTTTTAAAAACTTATATGAAGATCAGTGGATATATAGATCGACATCCACCGATACCAAATCCGAGACTATAAGAATTCAGGGAATACGAACATACTTTGATAATTTCCTTCTCTCTAATTTGGAAAAAATCGTAGATTTTGCGGAAGTAGATGGTCGTTTTATGGGATTTGTTTCGGCCTCTATAGAACGCAAATTTGCTCCGATTGGAGCACATCCTATCCAGCCATATGTAGAAGCGAAGGCATTTGTATTTGATTTCTTTACGAAATATTTTTACACTCCAATTTCGAATCGTCTTTCGAAGATTTATAATGACAAATATTATTCGCATTTAAAAAATGCTCTCAATTTTGGAAATAATCGCCTGCTTCCGATCATTAATAGTGGAATGATGGATGAGCGGGTAGATTCTACGGATTCGATGACGCTTTTGCTTAAACTTCAAGCAGAACTTCCAAATGATATTCAAATTCAAACGCCGTGCTGGGTTACAAACGTATCATTGACACCATATGTTGTTAATGCTATAATAAAAAGTCCAAGTTCTAGTATCATTTATAAAATCGGCCCTCCAAATTTTTCAATTCCCATTCCGAATGCAAGTATGACAAATACTAATTTGTCTTACACTGCGGAAGATTTAAAGATAGAGGATCAAACGAATCGGGAAGTAGATGTTAGCAAAAATATTCAGGAATTATCGGTAGATTATACCGATTTTCAAAATTTCGTGGTGTTTTCTTCGGCAGAACTCCGATTAAAAATCTTTAAGAATAAAATCATTAATATTTCTGCTTTAAGTTCTTCTCTGAATACATTAAACAGTAACAACAGTACATTTATCGCCACGAATGGAAGCATTTATCCAAATTATTCTCAAGAATATGCGGATATTCAGGGAAAAATAAACGAATATATTGATTCATTTGATGGATATGAATCATATCTTTATCGTGGAGGCAGCTACACTTATAAAAGTGGAAGTTTTGTAAGCTCCAGTTATGTAGTGGAAATGGATAATTTGGCGGCGGCATATGATAAGACAAATCGTGATAGTCTTATCAACAATTGTCCCGAACATATTTTAACCGATTCTAACAACGATGAGTATATTATATTTCTATCGATGATTGGTCATTTCTTTGATAATATCTACATTTATATTGCCAACATGCCATCGGAGAGGAGAATTGGCAATGATACTTCGGCTGAATTTACACGGCGAATTGTAGACTATATGCTCCAAACATTTGGATGGAATCTTGATGATTCGTTGGAGCAAAGCAACATTCTCAACAATTATTTGACATCTGAGGAAGTTGGCAATCTTAATGCTATATCAGCCGAAGATAGATTAAAAATAATCCGAAATCGGATATTGATTAATCTTCCGCAAATTTATAAGACTAAGGGAACTGAAGAGGCGGTCAAATTAATCCTGGCGTGCTATGGTATTCCGTCTTCTCTTTTAAGTGTACGTGAATATGGTGGGATGAATTATGCAGATGAGAAGGCATCGTATACCACATATGAGCGGGTTTATCTTAGACAGTGGAATACAGCGTCACAATATGACACGTATTATTTACAATGTCCGCCCGGATCTCGCACATATCTTTATAAATTTTCAGTAGATGATGCGGAATCATATACCTACGGAATAGATCATGCGCTTGTAGGTGGAGTTTCCGATATTAGCGTGGGATCAACAACGATAGATGGATCTGGAGGTTGGGCTTCGGGATTTGTCAGAACTCCAAATAAAAATAGCGGTAAAATATTTTTCCGCATAGGTAATATTGCTGGCCCGATTTTAAAAATTTATAGTCCCGAATTTCCACTGTTCGATGGAAATATTTATAGCGTTATGTTGCGACGTAATCAGCCCGATGCCGGGTTCGAATACCCAGAAGACCCCAACGCAACTCCATCTAAATTTGATTTATATGTTCAAAGAAATGAGAGCGGGGAACAAATTTTACGACTAACATCAAGTGTAATTTGTTATGATACGGCATCTAATTACATGTTTGGAGAAGCGGGACATATTCTTATAGGCGGATGGTTTACATATTGGAATCGTGGCGGATACACGGGATGTTTTGACAAATTTCAAATGTGGCGTACATCTTTGAGTGATAACGATTTTGAAAATTATGTAGACAATATAAATTCTTATGCATTTGGTGGATCTAATTCACACGAAAATTTAATTTTCAGAATGCATTACGATTATCCCATAGATCAGCGACAATTTGTTACGGGATCGAGCGATATTTTAGAAGTCTCGGATACGAATTGGGCAGGCGTATGGCAAAATGGAAATCCATATTTTGCTACGGGATCGGAAGCTAGACTGGAAGAATTATATGGGATTTACGGCGTCAATGTAGATTATATGGTAAGTCGTGGTGCTTGGCAGGGAGCACAAACTCTTACACCTGATACATGTTCCGCAACAGGTTTTATTTCTTCATCTTGTTATCCGTGGCAATTTAAAGTCATAGATTATCCAAACACGTGGAATATTTCCAAGTATGGGCCAAATAAATTTAGAAATGAAAAGATTCGTCACATCTCACAATCCATCGAAGCAAGATTTGATAATTTGAATCGTTCTACATATGTGCCCGCAAGCTCGACTTCTCCCGATTCTAATCAAGTTGGATTTTTCGTAGATCCGCAAGACTTTAAAAATCGTGATATTGTCAGATATCTGGGCAATTTTGATCTTATGGATTCTATCGGAGATCCGTCCAATCAATTTTCTCAAAGTTATTCTTCACTTAAAACTTTACGAAAAGAATATGCCGATGCTCACTTACCGTCAGGCGGAAGTAAAACATTATATAATGAGTTGCTCATTCTTTATAAATTGTATTTTAATCGCTCGGTATTTGAGTCAATTCGCAATGTCCTGCCATCACGTGCAAATACAATCGTCGGGGTTCTTATAGAGCCGACTATTCTGGAGCGTCCAAAATATCAAGCTAAAGAAGTGTCTAGTGAAATAAACAGTGGATCAGCAGTATATCTTGAATGTGCTGCCGTGCATTATTATAAAGACCCGTTGCCTGAAAATAGGTTGGTCACCATTGCCGGATCAAGTGCAGAGATGGAGCGATCCACTTCCATCGAAGTGTCATATATTGCTCTTCCCGTTCGTGATTATCCCGTCAATTTTGGGGGCAATTATATTGCAGATTTTGCAGATCCATATAACAAAGGCCATTTTACGGGCGGTATTCTCTCTCAGGAGGAATTACAGTCTCTCATTTTATTGCCCGAAATTAATTTTATAGGAGTTCCAACATATGGAGTTGCGATGCTTCCCGTTCAATTTACTGCCCAGTGTTTTAATACAACCGCATATAAGTGGATATTTGGGGATGAAGCATTATCACGAATTAATCCCGCCTCTTTTACTGAGATTGCAAGTCCTACCCCTCTTCACACATATGAGTGGGCAGGACTTTATACCGTAACATTGACTGGATATAATGGTGGATTTAGCAATTCCAAGACACGGGTGGATTATATAAAGATAGACGCTCCTATCATTCACGCCGATTTCGAAGCGACTCCCACTGCGGGCATTGCAAATAGTTCTATTTTTACATTTACTAATAATAGTACTCTTGCAAATGCTCCACTGTCTAATTTATCATATTTATGGCAATTTGGCGATGGCACGACCAGCACTGAAATTAATCCGACGCATATATATGCGAATCAAGGTACATACACAGTCACTTTAACTGCAACGTGGGGTCATTATTCCGATACCGAAGTGAAATCTAATTATATCTTTGCTGACACGCCGATTACTCCGTGTGGAGGAACAATCAATGCTACGGGTGGTCAATCATGGCCAACGCCATATTCAACCACAATAAATTTGGGAACGAGCACTGGAGTAGTTACATTAAGATATGATATGTATAGTGTGCCTGATCGTATGGCGGTTGTTTGGAATGGCAACACGGTAATTGATACTGGATATTGCGGAGACAGCCGTTATCAAAGTCAAATTGATAGCATTGTTGGACCGGGCAATACGATAAGAACACCGAGCCGAGGCACAGCAACATTTAACAAGACCGAGAGTGAGCCACAATCCGTAACTATTTATGTGTGGGGTCCACTCGGTGGAACGTCGTGGAAGTTTAGTATCGGTTGTCCAAATAGTCCGCCCGATCCATTTCCCGAAACTGAGGATGATCCTCCACCGGGAGGAATTCCGCTTTAATTATTTTAATATATGATTGGAGAAATATTTTTCAATATGATGGAGCGTCAACACCCGATATTGGGTAGTTCTACCTTTTTGATGAAGCGATGGAAAAAATATACAATTTACTCTAAGAGTGGATCATATGTTCGGACAAATTATCTTAAGAGTGGATCTTATGGATGGAATGGTAAGGAAAATTCGGCGGCCAATTTTCAAAAGGATATTGCGTATAATAGAACAAATGCTCCGCATGGAGGAGTGTATTTTAACGAGCAGAGTTCTATAAAAGACGAATGGTATCAGACAGCGTCCATTTATTTGTATGATTATGTGACTGTTACTCAAGCATTCTATTTTCAATATGTTTATACCGCATCTGTGGCAGATCGGGTTCCGTCAGACGATAGTGATTATGCTGGAAATATTCCTACCAATAAGTGGAATCATAGGGAGGGGACGTGGCGCAATAGTCCGAACTCAATCTATAGTAATTGGGTGTGGCATAATAACTCCTCATTCGTATATAGCGGAAATGATTATATATGGCCATATAATTCAATAGCGAGTATGCTTGTGGGGCGTCCAATATATGGATGGTCTTCAATTTATACAGGAACTCCCGCATGGGACATGGGATATCAAAAGCGAATGAAAACTCCATTAATATGGGACGATGGCACATATTTCGAAGTTGTTAATGGGTATCCAAGGAATCATTTTTCTCATAAGCGCCCATTATTTTCACTGTTTTCTTATCAAACTAGTGGACGCATTCATAGAACTTCTACAGGAACTCTTGCTCCACGAGATCCGGGGCCGCTCAATCCTGAATCTATGGATATTACCCGCTCATTTTATACGGAAATCGGCTATTATATGAGAAATCGTCAAACAATATCCACAACTATTGGACAAAATGGGTTGGAAGATGGAACGTTGCCCGTTCGATCGTTCCAAGTTGGAAATCTTAATTTAGTACAAACGGATAATGTAATAAACCACTAAAAAGACTTCTCCGATGATACTTATAGATGAATACTCTTATAAAATTATATGGCATACATTGACAATCAAAGCATAACCGTTGATGCAGTTCTAACTAAAAAAGGCCGTGAACTGCTTGCAAAGAATGGTAATCTTAATATCACGTCATTTGCTCTTGCAGATGATGAAATTGATTACACTTTATACGAACCAAATCATCCACAGGGCAGTGCATTTTATGACATTGCCATAAGAAATACTCCGGTCTTTGAACCGCTGACTGATGAAACACAAGTAATGAAATATAAGCTTGTCACATTAAATCAAGGCGTAACTGCGATTCCCGTCATTACAATTGCGCAGGATAAAATTTTAATTACGAAAAATTATACGGGTGATATTATTATTTCACCTTCTACCAATCCCGCATATAATCTTCAGGCGGGATATACTGCAATTCTCGGAAATAAAACCGTTGGTACTCTTATTGTTCAGCAAACCAATGCGATAAATACCGTGTCAAGTACAGTTCCAACATTTGCGGGAGACATCAATACTACTAGTGCTCAAGTTGTTGTTGGAAATAGTTTTAGATTTGTTCCAAATAGTAGTTTGGGAAAGACGACCACGACTAATTTAACAATTATTGGAAATGAATCTGGAGGAAGTATTGCGATAGAAGTAACTGTAACCGTACCAACTCAATAAATTTATGATATTTAAAACATTCAATGCCAATCAAGATATTGTAGCCGGGCGTACGACTCGTGTTGCTAGTGGATTTTGGCCAAATGGGCTAACAAATTGGAGTCAGAGTTATTTCGTCGATGATTTTTGGGCATTAACAAGTTCCGCATCTCCATCTCCGTCTTATGGAACTTCTTATTATGATGTTCGTCGGACGATGTATTATACCAATGTTTATCCGGCCGAATCATATAAAAATAATTCCGATCCATATTTTTGTATTACGTACGGTCATATCGCAGGACATTTGGGAAGCGGATCATGGGCACAAGAGTCTGCAAGTATCCAAGCATGTCCAACAAAAGCGATTTATACTCAATATAAAAATCTTTTACTCGGAACATATGATTTGGATAATAAATTTACAATGATGTCTGCGAGTACTACGGTTGCTGCGGATGATATATGGGTTATAGATTTTTCCGCTTATAAAATGAAAGACCGAATCGATGAGGGGCTTCTCGAATTTACATTTAGTGGATCTTGGGACAATACCCTTACATTAATAGATGATTCTATTTACACTACGCAGAACCAAACCGTATATCAAATGGTTCCCGGCACAATTACAAATCCCGATTCTACACCAACATATATGGGCCTTGGATTATTTTATCCGGCAAATGGCATTGTAATTTTGAATGCAAGTCTGTTGGCAGCACGTTTAGGACTTACGGGATCATTCGCATGGCCAAATGGAATTGGGCCAGCGGGCGGGACGGGGCCGGGCACAAATCAATCGTGGCCATATAATCCGAGTTTAACGCCCAATTCTTTCTTTGCAAATGAAATTGGATATACTTACAATCACAGAACATTATTTATGTCTATGCTTTTAGCACGGGCGACAATCAAAGTTCGTAAGAGTGAGTATGTGCCTGCACGACACTATTTCATTCGAGTGATGAACCGGGAGTTTAATTACAGCAATAATCCGACATATGTATATGATGGAACGGACGACATACATCCGAAAGGAACCATTTATAATGAAGATTTTATTAACGATCCAAAAACATATATTACTACGGTCGGACTTTATAATGATAGTAATGAGCTCGTTGCAGTAGCAAAATTAAGTCGCCCCGCCTTAAAGAACTTTTCCAACGAACTTTTGATACAAGTCAGATTGGATTTTTAGTGGAAGCCGCTGCAAATATATAGAAATGTCGTTCTGTGCCCGTGTGGTGTATGAACGACATTTTATTTATGAAGGTTGATGGCGGATATATTTATCGATCGAATGATTAAACAATTAAAAAAATCCGACATTTCTATTATGCCCTTTGTTGCGACGAAGGCGTGGGAATTATTTAATATCGATAATCAAGATAGCGTTTTGCTAGAACCATTGTCGGGAAGTGAAGTAATTTCAGATACCTGTGTCGCTATGGATTACATAGATTATAATGTTGGTCCTACGCCCATATGGAGTAACATTTGTAATATTGCACTTGAACAACAAGTAGATGATCAAGTAATTTACGAAGAGGGAATTAGCGGAAGTAAAGAATCGTTTGATATTAATAGTTCTAAAAATAATTCGGGGACATATAAAACATTACTTTATACTCAAATTTTTAACGCATTCTATAATAGATACCACAATCCGTCGCAGATATTTGGGATGGAGAATATTGATTTTCCTCTTAGTCAGACAAATAGATATATTGCGGATAATTTTAGAATGTTCACTATTCCGAGAAAATTTTTCGGGGATAAATTGGTGGAGAAAAGTATCAAATTTTATGATGCAACCTTCGATGATAATGTTTATATTTACGACGATGGGAGTGGTAATTTGATCGTATCTAGTAATTTATTTTCGAAAATTCAAGAGGTAAGATCTTTTAATAATAATGTAATCAGTGGATCGATTAGCGAGGGCGGTGGCGGAGAAGAAATCCCACCTTATAGTGGAATTAGAGTTTTGGAAAATGATGATACTCGTATGACCGAGGACGGTTTCATACGAATAGTAGAATAATAAAATATGTATGTCCAAATTCAAAATGAAAATTTCGGATATGATGTAACTACATATGGCGATTATGTCGCCGTATCTAATCCGGCGAGTTTGCGATTTGATTGGATGACGGCCAGCATCCAGCGAACGGGTTCAGTAGATTATTTTCGTTATAATAAAAACACAGATAGTCACGACTATGTAGGAACACTACATCAACCATATATAGATATTGAAGTTCTTCTTTCACGAGAATTGGGCAGTAATGCTCTTCAAACTGAACGCCTCGGTCCTTCGTATACAAGAAATAGAGGGCTTCTCATAGATAAGAATGATTATACCAGATCGATAGAAGACGGATTTGGCACATCTATAGATTTATATAATAAATATTTGATTGTTGGATCACCACATTGCAATCAAATAGTACAAACGACTGCGACTCTTTTTACAGCTTCCATAGCAAGTGCGCAGATTTATAATCTTGAAATTAGCGAGTATCTTAATTTTACTCCAATTACCGACTGTTTAGTATTTACGTTGTATGATCCCGACACATATAATTTAAATTGGAATTCTGAATCATTTGGGAAGAGTGTTTCGATCAATAATGCATGGGCGGCGGTGGGATCTCCATCAATAAGCGGCTCGCAAGGAATGGTCTATGTCTATAGATATGAGCCAACTTCTAGTTTAGAAGGAAATGGTACGGCATCTGTCACGTGGTCATTTTTCCAAAAATTAGAACCGTCAGGAGCGTTGGCGGACGCTCAATTCGGATATTCTATAAAACTTAATAAATGTGCGGGATCTACAAGTCATAGTATGATCATTGGCTGCGGAAATCCATACAATACCCGAGCATATTATTTCGAATTTTATAATGGCAAATGGAATCAGACATATACATTTATTCCGGATAAAACGCCCCATCCAATGACATTTGGTAATTATTTACCATATGAGTTAACAATGAGCGATGGTAATTGGTTCGGAAAATCGGTATCGCTTTATGGAGATACGGTTACAATCGGCGAACCTTATGATAGAAGTTTTAAAGAATACAGCGGATCTAGTGTTTATAGACAAGGCTCGGCATATATTTTTGAGAGATGTCCCAGAGGCAGTCCTACATCTTACACGTTGCCAAAATCTCCAAATTCGGCAATTCAGTGGACTATAGCAGAAGATACCATATCTCCCACAATTATAGAATCTACTATTACTCCCGAATTATATCCACACGCTACGATTAAAGTAAATAATAAATTATATTGTGGAGGATGGGGCGGAAAGATATATCGCTTAAATAATCCCGATAATAATCTTTCAGATATAGATTCTGCAATTTGTAATGCCGGTACTGGAATATCTGCGGCATGTTATTCGGAAATTACAAATCGATTGTATTTTATGGTAAATGCAACTGCTTCGGGAAGTATTATTAGTGTAAACCCAAACAATTTGCAAGATCAACAGATTCTTGTCAGAGAATTGCCGCCATACAAGTCATTGCTGCCTCTCTGTACCGATGGCAATTATTTGTATACTGCTATGACTGGATCTTATCCATATGCGGCGACAATTTTAAAAATTGATATTGTCAGCGGAGCAACGGTAGCAAGCAATGTGTGGATATCCGGTTCAAATCCGACATATTATCCTCGGCGTCCCCACGCATCGGTTATGGATTCTGATAATGAACATTTTTACATTACCACTACATGGGGCCATATCGCAAAAGTTAAATGTTCTGATTTATCTTATATTACGACGACATTGTCAGTAGATTTTCCCGTGGGACCATTTGTACCGCCATTCGCATCAATAACGGATGATATTGCATATTCGGACGGATTTGTATACGCATCTGTAGAAAGTGGGGGGAATATTTTTAAAATCAGCGGCTCAAATTTGGATTTTAAAGCGTATCCGGTCGCACACAATTCATATGGCGTATATGCATATGATAAACACGTTTATTTATTGGCACATTCCGAAATATGGGTCTATTTAAATGGAGATTTAGATGGCGGGCCTATTAGATTTAATATACCACTTAGTAATGGATGTGTTTGTAATGAATTGTGGAAAACGGATGGTGGTAAATTTGTCTATACCGAATTTGTCAGTTCGGGTGCGCCTACAGGGAAGATAACATCGTGTCTTTTCCCTGAGAGTTATGAGCTTCCCGCTCCGACCATATTCAGACAAGCTCTTAAAACTTATGGCAATGAAAATATCCTTAAAAATAATTGTTTGGGATGGTCTGTAGAAATGTTTGGTGAATATATCATTGTTGGAAGTCCAAAGACAAATGTTATAAGTATGAGTTCATCGTATATTGGGGGGACTTTAGAACAACTACACCAATGTAATTCGGATCTGGAAAATCTTCTATGTGGCCAAGCAATGCTGATGGCTCGAAATACATCGTCCTCGGAATGGGATATAGTCAATATTTATCAAAAAAAGAAGAAATATCTTAGTCCATATCGTAGTTATGGGTTTGATGTCGGAATCGCCGATAAATCAATGGTAGTAGGAGCCCCGCTTTATCTTTGCAATGATGTGCGCCAGATTAACATTACTACAACTGCGAGCAACAATGTAGTCATGGACAGTATAAGTGGAAAGGCGTATATTTATAATCTTAACGATTTACGGTCGGATTTTCACGTTGGGAACGTATTTTATCGCAACGGAAAAATTGTAATAATGACCTCCGGATCTGCATTTGATGGGTTATTCTTTAATCCGCCGAACACATTTAATTATGAGTATGATTTGGAATTTAAGAGTAGCCATACTATTTTCGAAAAACAAGTAATTTGCACCGTAAATCCCGGGGAATTTAATGTTAGTACTAATCCAACGGCTCTGTTATCTACATCTGCATCGTTGGATGTAAATAAAAATGGATGGGTTGATTTTCAAGATGTGGATATTATTTTGCGATATATGCAATATAAAAATACGTCTCAATTGGGCGTTCCAGTCACGACCGATTGGAGTTCGTCGGTGGTCGTCAATGATGATGAAAAGAGCTTACTGCGGTGGTATCAAGAAATATATGACGATCCCGATACAAGTACCCATACGTCTGAAAGTATTTACACGTGGGAAACTCAGGATACGCAAATGCAAGATGTGCTCGATTTGAATGATGATAATAAAATTGATGTTCGGGATATGAACATTATGTGGAAATATTTTGCGAACAGACTGACCCAGGAGAATTATGCGGCATATATCACTCCATCGTGCAAACGTAAATTATTTAGTGATGTCGTAGATTATATGGATTATCTTACTCGGAAGAGCGTGAAACCACATATTGATCCGCAATTTATGAATTATGAACAATCCGTCGCATTGGATAAAACTGGATCATTTCTTGCTCCAATGGCTACTACCATCGGTCTTTATAGTGGACTGGATCTCGTTGTTATAGCAAAATTAGGAAGTCCAATTAAAATTACGCCCGAACTTCCTATAAATTTCGTAGTCAAAATGGACTTCTGATAGATATTTATATAAAAGGATAAAAACATATGCCAGATACAACTAATAGAGATTCGTTGGTGAAAAACATTAATGACAGGTATGCTACCCAGCGTGCGGGCGGTGCGTTCGATGTAAAGGAAACGCTGGGACAGCCCAATACCGAAGTTTCACCTGGAAAAGTCATTGACGCTAAAAGTGTGTCGGGACAGACATATCAAACCAAAAATGGATTTGTGGCAAAGAGTGAGACCGGAATTTCTCAACTTAAAGTTGTTCAGTCCAATGGGTCTGATGGCAGTTCTCAATATTCCCCTCCGAAGGGGGCAGACGTATCCGGTCAAGTAATAGATGCGGCAAGCGCCAATGGGCAAGCATTTCAAACTCCGAATGGATATGTAGTTAAAGTTCAGCCAATGGTTTCTCAACTCAAAGTTGTCCAATCTAATGGACAAGGAACGGATGGACAATCTCGATATGTAAAGGGCATAGATACGAGAAAATATAGCAACTTCAAATAAATTTTAAAAAATCGTCTTGCACGCTTCTATGTATTAGATGTCGGCAAGACGATTTTTGCTGTACATACTTAAACTAAGTTATAAAATATATGACACTGGGATTTGATTGTTCAACAGCATGTTGCGGTTGGGCATTTTGGGATGGACTTAAAATTATAGATGCGGGATTTATAGAATTGTCCAAATTTAAAAGTAATAAGGATAAAGCATTTCACGTTATTTCTGTATTAGATTCCAACCCGCACAGAGCGGGTATAACTAAAATAAACCTCGAGGCGGCATTGTCGGGATTTATGGGGGGTAGAACAAGTCAACAGACTATTATTAAACTGGCAAGGTTTAATGCGGTGTTTGAATATATTATTTCGGAGCAATGGAAGCTTCCCGTCAATCTAATTAATGTTGCGACCGCTCGTAAAGCAGTATTGGGAAAAGCGAGAGTCAAGGGTCTTACAGGTAAAGAATATGTTCAACAAGAACTTCCAAAAATTCGTCCAGAAATTACTCGCTTTGAAAAGCTAAATACAAAAAATAAATGGGACGAAAAAAATGGTGATATGTATGATGCAGTCGTCATTAGTTGTGCAATGTGAATGCTCCCCTACCCTAAAGCCATCGGGGCTTTCTGGCTCCGTTAATATAGAATAGTAAAAAAACATTCATAAGATAGATGGTGGATGATATTTATTAATGTATGAAAAATATTACAATTGCTTGTGATAGATGTGGACGAGTTATTCAGGGAACGATAGACAAATGTCCGCATACGGGCGCAATAATTACAGAGGGTTATTATGATGTTGCGGGATTAAATTGGCACGAATTTGCCAGATGGGAAGAAGAATTCATCTGCGACGATTGTATGCATTCCGATCCCAAATATAAAGAATTATATTCGTTGACTTGAAAGAAGGGTTTTTATATTTAATTTCAAATGACGCATTCCCAGGATATGTGAAGGTTGGGATTACGGAAGACATTTCTTCTCGATTGAGAACGTATCAAACGTCAGATCCAAGACGTAAATATAAGGTGGAATCTTATATCTTTCACCCCGACGTTCGTGCCGCAGAGAAACAAATTAAAGAATTAATGAAGCCGTTTGCTAAACGTGTTCGCAATGAATGGTATGAGATCGATCTACACATGGCCGTTCCACGATTACAGGAAACCTTGGCAGACCGGGAGGATATTAAAATAAGTTGAGTTTTATTGGCCAATATTGTAATATCGTTGATATGCTTAGCGCAAAACAACGATTTGACAAAATAAGGACGCAATGTTAATTCAATCTGAATTGGTTTCCATTCTCAATGAGGCACTTTCTCAACAGGGGAAGTTTCGCAAGGCGGGGTCACAATTGATATTCCACTGTCCTTTTTGTGCCGATAAAAACCTAATAACCAGAAAATTGGAGATTGCTTTATCTGGCCCAAGAGTTGGGAATTATCACTGTTGGCGCTGCGACACGAAAGGTAGTTCATTCGGTCATCTTTTAAAAAGACTCAATGCTCCGCAGAATATCAGAGATGCTGTTTTTAAATTAACGGGTGATATTCGCATTATCCGTAGATCTGAATCGGACTCCGAGTCGTGTGTTGTCTTGCCCGATGAATTTAAACCACTATCAATACCACGAAATTCGCCCGAATATAGAAACGCAATCGCATATTTGAAGCGGCGTGGGGTTGGTCGGGAAGATATACTCCGATATCACTTGGGATATTGCGAAGATGGCGAGTATGAACATCACATTATTATTCCATCATATGATGCCGAAGGGGCACTTAATTTTTTTATTGGTCGGCGTTATTATGACGTGGATGGCATTCCCCGACATAAAAAGCCGAATGTTTCTATGGATTTAGTTGGATTTGAATGCTTTGTTAATTATAATGAGCCTGTAATTCTGGTGGAAGGCGCATTCAATGCCATTGCAATTAGACAAAATGCCATTCCATTATTTGGAAAATTTCCATCTAAAACACTTTACTCTAAATTAATTTCCAACAATGTGCCGAAGGTTTATGTTTGTTTAGATGCCGACGCCGAACAGGAGTCTTTGTCGATTTGCACACGATTGTTGCGACTTGGAATATCGCCATTTATTGTAAATATTACGGGTGGGAAAGATGCCAATGAGGTCGGATTTAAAAAGGCATGGCAATGCATAGAATCTGCGATAGAAGTGGATTCTTCATTTTTGCTTAGAAAGCAATTGTTCGCTTAATATCTACGAAGAATTGTTAATGGAAGATATAAATCTATGAAAATATTGCAGACAAATAAACGGTATACTCGAATAGTTCATATCGGAGATATTCACATCCGGCTTTTGAAGCGACACGATGAATATAAACAGGTATTTAATAATTTCCTAAAAGATATTGCACAATATCCCGGACAAGAAACGTGCATTGTTATATCGGGGGATATATTTCATTCGAAGACGGATTTACAACCCGAATGTATAAATATAGCGTCTTATTTTTTGGGCGGATGTGCCAAATTATTTCCCACTATTATAATTGCGGGCAATCACGACGCAACACTTTCTAATAAATCAAGATTGGATTCGATCTCCCCGATAATAGATGCTTTAAACAACCCAAATCTCTTTTATCTTAAATCTACCGACTTGTATGGATTTGGGAATATTCTATTTAACAATATGAGTGTATTCGACCCCACCGAAAATTATATTCGGGGAGAGAATATTCCATCGATATATCGCAATCAATATGAGCATATTATAGCATTATTTCACGGGGCTGTGGATAATGCAACGTCAGATACGGGGTATACAGTTAAAAATCCTGCAATTATGCCGCCCCTATTTGATGGTCATCATTTGGCATTGTTGGGAGATATTCATAAAATGCAAGATATGCAAGATTATGATCCCGACAATTCCAAGCCTTGCATACGATATTGTGGATCGCTAATTGTGCAAAATCACGGCGAATTTCTTACGGGACACGGCTATACATTGTGGAATTTATCCGATTATTCGTACACTCACCACGACATTCCAAATGATTATGGATATTTTACCGTTGATATTGTAAATGGACGGCTTTGCACGAGCTTATTGGATCTTCCAAAAAAGGTCAGATTGCGAGTTAAATGCCTTAATAGTAATATGTCCGATGTTAAAGCAATCATCGCCGATATAAAAACAAAATCGGAAGTTATAGAAATTGCCCATGTCCGAGTAGAGCAGGAACAAGCTAAAACAGATGTTATTCCATTTTGTAAAGATATTATATTAACAGATCTTACGAATGTTAATTATCAAGATAAACTTATTACCGAATTTCTGACCAAGAAACTTGGAATATCTAGCTCCACTAAACTGGATGATATTCTTACAATCAATCGTTCTACAAATCAACTTATAAAGCAAGACGATTTCGTTCGTAATTTGAAATGGAAGCCTATCAGATTCGAATTTGACAATATGTTTACGTATGGTGAAGGTAATGTTATTGACTTCACACAAATGGATGGAATTTACGGTATTTTCGGACCAAATCGAAGTGGCAAATCTAGCATTTTATCGGCTTTTCTTTTTTGTTTATTTGATAAATTCGAGCGAGGATTCAAAGGGCTGCACGTTCTTAATACTCAAAAATCGAGTTTTCGCTGTAAATTGGAATTTGAAATTGCGGAGGTTCGTTATTTTATTGAGCGAACGGGAACGATTACACCAGGTGGAAATGTTAAGGTAGATGTTTATTTCTGGAGAATTAAAGATGGCGTCGAAGAACCACTCCGAGGTAATGCCAGATCAAATACCAACGATATTATTCGAAATTATATTGGCACATATGATGATTTTATTCTCACGACGATGGCTTTTCAAAATGCCAAAAATTCTACGTCATTTATTGATATGGGAAATACTGAGCGAAAGGATTTATTAGTACAATTCGTCGGCCTTAATATTTTCGATAAATTGCACGACGCAGGTGGAGAGCGTGCTAAAGAATTGAATGTTGCATTAAAACTTCATAAAGCCAAAAATTATCAGGTAGAACTCCAACAAAGTCAAAATGCGCTGAATCACGCAAATACCCTTTTTACAGAATGCGAGGTAAGAGTAAATGATTTAAAACTCCAAATTGCAGCAGTCAATGAGCAAATTACCAAAGAAACTGCAAATCTTATTAAATTGGATTCTAGTGTGCCGACTGATTTGGGACAATTAAACTCCCAACATACAGCGGCAGTGACGGCGCTTTTACAAAAACGAGAATTTATAACAAAGACGAAGGCATCGCTTTTAGAAGTCGAGTCGAACCAATCAAGCGTAGAGTCTAAAATTGGAGATATAGAGAAGTCCAACCTTGTCGAAAGTCATAAAATTTATAAAGATCTTTCTCGTAAAATTGCAGCGGCTAAGCAGAAAATAGAATCTAAGAAAATAGAAATTAGAACTAAATTGGACAAGGTGGAGAAACTTAAAACTCATAAATTTGATCCGGCCTGCAAATATTGTACGGAGAATCAATTCGTCAAAGATGCTTATCAAGCTAAAAAGGAGCTAGAAAATGATAAGAAGGAATCGGACGCAATGATGGAAGAGATGGATACCCTCAAGAAAAAATTTGCCGAATATGAGTGGGTTGACAAATTATATGAAACATATACAACACTTCTAGTAGAGCAAGGAAAATTAAAAAGTGTACAGTCATCGCTGAGTGAAAAGATAATTATATCGAACAATGACGTGGAAAAATTAGACGCCGCAATAAAGACTGCCGTTCGACAAATAGAAATCTACCATCGCAATGAGACTACCGTGCAATCTAATGTTAAGATACAATTATATATTGATGAATTTAGAAATACATTAACAAAATTGGATGTGGAATTTCGAAAGGCCAATCGTGCTCTTATGGAGGTTTCTGAAAAGCGGGGGCATTTTAGCACCGAAATAGACAAACTCACTGCCACTATTAAAGAAATTGCAGCAATGGAGTATGAATCCGAATGTTACCAACACTATCTCACCGCCATCGGGCGTGATGGTATACCATATCAGGTTATATGCAATGCCGTGCCCGAAATTGAAAAAGAAGTCAATTCCATCCTCAGTCAAGTTGTAGATTATACCGTTCAATTTGAGACGGACGGTAAAAATATTGTACCGTATGTGGTATACGAGCATGGGCGATGGCCAATCGAGTTAACGTCGGGATACGAGCGTTTTATTGCAAGTATAGCAATTAGGGTGGCACTGGCTAACATTTCCAATTTGCCAATGGCAAACTTCCTTGCGTTGGACGAAGGTATGGGAACATTGGATAAAGAGCATCTCGCCATAATGCCTACATTTTTTTCAATATTAAAACATTCTTACGATTTCATCCTTATCATTTCACATCTTGACAATATCCGAGATGCAGTGGATAAACAGATAGAAATCCTTCACGATGGGACGACATCAAAAGTCGTATTCGAGTGAAGTGGACAGGTGCAGTTGGGATAAATATAATAAGTTTCAACCTTTTTTTACTAAATATGTGAATATATCCTATTTATAGGATATATGTCATTACAATTACTTTCAGGGTTCAATAAGCGTGGAATAGATCGTGGATTATTCACGATGCAAGTGGATATAGAGGACACTGCACACTTATCAAAATACTTCGAAGTTGTCGAATTTGCCCCCGTATTTACTGCGGGGAAAAATTCTATTGCCTTTAATGGAAGCAATCTACTCAAAGACGGCGCTGAAATAAAGGTACAATGCATAGACTCTAATGGGAATAACTTATATTTAGATTATCCCCGCAGTAGTACTCAATATACAGACATCGCCAAGTTTGTTGTTGCCATTCATGTATATAATGAAATATATAATGGGGCGGGAAAACTTGCACTCGTTGGAACGACTGCGAAAAACGAAGTTGTTCGATGGATTGCCAATATTTCCATAGATAAGACTCTTAATAATGTCTCTAAGACTAGATTTCAATCCACGCCGACGATTGAGGCCAGATCTTTGCTCTACAACGTCATTTCTGGCGACATTGCTCCGCAACTAACATCTAATATCAATTTTACAGGAAGTTGTTTTGGTAACGCTATAACTCCACAGAAGGATACGATTAAAAGTTATATTAATCCTAAAAAAACGGAAACGGATTATCGTATAACGTTTAACTCTTCGAATGCTGCCGCTATTGCTCCGACAATTTATCCGACAGAATCTTTCAATTCGCAGATGGAGGGGCAGGCAATTACGTTAGTTACACAATACATTCAAGAGCCATTTTCATATAAAGAGAAATATGCATATGTTACGGCCTCTTTCAAAATAAAAAAAGTATTAAATTCCAACACACTTCAAGTTGATAGTCCGTTTTTCTTTTCTGCCGGGAAAGATCAGGGGGTAACTAATATTAATATCGCCGGATTTACATCATCATATAAATGGGTTGCATATAATACAGCACTGGACGCATATAGCAAATATACCGATTTAAATGGAAAGACTTTATATCAGCGAGAATCATATGCTGAAATTCTATATAGAAACTTGACTACGTTTACTGGATTTGTCGCAAGACATAAATTATATCGTAAAAGTATGCTTTACCCCGGCGACTATCAACTCATCGCCGACGAACCACTTACATTTAGGGATCTGCTCGTAGATCCGGTAACATCCAACAAAACTTATAATCTCATAGGGAATTTTTATAATCAGTGTCATATTGATAGATACTGGTTTACCAGCTCGGCTGAGATTGGACTGTCTCATTCGGTATCGCCACGCATTAATTCTATGACGATTGATATGGCGGGAACCAATTATAAACTAATGGATGGGTCGAAGTATGTTATTGCAAAGATGGATGCGACTGCTGACTCTACCAATGATTGTATATATTACCCATATGATCAAGACGCCTTCAATAAATTATCGGGCTCTCATTATTATTCTAATTTTATAGATCTTAAATCGGGGTCATTATATGTAATTTCTACAAATCTAACAGTTGAAAAATCAAGTTATGAGACTGCCAAAATAGAATTTTATTTGACCAGCTCCATTTCGGATATTGTAAAGGAGAAGTATTATATTCCACCATATGGGTGGAAACTAGGCGAAATTCAGATTAAAGACCAAATCGACCTTAAAATTTTTGCGGATAAACAATATATTTATTTTACACCGCTATCCGATTATTATGGCACTCTGGTAATTGTGCCATACTTATGCAAACCCACATTTTCGGAATTATCCATCGGAATTTATGGGGATTATGGATTTTCTCCCGACGCATCAATAACTAAAGTTCCATTTAAAATTAATGTTGCGAATGAGCCGTGGCAATTGAGATCGGAATTATATGACATTAATTCCACGCTTGTTTATTCAAACCTTCAGACTGTCCAGACATTTGATATCAATGGTGAGAGTTTGTTTGGATCTACGGGAGGAGACTCCCCCAATCCTAATTATACTACTTTTAATGCAACCATCATTCCCTCATATAATATCAATACAAATGATTATTTGAGCATTCTCACATCGGGTGGAGAGGGCAGGGCGCTCAGCGTTCGTTATATCGGGGATTTAAGCCAAGGTCGCAGAATTGAAGTGAGGCCAGATGGTACAAAATACACATATCAGTAGAATTTTACGATTTTCCACAAATAGTTATTTGTGTCGATAAATAATTGAAAAACGTAGAGTTGAGAAGAAAGTTATGCATAAAGACAAAAGCAATCTGGATATAGTACGCTCATATCTTAGCGGAGAAAGACCGTGGGTCCAAATTGGATATACGGGAAAAAAGTATACCAAACGCAATGTAGGAGATCGGTGGACGGATAATCGGGGGATAGAGTGGGAACAGAAAGTGGGCGGACCTACCAGAGTCAATAAAATGGCTGAAGCTATTCGAGAGGCCCGAGGAAAGGACGTATGCAAAAAGTGTCAAAAAGAGATGCGATGGGGAGATAAAACTGATCAACTCTTCTTCCGCAAAACAGGACTTTGCACCGATTGTCTTATAACTTATGAAACTAATTTGCGAATACTCGGAATCCATTCCGAATATGAGACCATGAAATTGGCTTCCAATGAAATGGGGTTTTTAAAAGATGCACGAGATAAAATTTCCGAAACCCTGAATTTCTTTCAACAGGATGGTGGCGATGTTACTATGATATGCAACTCGGAGGGATTTGTAGAACGGTGGAAAAATACCAATAGAGAGCAAATCATAGAAGATGCCAAGCGAGATTTGAAATTGATCAAAAAGTACATTGCGAATCTTTCCAAACTTAAAAATAAGTGTAAAAAGATATATGTAGAAAATGCCAAAAAATACAATTTAGAAATTTATGTCTAACAAGCCGCAGCTTTCCTATCAAGAGTTGATCAAGCAAGAATATACAAAGTGCTTGGAATCTCCGGTGTATTTTATGAAATATTACGCCAAGATTCAACATCCAGTTCGGGGAACGATTTTATTTAATTTATATAAGTTTCAAGAAGAAACTCTTCAGGAGTTTCACGATTATAAGTTTAATATTATTTTAAAATCTCGTCAGATGGGCATTTCTACTCTTGTTGCTGTATATTCGCTGTGGCTGATGATTTTCCATAAGGACAAGAATATTCTGCTGATTTCATTAAAACAGGATGATGCGAAGGAAGTTATCGGCAAGGTTAGATTCGCAAATGAAAATCTCCCCACGTGGCTTAAAGTAAAATGTCTTGAGGACAATAGATTATCACTCAAATTTGCAAATGGATCTCAAATTAAAGCCGCATCAACTACAAAGAAGTCTGGAGTAGGACACGCTTTAAGTTTATTAATAATAGATGAGGCGGGGCTAATCGATGAAGCGGATGAATTGTGGACTTCGGCACAGCCGACGCTATCAACCGGAGGATCGTCGATTGTATTATCTTGCGTAACCAAAGATACAATGGTAATAACATCGAAAGGAATAAAAGAAATCGGATCATTTGTAGATAAATCGAAAATTGGCGGATATGAAATAGATAAATATAACGTGATGGGAGTCGATGGCATAAGATGTGGAAACTTATTTCACAACAACGGAAAACAGAAAACAAACATTTTAAAAACAAAGTTTTCGTCCATCGAATGCACCGATAATCATAAGGTGTGGGCGTATAAGCAAAGTACAAAAAGATATGATTGGTATGAGTCATCTCAATTGGAAGTAGGTGATTTTTTATCACTTCAATATGGGCAAAAAATGTGGGGAAATAATGATGATATATCATCATTTACGCCGTCGATATCGCCCAAGATACATTCTCCATATCATCCAAAAAATATTAGTATAGAAATGGCGTATTTACTTGGATTGTATATTGCTGAAGGAAGTGTATACAAAGTCGTAGACAAAAATGATAACTTTGTGGGAGGAATTCTAACTATCACGTGTGGAGACAATATTTCGTGGGTATTTGATAAGCTTAATTTGACATATAGTTGTCTGGATGGATTACATTATACTATATCAAATAAAAATTTTATTGAGTTGATGGAATATTTAGGATTTGACGTATCGGTAAAGGCAAATCAAAAATATATTCCTCCTCGATTAATGGAGATGTCTGGCGACAATATTAAATGGTTATTACGTGGTATTTTTGATGGAGATGGGTGCAGCACAAAAAAAGCCGTAAAACTTACATCTACATCTTGCAAGTTAATAAAACAAGTTCGGATGTTGCTTCATAATTTTGGTATTCTCGGAAGTATAGTATCGGAAACGAAAGACAGTTTGAATTCGAGAAATGGAAAAATAAAACATAATCATGATTCGCACAATTTAGAAATTTGTGGACGCTATATGATTGATTTTTTCAATCGAGTTGGGTTTGGATTAGAACGAAAACAAACACTCCGGCCACCCATAGTAAAAATGAATGTTGGTCGTGCATGTAGTAAAGATGTCATTCCCGATTCATTGGAATTGGTTAAGGAAATAGTCCAGGCAACCGGAATGACGTATACCGAAATAAATAAGCGATGCAATATTCAAGTCAATGGCTACTGTAGTCCGACCAAGTATAAGAGCAATAATATATCTCGGCAAAATGTTATTACATTGTATGCTATGTTTTATGGATTATTATCAGCCGAAACACAAATTTACTGGAATAATATAATAAAATCCGACGTCGTGTGGTGTGAAATTACGTCCATCGAACATTCGGAAAATGAAACGTTTGACTTTTCTCTTCCTGAAAATAGTGATGATTTTTGGTGTCATTCTATCATTTATAATGGAATTATTGGGCACCAAACTCCAAGAGGAGTTGGTAATTGGTTTCATAGAATGTGGCAAAGTGCAGAAGAAGATAATGGCAAAAAGGTAGGAAAGAATGGATTTCACCCTATTAAATTGCCTTGGAATTTACACCCCGAACGAACCGAGGAGTGGAGGCGAGTAGAAGGTGAAAAAATAGGAAGTTCTAAAAAAGCTGCGCAAGAATTTGACTGCGACTTTTTAGCATCGGGTGACAACGTTGTAGAATTGTCCATCGTAGAATTCTATAAAAAGAATATACAAAAAGATCCCACGGATATTCGTGGAGCAGATCGTGGCTTATGGGTATGGCAATATCCTGATTATACCCAGACATATTTATTGTCCGCAGATACCGCTCGTGGCGATGGTAGCGATTTTTCGGCAGCACACGTTATTAATGCGACGACATTGGAACAATGTGCCGAATATAAGGGACAGTTAGGAACCAAGGATTTTGGAAATTTGCTGGTGGCGCTTGGAACGGAATATAATAACGCATTGCTTATTCCCGAGCGGGAAAATGTTGGATGGGCGACAATTCAGGCAATTATAGATAGAAACTATCCAAACTTGTTTTATATGACTAAGGATCTAAAATATGTAGATCCGGACACGCAATTTTCAAACAATTACTATTCGGAAGATAAAAAGGCAGTACCGGGATTCACGACAAATATAAAAACCCGTCCCATCATTATTTCTCAGTTAGAATTATATTTCAGAGAAAAAGCAATACGAATATATTCTAAAAGAACTATCGCCGAGCTTGAAACATTTATTTGGGAAAATGGTAAAGCCCAAGCTATGAAGGGATATAACGACGATTTAATATTATCGCTTGGGATTGGACTGTGGGTTAGAGATACCGCCCTGCGGTTACGACAAGAGGGAATAGATATAACAAAAGCATCTTTAAATCATTTGTCTATGAATAAAATGGATCAGACGCCATTTTATAAGACACAAACGGCTCAGCGTGGACGAGAACAGTGGACTATGAAGACGGGAAGGCAGGGAATCGGACAACACAATACGGAAGATCTGAACTGGTTAATACGCTAATAACAGGTTTTTCAAAAATATTTATATGGATGATGTGTTATATAACACAAATAAGAACAAAATATGCCAAACCAAACACAAATTAAGCCATTTGACGATCAGATTTTAGACGTTAAAAAGCAATCGCTGTATGCGAGATTGAAGAGATTATTCTCTACCGATGTTATTGTACGTAACGTAGGCGGCAAACAGCTTAAAATAAAAGATACCGATAATATTATGTACGCAACGGATAGAAATTCGTTGCGTGACAGATTTAATCGTATTCGCTCGACTGCATATAATGCATACACACGTGATTTTGCGATGTCATATCAAGCGGCACGGATGGATTTATTTCGTGACTATGATTGTGTGGGACCAGATACCATTATTCCATTACCGGATGGATCACGACCTACCATTGCAGAACTGGCCGAGAAATATAAAAATAATCCACAGGAAAGATTCTGGGTTTTTTCCTATGATCACGAAACCGATTCCATAAAACTTGGGAAAGCATATCATCCAAGGAAAAAGAAAGGCGTCCGCCAAGGTTATAAAATAACTTTTGATAATGGACAATCTATAATCGGAAGTTTGAAACATCCATTTTTAATGCGGGATGGAAGCAAAAAACGCCTTTTCGAATTGCGTGTTGGAGATTCTGTAATGCCTTTCTACGAAAAAGAATACGGATATAATAAACATGGATTTAAACGCTATCGTAGGTTATATAACTTTTCGAGAGGATGGCAGCAAGAGCATAAAATAGTCGCCGAGCAGTTTTATAGACCACTTGAAAAAAATGAAGTGATTCATCATAAAAACTTCAACGGGTCGGATAACACGCCCGAAAATCTTGAAATAATGGATTGGAAAGAGCATAAACGATTTCATTCCGACCACAACAAAAATGTATTATGGGGCGAGAAAAACTATAAAAATCAACTCCATAAGTTGAAGTCTCATCCAAATTATGTTAACCGGGCGGTTCATCATTGGAATGGAGAACGTGTCGGGTCGAGTAATCCATTTTATGGAAAACAACATACTATTGAATCTAATGAGAAAAGATCAAAATCCTTAAAAGAAGCATTTATTAATAAAGATCAAACAGGAAAAAAGAATCCAAACTATAGAGATGATGTTACGTTTGATAATGTAAAACAAAAAGCATTTGAATATTATAAAGAATATTCAAAAATAAACATATGGGATTTTATTAAACACATTCATTGCGATCATTCTACCCTTCAAAATCGACTAAAAAAAGAAGGACATAACTGGAAATCTTTTAAACGAGAAGTTGAAAACACTTTAAATCATAAAATAATATCAATCGAGAGCGTTGGAGAGGTTGAGGTTTATGACGTTACAGTTGAAAAATATGAAAATTTTGCTACGGATAGTTGTATAGTCGGAAACACGATGGACATGGACCCCATAATGTGTTCAGCATTAGATATTTACGCAGATGAATGCTTGACCTACAATGAAGTAGGTAAAATGATAACAGTCCACTCGAATAATAATAACGTAAAACGAATTCTTGAGAATTTATTCGATGAAATCTTAAATGTTAGATTTAATCTATGGTCGTGGGTGAGAAATATGTGTAAATATGGAGATTTCTATCTTAAATTATATATTACTCCCGAGTATGGGATTTATATGGTAGAGCCAATTTCCGCATATAATGTTGAACGGATTGAGAATTCTGACCCCTCTAATAAGCGATATGTTAAATTTCAAATTCGTCCTACAGATACAACACAATCAGAGGTTCTCGAAAATTATGAAGTGGCGCATTTTCGTCTAATTAATGATAGTAATTTCTTGCCGTACGGTAAGAGTTTAATAGAAGGAGCTAGACGAGTTTGGAAGCAACTATCTCTGATGGAAGATGCTATGCTTATCCATCGCATTATGCGTGCTCCCGAAAAGCGAATTTTTTATACTGATATTGGAAATATTCCGCCAAATGAAGTCGATGCTTATATGCAAAAAATGATGGATAAAATGAAGAAAATTCCATACATGGATGAGCAATCGGGCGATTATAATTTGAGATTTAATCTTCAAAATATGGTGGAGGATTATTATATTCCAGTTCGTGGCGGTGACAGCGGAACAAAGATTGATACTCTTGGTGGTATGGAATGGACTGGAACTGAAGATATAGAATATCTTCGCAATAAATTGATGTCTGCGCTCAAAATTCCCAAAGCATTTTTAGGATATGAAGAGGGAATTAGCGGAAAGGCGACCTTGGCATCGGAAGATGTTAGGTTTGCTCGCACAATTCAACGATTACAATGTATTATTGCATCGGAATTAGGCAAAATTGCCACCGTTCATTTATATGCTCAGGGATATAGAGACGAGTCTCTTGTGGATTTTGAATTAGAATTAACCAATCCATCAACCATATTTGAGAAAGAAAAGGTTGAAATATGGTCTGATAAGGTTGCGGTTGCTACAGATATGGTGGAAAATAAGTTTTTCTCGTATAAGTGGGCTTATAAGAACATCTTCAATATGTCGGAGGATGATATCGAGAAAGTTAGAGAAGAAATCGTCGAGGATGCCAAACAAAGGTATAGATTCGCATCTATTGAAGAAGATGGGGATGATCCTGCCAAGCCGTTTAAGAAGATTGGGGGCAAAGGTGGCGATGACGAAGATGGCGACAAAGATATCGGAGATCTCGGCGGTGGTGGAGGTCTTGGGGGTGGAATGCATAGCAGTGGCGGTCTCGGAGGTTCAGACTTGGAAGATATGGATAAATTTGGAGAAGACGGCCCGGGTTTAGACGATTTGGCGGACATAGAGGGTGGCAATGAAGAAGGAGAAGGGGATGAAGACAAGGAAACGGAAGATGAAACGGGTCCAGAAAAGTCTAAAAATATAAAAGAATATGCAGATCCGGCCAAGGACCGAGATCAAAGTGGTGAACACGATGCTCGTAGAGATCATCCTATGGCAGAAGATCCGCTCGGACAAGATGCCATGAATGCCAATACAAAGACAAATAGTGAACGTAAAAAGAAAAGTGCAATTGCCCATAATTATGAGGGGGGAAGTCCATTGAGCCGATTGCATGAACGAAATAAGCCCGTAGTTGATGGGGCTATGATCAAAAGTTTATCCGAATTTTTAAATAAAACAGGAAAGAATATAAAAACGGAGCTTTTAAATGAAATTATAAGGGACAATCCGAATAATAAATCTATGATGGATGAGTCCAACATTTTAGAATAAGTCTTACGTATATGAATATAAACTTAGTGTTTACTTCATTATTTATATATTTATAATCAATCGAATAGCAAAGCTAATATTATGCAGAATGTGGAATATAAACGTAAGTGTCCGGAATGTGGCTGTGATATAGTATACATTTCACTTGATTCTTTCCGACACGCCAAGTCAACGTCAAAATGTCGTTGGGGGGAATCTAGCCTATGACTCAACAGAAAAAAATGCGCCATTCTAAATTCAGAAATACCGGTATTCTGTTTGAATTGCTGACAAAGCAAGTCACCGCAGATATTATTGCCGGTAAAGATATATCCGCAGCAAAAAACCTATTACATAAATACTTTCGAGAAAACACCGAGCTGGGACGAGAGTGGCAATTATATAATGCGGTGTTGGCCGAAAAAATCAAAGATGAGGCTCACGCAGAACGGTTTTTTTCGGTTGTGTTAGAAGCTCGCAAGAAACTCAATAATCGCCAACTCTCTCTTCTCAAATATGATTTAATTAAGGAAATTAAAGATTCATATCCAATAGATGAAATGTTAAAAGCCCCCGTGCGAAATTATAGAGTATTAGCCTCCATTTATAAAATCTTTGAAGATCTCGCATCTTCGGATTGTAAGTTCGACGTAAAAGAAATATATCGGGCAAAAACTTGCATAGTGGAGCATATAGTGGATAAGCCAAAGGCCGCACATTCTGAAGATGAGCTTATCAATTATTATAAAACTCAAAGCGAGGATATACGGCTTCTTACTTATAAATTGTTATGTGAAAAATTTAATGAAAAATATGAAAGTACCTTGGACGATGATCAAAAATCAGTATTGCGAGAGTATATCTGTAATGTTGCTAATACAAATAATTTTGATGCATTTGTAAAAAAGAAAGTATCTGAAATTAAACAAGCATTGGTTGAGCATATTGATAAAATCAAAACATCCGATGTTATGAAGATAAAGATAAAAGAAGTCATCAACCAATTGGATAAAATCAATCCCGGTAAAATTGTTAAAGATAACCACGTTATGGTGCTTATGCTTTCATATGAATTATTGAATGAGATTAAACTACAATTGAAAGAATCAAAATGAATATAGATATTAAAGTTCTCACGAAAATATATTCTACATATGGAGTAAATGCCGTCAAGAACTATCCTCAAGTTGATGCAGTGCTTTCTAACTCGAAGCCATACGTTGATGTAGCTCCTGCTGAATGTCAATCGGTTCTTAAACGGGGCGGATATCAATTTATGACATCCAAGGGGTATTTTAAACCGTCATCGACTGATAGTGATGATGGACAGGTGATTTATTATATAAAATCCAACAATTGGTTTATATGGGTATGGGAACATATGTTTCGCATTCTTACGGGGGAAAAACAACTTTCGAAATGGATTCTTGGAAATGAGAAATATCCCAAAAGCAAAGCCGTCTCTTTTATGGAAACGTATAAAAAAATGGTGGGGATAGATACTGCTGCTTCTGCCAAAAATAAACCGGAAATGCCATCGGATATGGATCGTGTAGCAGGAATTTTTGACTTGGATATTAAAGGTGGGGGCGAACGCATGGTTGATTATAAGCCTACAATAGTAGATCCCACGGATGCGCTTATTGCTAAATTAACAAAGCAGGCTGGTTCAAAGAAGACTTTACCCGCCGATACGATAATTGATGTGGGACTGAAAGCTAAGAACGAAAAGAACACCAAACTTCTTCAGTTTCTCAGTACCATTAAGCCTTTAAATGAAAATTTTATAAAAAAGGATGATCTTCAGAAACTTATTCGTGGAATAATTAAAACTGTAATGGAAGGGGTTACGAAAAAGAATGATGAAAAACTTTGTGAGGATGGAGGAGCCGCAGTCGCAGGAGATGGCGGGATGTCTACGACCTCAGATGTGTCTCCAGTAACAGGTCCAAATGCATTTAAGAGTAAAAAGTCAATTAATAAATCATCTCGGCCCGTTACGGAAAATGAGTTTGATGGTAAAGAGATGCCTAAACACAATGCGAAATGTACGCCCGAGGAAGAAGCGGAAGCTAATCGTATAGCTAAAGAAATATGGGGATGGCAGGTTGGACCCATGAGACTGCATTCTATTGATAGACTTGGAGGGAAACATTTTTGGAGTGATGAACATTCGGTATTAAAGAGCAGACACATTATTTGTAAGCAGCGGGATGGTGCGTGGATATATGTCAAGGGAGACGGCCTGCAAGCAATGTGGGTGAAATTTGAGAATGAACCATTGGCAGAAATAACAACAACCAATTCTGTGGCCGGGTATAATATTCCTGGTGCATTTTCTCGTGCGGGGGGTAGTGCGAGGGGAGTGGAAAGTTCTGACAAGCTTGGCTATCAATTAACTAAAATTGGCAAAGAGGATATGAAGTTAAAGGCCGACAAGCTTTGTGAAGATGTGGTAAAAAATCTTAACAATTTAAGAAGAGCGCAGTTAGCTCACGATGATGCTGTGCCGAGCGATGATCCGGATGCGATAGAATGTCCCGATTGTGGTGGTGATATTGAAATAACTAGCCAAGGTCAAAGTCGAGGCTGCTGGTGGACACACGGAAAGTGTCCCGAATGTGGATATAAATATCAGAATGATAATTTCGATCAGCAATATGATTTATGATTAGTTTAAGAAGAATGGTAGAATCGTACAATGTGTCGGGTCAATATTACGACCTTGGGAGAGATTTTGCCAATTTTCGTCGGATGATTGATGGGGCTGACCAGCAAATCCGACAACAATATGAAAAGGCAATTTCTGAGAAATTGGTGGGTAAACGAGTCCGTGCCCGTGCCTCCCGTGGATATAAACAATATGTTAAAGATTATGAATTTGACATTGCCAGAATTACACTGGACGATTATTATGATAATTTTGTAGTTGTCGCTTATGATTCTACTACTCCCAAAGCAAAAGAATATTTTCTAAAGCCCGGATTTAAAGTGCAGATTCTCGGGTCTTCTACAGGTCAACCATCTCCGCAAAAAGGAAATAAACCCGGGGATGCGGTTTCGCAAAAGCCGACAGTTCCTCCGCAACAACATCAGACGCAATCGGATACGATGCCGCCTCAATCTACAGTACAACCGGGATCTTCAACGAATGAAAAACCTCTCAGAGAAGCGCCTGAAAAGCAGAGTGGCCTTTATGATGCATATCCAATCGATCAAATTGAAAAGGATATTAAACAATGGCTTCCAACAATTCTCATCAAGCCCGATATAGCAATGCGGGACTTCATACGTGGACTTGGATGGCAACGTGATTTGGGACGAGGAACGATAGTAGCATTGTATGATTTGAAAATTCCGTCGGATTATATTAAACCTGAAATTAAAGTAGATCATATAAAAGAATTGATCACGGGACAAAATATATCGCAGACCGGCTCAGCCTCCATTCAATATGATGTATCGCAGATGAAGCTGGATGATACGAAAGACGAGTGGCAAATTCGAATAAAAAAGACGACGACAAAGTAAGTGTATGAATAACGAAAATAAAAAACTTTTGATGGAATGTATTACATTCGAAGCCGATCCACGGCTGCTTAAAGAATCTAGCGATCATCCAAATCAGCCATTCCGAGTGAGTGGAATTTTACAACGCAAAGGTAAAAAAAACCAAAATGGCCGTATTTACCCCGATGAAATTCTAATGCGTGAAGCTGAAAAATATTCAAACGTTTTCATAAAAGATAGACGGGCGATGGGTGAATTAGATCATCCGGAATGTAAAAGAGTTGGAACTGAGATACTTACGAAAGATGGATGGAAAGATTTGCGTGATGTTAAAATCGGAGATATAATTCCGACGTTAAATACCACAACAGATACGTTGGAATATAATCCAATCGAACGAGTGATCAACGAACCATATAATGGTAAAATGATATCTATCATTGGAAAAAATATAGATACATTGGTTACTCCAAACCACAGATTTATTTTAAAAGATAGAAATGGAAAATTTCTGGAAAAAACCGCACGAGAAATGTTGGATATATCGAAAATAAATAAGAATCCACATTTATCAATTCCAGTTGTAGTTAATAATTGGAATGGATTTGCATATGATGTATATAAAATAGATGCCATTCCAACAGAAGAAATATTAAAACACGCATCTTTAGAATTTGGAATTAAACAAACCACGACATTAAATTTAGATGCATCTGCATGGTTTTCATTTTTAGGATTTTATTTGGCCGAAGGACATTGTGATAATAGAGAAACTCAAAGCGGCTATGGAGTATACATCTCTCAAAACAAAGGAGAACTCGCCGATAAATTCCGAGAAATTCTATCACAATTAAGTCCAGAATTACAGTGGCACGAAAATGATAAGGGAGAAAACGCCATCATTTTTACGACATATGATGCTCGTTTATGGACATATTTATCTAAATTGGGAAATCAATATACAAAATATATTCCCGATGATATAAAATTGGCATCTGTAGATTTACTTCAAAATTTATATGACTGGTATTTGAATGGAGATGGAACAGTTGTAGGAGAATATGATAGATCTTCCATATGTTCCGTATCCAAACAGTTAATGGAAGACTTTTACGAAGTAATATTAAAATTGGGAATGACCGGAGTTATTAAAGAACAAGTATCAAAGGATGATTATATGTTCGCCGGAAGATTAATAGAAATTAAAAATAAAGTTCCATTGTATAGATTGTGGATTAAAACTGCGAAAGAGGTTTATCTAGATTTTCGATTTATAAAAATTGAAGAAGTCGATTACAATGATACCGTTCATTGTGTGACTGTAAAGAACGGAACGTTTTATTGCCGGGATAGAAATAAAGCATTCTGGACTGGAAACTCCTCGGTGGTTAATTTAAAAAATGTCTCCCACAATGTTATAGAAATGCATTGGCAGGGAGATGACTTGGTGGGCACAGTAGAAGTTCTCACAACTCCAAATGGAAATATTTTGCGGGAATTATTCAGAAACGGAATTAAGTTGGGCATTTCAAGTCGTGGACTTGGAAGTTTAAAGAAAATTTCAGAAAGTTCGGCCATTGTGGGCGATGACTTTGAACTTATTGCGTTTGATTTCGTTTCAAATCCCAGCACACAGGGGGCTTTTATGGCACCCCAAGGGCAAGTGGCATTATCAGAAGGCATTATAAAAAATCCAATGACTAATAAATGGGAACGCACTGACGATATCATTAGAAATATTCTCTCAGAATTGGGTTAATTTGATTTGACGGCATTATACTTGTATGATAGTATGATGCAATAAAGTCAAATATGAATGATGCAATCATCAAATGGATAGCGGATAATTTGCAATATTTTCGTGGATTAATTTGCAAAAAATGCAAGCGAGAATGGTTTGAAAAGTATGGATTCTTAGATAAATGGCAAGAAATACACGATATTACGTTATTTCTCGATGCATTAAATCCAACATTTCCTCAGCGAGTATGGCATATTGTCCATGATCATTTGTCGACAATAAAATGCGCCAATCCTTCCTGTCAAAACTCTCCAAAATTCTGGTCTTTTAATATTGGATATTTGAGAACTTGTTCTACATCTTGTGCTCAATATGACCCACTTACTCAAGAAAAAATACAAATCACCAATCTCGATAAATATGGTTATAAATATGGGTTGCAGAATCCGGATATAATTAAGCGAAGAATATCTTCCATTCGAGAAAAATATGGCGTAAATAATATTTCACAAGTCGATGGCATATCGGAAAAGAAACAAGAAACGTGTTTAAAAAATTATGGAACGAAATGGTTTTTGGAAAGAAGTGATATTGTTAGAGAATGTTTGGTGAGAAAGTACGGAGTAGAAAATGTTCAACAAGTTGACGAAATATCATCAAAAACATCTCAAACCAGAACAAATAATTTTTATGATGAATTAGTCGGGTCGGACAGATTTAAAGGAAAAGTAGTTCCATCATTTTCCAAGGAAGAATATGATGGAGTGGGAAAAGAATATAAATTTAAATGTACGTCGTGCTTTTCTGAATTCTCCTATGTTTTACGGTGGGACCGCATTCCGAGATGCCCCATTTGTTTCAAAGGATCATCCATATTTGAACAAGAAATTACAAATTATATCAAAACGCTATTGCCTGCGACTGATATAATGGAAAATGTGAAGTCGATCTTATCCAACAATAGAGAGTTGGATATTTATATTCCATCTAAAAATTTGGCGATTGAGTGCAATGGATTATTTTGGCACGGGGAAGTTGGAGGAAATAAAAATAGAAATTATCATTTAAATAAGACAATTGAATGTGAATCTAAAAATATCCATTTAATTCATATTTTCGAAGATGAGTGGATTTTGTCTCCGGATATTATTAAAAACAGATTGGCCCACATAATGGGATTACACAAAGTTGCCAAATCCATATATGCCAGAAATTGTGAAATAAAAGAAGTATCAAATAAAGATAAAAATAATTTTCTTAATGCCAATCATATTCAAGGAACCGATAGAAGTAAAATACGATTGGGATTATTTTATAATAATGATATGGTCGCAGTTATGACATTTGGAAGTAGGCGAATATTTACCAATTCTGTCTATATTGAAAATGAGTATGAACTTATACGATATGCCACTTCTATTCCAGTTGTGGGCGGAGGAAGTAAGCTGATGACGCATTTTATAAAAACATATTCGCCAAAGAAAATTATCTCGTATGCGGATAGGCGATGGACTTATTATAAAAATAATTTATATGAGCGGATTGGGTTTAAAAAAGTATCAGATGGAACACCCAACTATTGGTATTTTGGTCGTCAAGGAAATTATCGTAGATTTCATCGATTTGGATTTGCAAAACATACTTTATCTAAGCGATTGGCCTTTTTTGATCCGAGTCTCACGGAATGGGAGAATATGAAAAATAATGGATGGGACAGGATTTGGGATTGTGGAAGTTTAAAGTATGAAATGGCATTTTAATTTATATTTATAAACAATATGTTAAACAAAAAAGAATTTAAAAAGTTGGTTAAGCAATGTATTGCTGAAGTTATAACAGAAACTTCAAACGAATCGGTATGCCAACAATGCAATGTTCATAATCTAAAAGAAATTGCGGGTGAGGAGCCACTGTATGTGGAATTTGTTTCTCAACGCAAAGGAGAGAATCCATTTACGTGGAGGGGAACGAAGTGGGAATATGTCAATGCCAAATATCCGGATGGAAAGATTGACATTGGAGTTTATTCTTTTGCTGATGATATGGTCATATCATATTCAACATTTCAGCGATGGGTAGGTAATGCCAAATAATTTATATGACCACGACGGGACTCAAACAGTTAATTAAAGAGTGTATTGTGGAAGTCTTAACGGAAGATCTTTCCGAAGGATTTGACCCTCTATCTTGGGGGCCAAACAATCCTCAAGAAAATCCATATCCGGCGTGGAATGCTAAAATGAGAACAATGGAAGAAGATAAGTCCGACAGTCGACCCCACACTCCACAGACGCAAGGTGATGGTTTTGACGAGTTTCGTAAAGAAATGGGAACGGATCGAGTAAACGAGTTTTTATCAAAGTTTGGGTTGGGGCCAAATTATATTCCAAAAAAACCAAAAACATATACGTGTCCAAAATGTAAAGGGCAAAATGCCACTTATGCCGAAGAAGGAGCAGATTGCGATGGAGGACAAAATGAAGTGGTTTTGAACTGTCCCGATTGTTAATATATCAAACTTAAAATATAATAACTTTACAATTTGCAAAATCTTGCATATGATATTGTCATATGCAAGATTGTTTGTTTTCTGATACCAAATTAAATTATGCCGACATCATTCTTCGGCATAATAAATCCGCCGTCTCCACGAGAAGTGATTGTGACATATCATTCAAACTCGGCGATAAAATTTATGCTGCGCCCGTATGTTGCAGCAATATGAAATCCATTTTAAATCGACATATTTGTAAAATATTCGATGATCGGAATTGGTTTTATGTTTATCATCGCATAGATGGTGTGCAAGACGTTGAGCGATTCGTATGGGACGCTAATTGTCGGGAATCGTCTATGTGGAAATATGGCGGAGTTATTGATAGAAAATTTAATACAATATCAATATCCGTTGGCGTTGGCGATGAATGGTGTGATTTAATCAGTCGGCTACATATTGAAGGATTGCGAGTTGATGCTATTACCGTTGACGTGGCGCTGTCTTACAATGATAATGTGATTCCCATCATAAATCGTATCAAAGAAAAATTTCCCAAGGCTTATTTAATTGTGGGAAATGGATGTATCAAAGAATGGATTAGTTGGTTGGAAGATTTGGGAGTTAATTGTGCAAAAATCGGAATTGGAGTTTCGAGTGCCTGTAGAACTCGGCAATATACGGGATTTGGATCAACTACGGTATCATCTTTGATTGAATGTGTAGAGGCTGCCAAGACGATTGATATTATGAGTGATGGTGGGTTGACTGTAGACGCCAATGGAGAAGTTTGGATTGGAGATATTAATAAGAGTCTGGTTTTAGGAGCCGATATTGTTATGTCGGGCGCACTATTCAAAAACTGCATAGATTCTCCATCGATTATTGAGGGCTATTATGGTAATGCGTCAGAGCACGCCAAGCAAACAAAACGTCATATAGAAGGAACTAAACTGCATGTCGAAACGAACGGCTTGACTATTAGTCAAATGTGTGATTTAATAGAGGACAGTATCAAATCAGGAATTAGTTATAGCGGAGGGAACAAAATATCGGATTTGCGAAATTGTAGATATGAAATCGTCCACTAAGTCGCCCCATTCAGTGTTTCTTATTCACCACGAAGTGTTAAGAGCTATTATAGAAAACAATCTCACTTTAATAGGACGGGATGGGGAATTACGTCGCCAAGAGTGTTATTAGACATTGTAGATGGCTATGAAGTTGCAATTTATAAACCGGAAGAGGGAAGTTTCAAGTTAAATATTTCCGATATAATTCAAAATTTATTGAATAAATTAAAATGAGCCGCTTTGAACATATTAAAGAACAATTGGCCGAACTCAACGGAGATGCATATCTATTCGACGGATTTGAAGAAGGTATGGTCGGGTATACTCAACAATACGGCAGAGCTCCCGTTGCGTGTTACGATTATGATGCGTGTATAAAAATATTAGTCGAACGAGACGATATGTCCGAAGAAGAAGCAATAGAGTTTTTTGAATTCAACACGGTAGGATGTGGAGGGTTGGGAGCGAATACACCTGCCATATTGCGGCAAGTTAAGAGTTGACAATTTTCTGTCGTTCGATATAATGGTTGCACGATTAGCCAAATTGGTGAAAAAATTAACAATTTAAACGATTAACTTGATTATGCTCAATGCAACGCTTGTAATAGAAGATGGGATTAAAAAGTTTAGGAGTAAAGACTACTCTTATAATTTTAGGATGTCCGATGGATATTTTCAGAGATGGGGAAAAACCACAAATGATGATCCTCAGCAATCGCCAATGCCTGAGATTTTGGACATCGAAACTTCTATTGATGGCTGCCCCAAGGGCAAAGTTTCCGGACAAATTTGTACATTCTGTTACAAAGGAAATTCGGCAGGTAAGCCGTCATATATGACCTTTGAGACTTTCAAGGCGATTATAGACAAGTTTCCTAAAGTGAATGGTATTCACGCATTGACTCAAATGGCTGCGGGAATTACCAGTTTTAATGCCAATCCCGACATCTTCAAAATTTTCGAATATGCTCGGCAGCAAACCATTATTCCAAATTTAACAATCTCCGGACGAGATACTTTGACCGATGAACAGATTGCTAAATTGGTATCTTTGATTGGGGCGTCGGCGTTTTCCATTTATAAGGAAGATAAGGATCAATGTTATGATTTGATCAGTCGCTTTCTCAAGGCGGGTCTTAAGCAATGCAATATTCACTATATGATCAGCGAGGAAACGCTTCCATTCTTATACGAAATACTGGACGACATCAAGAAGGATAAACGACTCGCAGGTCTGAATGCAATTGTCTTTCTTGGCTTAAAGCCAAAGGGTCGTGGTAATACATATCATGTACTTCCATATGAGGAATATGACAAGTTGGTGTCATTTTGTTTTGCTAACAATATTCCATTTGGATTTGATTCGTGCGGCTCTCCAAAGGTGGAAAAATCAGTCGCCGAAAGTCGGACATTATCTCCTGCTGCTAAAACCACAATTCTGCAAGCTTGCGAACGATGTGAATCCAATTGCCACAGCTATTATATCAACGTGAATGGAATATCATTTCCGTGTAGCTTTGCAGAGGATATTGAAGTTGGAACTGATATCTTAAAAATAAATGATTTCTTGACCGAGGCGTGGAATTCGCCAATTTCGGAGAAATGGAGAGATAGGTTGCACGGATTAAATCGGCAGTGCCCCTTATATCCTGAGATTAGATTATAATACATATGAAAATTAGAAACAAATTCGTCAGTAATAGTTCATCAAGCTCATTCGTGGTGGTGGGAATTAAAATTTCGATGGATCGATTTGAGGAATTGGGCGGCGAAAAAGTATTTGAGAAATTGGCGAAATATAGAGATTTCCCCGAAGGTGAGGATTGTGCTATTATTGGTACTCGGATTGGAACATGGGACGATACGAGTGGGATTATTGAGACTAAATCATTTGAGACATTACAGGATGAGGCGAACAAGTTAAAGACAACTCTCTCGCCGCTGATGGGGAACGATGTTAAAATCGACATTATTTACGGAGCAACTTACGGATAAAGAGTATGAAGACTAGAAATGGATTCGTAAGCAATAGCAGTTCATCATCGTTCTTAGTGGCTTTAAAAAAAATAGCACCGTGCAGCCATTGTGGGCGATCCGATCCCGATTTTTTTGACGTGGTGACTAGAATGGGAAATGATGGATGGGTTGAGGAAACAAAGTTGGAAGCTCGTGGTGTTAAGGAGTGTATAGATAAATACTTCGAATATTCTAAGGAAGATCAGGGGCCGTTGCGCAATAAATTGATGGCAATGGAGGCGGATGGATATGAAGTCGGGATAGTCGATATTGCATATCACGACCAAATCACCGATGACATTTTTCAAAATTTAAAAAATAGTGGAGCACTCACGGTGTTAGAAACGATATATTAATAAACATATGAAAATTAGAAATGGATTTGTATCAAATAGCAGCAGTTCTTCATTCATAGTAATGGGGTATCCAGTAACAGAGGATATATTTGCACAGTTGCAGGTGAAATTTCCAATGAAAGATGGAGAAAGGGTATTGGAATGGGAAGATCGGCTGCAAATGGAAATTGGATATCCTATTAGATTGTTATACGTAAAAGGTGCGACTCAGTATATTATAGGGACGGTTATTGCCAATGCCGATGGAAACTGTCTCGAATCTGTAACATATTCGATGGATCAACTTAAAGCCTTAGCTCAGCAAACTTCTGAAAAATTGGGTATTAGCGGTGAGTGTAAATTAATGATTGGAACTCGCCCCTGGTAAAACAAATATTATGAAAATCCGAACGTGTTTTGTTAGTAATAGTAGTACTTCCAGTTGTATTTGCAATTTGTGCGGCAGAGAGGCAACTGGAATGGACATGTGCGCAGGTGATGCGGGTATGTTCGTATGTGTTAACGGACATACTATTTGTCAAGATGAAGCTGCGGAAAGCTTTGAGCAATGGATGGCAGAGAGCAATGAGTCGGAAGCCCTAGATGATGGTTATGGGAGCGGATATTATTATGACGTGCCTGAAAAATATTGCCCATTCTGTCTTATGATTGAGTTTGCTCAGCCAGATCTAAAGCAGTATCTTAAAATTAAAACGAAGATTACTGAGGATGAGGCATTCGCTACAGTAAAAGCGGCAAATAAACGACGGAAAAAGCTTTACGACGCCGAGTATGTCATGTATACTTTGACCAAGACAGGCGAAAAGATGGAAAATTTGATTGCCGAGATTAAAGCCAAATATACAACATATAAAGAATTTAGCAAATCGCTTTATGAAAATTAGAAATAAATTTGTCAGTAATAGCAGTAGTTCCAGCTTTATTGTAATCGACTCGTGTGCCGATGAAACGGAAGTGGAAAGATTGCGCAATCTATATGGCAATAAGGAAATTTTAACCATAGGACCGACGTTTGGTTGTAATAAGTTTGGATGGGAGTATGGCGAATATTTCGATTTTGAGGATAAATTGATGTTTGCGCTATTGCAAGCGAAGTATGTTCGTGAAACATATCCCAAATGGATGATTATGTTGCACGGAGTTTTGAAAAATGCGCTCAATGTGAAAGAAATACAATGGACTTGTGCAGATGAAGGATATATAGATCATCAATCTGCCAGTTATGAAGGAGAAAATACGGAGATGTTTATCTCCGAGGACAAATTAAGAAGTTTCTTATTTTCTAAACAATCGCATATTGAGACAGGAAATGATAACGAATGAAAATTCGAACCAATTTTGTAAGTAATAGTTCTTCCAGTTCTTTTATTGTAAATCGAAGACATGAGTATAATAAAGACCGGCCACTATTATTGTCGTCAGAGCAAGAGCAATTGTTAAAAGATAATGGATTTCGTTTGGGGATATGTTATTTTCCAAATCAAATTGCCAACGATGAAGTATTTGAGTTGCCATTGAGCGCCGATGAACTTGCAATTGCAAATTGGTGCAAGTCGGTAACATGCAATCAAGACGATGAAATTGGATTTTTACTAAGACATAGAATATCATTTATGGCCGATGTTCACTATGAGCATAGTAGTATGTTATATGACGGCACATCCGATGTCTTGCTTATAGCCGAAAATTTCGGAAAGCAGATGCAAATGGCGGGTGAGGGCAAAATAAACTTTGATGTTGGAGCGAATCGAGCACCAATAACAAGAACGACGGGAAAACAATATTTGGAATTAAGACATTTATGAAAACACGATTAGGATTTGTTAGCAACAGTTCAAGCTCCAGCTTTTGTATTCTAGGAGTCAAGATTGACACCAATGCTGAAAAAATAATAAACAGCAATCACAGAACACTACCGTCAAGAATTAGAATTCAATATTCGATTTCACACAATGGTAGTAGATATGTTGGTATAGAAGCATTCCGCATATTGGATGATGAGACGCCCCGCCAGATTAAACAAGAACTTGTGGAGTCACTTCAAAGGGTCGGCGTTGAAATAAAAATGACCGAAATAGACTGGATAGAAGATGAAGGATATAACGGATGAAAATACGATCAGGATTTGTTAGTAATAGTTCGAGTTCCAGCTTTTGTGTTAATCTCAATATGATTTCAGCACGAGATGTGATGGTGCTTATGGATTATCATAAATTGGATAACCATGATTGGTGGGATATAAGTGTACAATATGATCGTGGGTTAATCGTAGGTACAACAAATATGGATAATGGTGATCTCGATGAATATCTGAGTGCAAATGGTGTTAATACGGAATTATTTAATTGGTCATGAAAACTAGAAATGGATTTGTCAGTAATAGTAGTTCATCATCGTTTATTGTGGCATTTGACGAAAAGCCACAAAAAGATGAATTGCTGAATATATTATATCCGGTAAATATGAAAATGGGCCGTCGACCATCTGTATCCCCAGATTGGGGCGATGGCTCGGTGGACGCACGTTCGGCGACTAAGATCATATATGATCAATTAAAAGATAAAAAGCCGCTTACCAAAAAACAGATATTGGAAGAAATTTCCGGGGGGTACTTTGAAGGGTATCCGCAAATTTCGCATTCGACGGAGGACGACCCGTCGTGGAAAATTGCGTCGGAATATACTGCCGCCACCGGAAAAAATATCCACGCATGTGATGCAGACCCAGCGTGGAGAAAACGCTACGAACAAGCAAACCAACAACATTGGGATGCTCAGCGAAAATTAGTAGATGACGCCGCCAAAGCGTACTTCGATAAAGTGTATTCTACTAAGTTCAAGGGTAAAAAATGCTACGAGATTTCTTTTTCCGACAATGATGGAGATGTATTTGCCACCTTGGAACATGGGAATACATTTGACAATATTCCGCATATTAAAATAAGTCATCATTAGTATGAAACGAATAGATCGTCACAAAAAAAATGCCGCTTTAACATTGGCAAAAATTAGATCGATTGCCCCGCCGCTTCATTATAGAACGGGGGTGGGACTATTTTATGTGGTTAGAATGGGATTGCTATCTTGGTAAGGATAGATGGTATGACACGTTATGGGACGAACTGCAAGCGTGGCCTCACCAACCAATTCAAGCGGGAACTCCTGTAGTATCTCTCCAAGGATTGCACGGCAATTTTTTAGCCAATGTACAACATTATGTGGGAGAATTTATAAAAACGAATAAGGTTGCTATGTCATTTATATTAAACCGACCGTTTTTTCTAACTGTTAACGGCGCTATGGCATTTTATAATGTTGATAAAATGCATCAATATTTTCAACTTCCCAATTATCAACCATTTAAATGTTTTGATATAACAGCGGGAATGCGAATATTCGATGAAGTTGGGGAAGATATACTAAAACGCACGGCTTGGTTGCCATCTCTATATTCGGGATGGGGCGAAGAAACCTATACAGTAAACCAGCGATTAGAAATGGTAAATGCAGGCTATAAAGTAGCTATGCATCAATATAAAGTTTAGGTTGATGGATTTGCTCCATCATAAGTATCCGAATAATACTTATCTGCTGCGGTTAACTCATTTCCTAAGCATTGTGAACACCTAGAGAATTCTCCATGTGATGGCACAAATGTTCTTCCACATTTACATTTTCTCGGAGAATAATCATTTGACGTGTTATTCTCACCATTCTTTTCTAATGTTTGTCGTTTTGGTTGTGAAGCGGCGTTCGGCTGTTGGAAAGAGTCCTGCTTTAAATTGTAATACCTACCCAAAATGTGTCGCATATCTTCATATGTGACGCCCAGTTGTTGCATACGAGCATATCCCTCTTTTGCAATTTTTTGAAACTCGGTAAGTCTTTGCTTGAGCGCCTTCATATCCTTCATCACGATCTCTTGCTGAAACCAATCCCCACATTCGTGGACTGCATATGTTTCGGCCAATTCACACAATTCGGTAAGTCCCTTTGCTGAATTTAACAAGGCTTCTTCATTGCGCAGACATTGACCAAAGTTTTCAAACATGGATGTCATTTGCATAAGTTTGCGCTTCTGATCGGAAGTAAGCCGCTTCTTTTCCTCACCAAATCCCTTCTCAGGAATTTTGCCAAGGTTTTCTACGATACGCTTTAGTGTAAATTTTGTGGTTTTAGGAGTATTCATACGGGTATAAATATCATTCGGCATAGTATTATTGCATATTTTTTAATGTCGGATATATAAAATTGTCATCTATCCTTATCACAGGCAGGCTGCTCATACGTGTCGAAATAATCAATAACATCATTAAAATTTCTAAATCTTTTAGTTTGGCGGTTTGGCTCTTCAAGAATAAAGAATTTTTGAATTTTTCCATCGGCGTCTTTATCTTTTTTTCTGTAAATGGTGATTTTGTTGGAACCATCCTCAGTCGTACTTGTCTTAGTGATCATACGATAATCATCTGCCATTATGAATCCCATCGTCATAAGATGATCGACGTCGGGCCACCGCCAGTCATCGATGGCTATTAATCCATCCTTCGTATGCTTTTCAGCAGAGTGCATCAATTCAAGTAGACTGATCATATATATAGTTGATTAAGTTTAAAATATTATATATCGAGCTTTTCCAAAAGATCTGAGAGAATATCGGCTCCTTGGATTTCATCTCTAAACGTAATAGACTTGGTAATACGTATCGAATCATTCACCGTAACTTCAGCTTGTTCAGCGTCGGCTCCTGTATTTTTCATATCAGATTCGCCACCCTCATCATTTCCCTGATCGCTAATATCTTTGGGATGCCCCTCTTCTTCTGCTCGCTCGTACTTTGTAAATGCAGTCCAACAAAAATCAGATCCTTCCCTAAGTTTTTTAATCACCGTCGTATCATTATTACCAAAATCATCGGTATTTTCATAACGAATAGAATACGGGGTAACAGTTTGAGGCTGAACTTTTTGAAAGTTGCTAATAGCTTGTAATTCTTTGGGCGTTATTTGAATACCACGCCGTTGATCTACATAACTATCAAAGTCGGCTTTAGTGTCAAATATTTTAGCTATGACATTTCGCTCAACTGTAGAAGGAACTCCGGTTCCCGTAAATTCATTTTCATTAACTCCAAGATTATCAGGATTAACGATATCTGTTTCACCACCAATATTGCCTTTACATTCTTTAAGCGTATGAAGAAGTCGTCTTTTTTGATTAATAGACATATTCTCTACCAATTGTAGACTTTTAATTCTTTTTATAAGCTTGTTAACGTTATTGGATTTCACTTCATTCATATTCGGACGATAGTTCGACTTCATGAGTATAAATATGATTGCTTTATGGCAATCAACTCATTTTTATGGAATTCTATTACAATAGCTTCGTTATAACATCTACGTTTTCTTATATGATAAATATTTTTATCTTTTTTTCACTTTTCAATTTGACTTTTATATTTATAATATAGAAATGCCACATTTATATGTTGCCAATGACCCTCTCGGGTTTCTGTTTTTAATAATCTTCATTGAAGCTTTAATAGCTTTAGAACCTATAAGGAAATTTTAATATGGATAGTAATCTTTTGAAAGAAGCTATTGCCGATGCAAAAGCAGTGCGTCAAACGGCGCTCGCAAATGCAAAGGTTGCGCTTGAAGAAGCGTTTACTGAACGCTATCAGGCAATGTTTGCTGAAAAGCTAAAGGAAGATGCGGAGCAAGAAGTTGCCGAACCGCATGAAGAAACCGCAGGAATGAATCCCGCAGGAGATAATGTGTCAGAACAGGAAATTGATGAGCTTATTAAAGAGCTGGAAGCGGAAGTAGGTCAAGAATCGCCCACCGATGCTGACGATGCGGCTTCTATGGGTGCTGTTCCTCCCGCAATGCCCGGTGCTGTTCCTCCCGCAATGCCCGGTGCTGTTCCTCCCGCAATGCCCGGTGCTGTTCCTCCCGCAATGCCCGGCGCTGCTCCTCAATCATGCCCACCAGGATGTTCTCCTATGGGCGGAGCGCCAATGCAAGGAATGCCTCCGATGCCCGGAGCACCAGCACCCGAAATGGGTGGCGAATTTTCGCAACCGTCTGTCCCGCAAATGGGTGGAGCAGTTTCCCCACAACCCGGTGCAGGTACTCCGCCTCCGTCTGAAGTTCCTCCTGCGGAGAATGAAGCCGATGAAGATGTGGATTTGAATGAGCTTTTGGAAAGTCTTAAGCAAGAAATTGAACAGGATAACGAAGAGGAAGAAGAAGAAGAAGGCACAACCTTGGATGAAAGCACAAAACTCGCTTCGTCTGGTATTGGTGGAAATAAAGCAGGCGGCTCGGCAAATAAGAAACCGACCTCGGCTGCAAGTTCTTCTTCTAAAGTAGAATCTGGCGGACGTGATCACGAAGGTCTTCCGAAATTGGATCAGCCAAAGACTGTTGCCAAAGAAGCAACGGAAGCATCTCGTCCAAATCAGGCTAAGAATGCAACTAAGAGTAATTTATCCACTCCTAAGATGGGAGCTGGAAATGGATCTGGTGGACAGAGTGAAGATGGTATGCCATCACTCGATCAGCCAAAAGTCACGGCCAAAGAGCCAACCACCGCATCTCGTCCAAATCAGGCCAAGAATGCAACTAAGAGTAATTTATCCACCCCGGGTGGAGCACTGGAGGAAAATGTAATTCTCCGTAAACAACTTAATGAAGCCGAAGAGGTTATTAAGTATGTTAAAGACCAACTTAATGAGGTTAATTTATTGAATGCTAAACTGCTTTACACGAACAAGTTGTTTAAGGAATTCAATATGAACAAAGAGCAGAAAATGCGAGTTGTTGAAATGTTTGACCTCGTAAAAAATGTTCGTGAAGTAAAGTTGACTTACGCCAACATTGCAGAGTCGCTGAATTTCGGTGGCACTGATATCAAGCGAAAAACGAAAAATTTCGCAGTGACTCAGTCAATCACTGAAGGTCTCGCATCGGGCGCAGTCGGATCAACCAAACCTTCAAGAGAAATTATCTCAGAAGGTAAAGTAAACCAAATGGCATCGAGATTCCAAAAACTCGCAGGAATCAATTTGCCAAAAAAGTAATCTGAATGCGAGATAACTGAAAGATTGTAATTATGCAACAAGTAAAAGAACTATTAACTGATGCTTTGAACCCTCAAGCACGTCTCATGGCTGAGACTCGTGGACTTGTCTCCAAGTGGGATAGGACAGGATTGCTCGAAGGATTGAAGAATGATATTGACAAGTCGAATATGTCGGTATTGCTTGAAAACCAAGCAAAACAACTGATTGAAGAATCATCCGTGACCGGAACTCAGGCTAACTCTGAGCAATGGGCGGGTGTTGCTCTTCCATTGGTTCGCCGTGTGTTCGCCGAAATCGCTGCTAAGGAATTCGTATCCGTCCAGCCAATGAACCTTCCTGCGGGATTGGTGTTCTATCTGGACTTCAAATATGGATCAACCTCGGGCGTATTTAGTGCCGATTCATCTACTAACTACTCATCGCTGTTCGGTGGAATTAGCCAGAGTTTGAATCTTGGTGGAACTACCATCAGTGATCCAAATAACCAGTGGAAACTTGGTTCGACCAATTACCCTGCTGGTGGTCTCTATGGCCCCGGTCGCAATGCTTATACTGTAAATGATAATCTTTGTGCAACCCAGTCCGTCGCAGTTGGTACGGCATCCCTCGCCGATATTAATTTCGATACTGGCAACGCAAATGACCCGATCAATAGCAGTATTTCCGCATCTCTCGCCGCAGGCACATTGTTCACCCTCACCACCGTTGGGTTAACAACAAACTGCAACACTCAGTTTGGATCATATCCTGATCTCAACAACGTCCGTACGTTTATGCCCGTAACGACCCCTGCGTCGTCTTCGGCAGCATTCGTAACGTGGTTCCCGGGTTTCACCCGCTTTAGCGGAACTGAAGCCGTGTTCGTTGTGTCATCCTCAGCGGCTAATGCACAAACCTTGGCCAATGGCGCAAATCAGAGTGGTATTATCCACGTCAATTTGAGCGTCCAGCCGAAGGATACTGCTCGTGGTGACTTCGAAGATCGCCTCGGCAAGTCCACTACGGATACCGGTCTTAATAAAGATATCGGAATTCCCGAAGTTAACCTCGAGATGCGCTCCGAGCCTATCGTAGCCAAGACTCGTAAATTGAAATCAGTATGGACTCCAGAACTCGCTCAGGATCTCAACGCCTACCACTCGGTTGACGCTGAAGCTGAGTTGACCGCTCTTCTGTCCGAATATGTGTCAATGGAAATCGATCTCGAAATCCTTGACATGCTTATCGTCAATGCCCCCAACATCAACAAGGAGCGTTGGAGCGCACGCCTCAACCGTGAAATCCTCAAGACTGGTACCAACAGCTACCAAGTAGTGGATCAAGTAACGGCTGGCGCAGGTGGATATTACACCAAGTCAACTTGGTATCAGACTCTTGGTAACAAGATTCAGAAAGTATCCAATAAGATTCACCAATTGACCCTCCGTGGTGGTGCAAACTTCATGGTGGTCGGTCCCGATGTGGCAACAATCCTGGAGTCAATCCCCGGATTCGTAGTCAACACCGACGGTGACTCCGCCAAATTCGCAATGGGCGTTTCTCGTGTTGGTAGCTTCGCAAGTCGCTTCCAAGTCTACAAGAACCCATATATGCAAGAGAATCTAATTCTCATGGGATTCCGTGGAAATAACTTCCTCGAAACTGGCGCAGTATATGCTCCATACATTCCACTTATCCAGACCCCATTAGTATATGATCCTGTCAATTTCACCCCAAGACGTGGTGTTATGACGAGGTATGCTAAGAAGATAGTCAGACCCGAGTTTTATGGGCTGATCTACGTATCTGATACAAATCAGGTCTAATTAAATCATTGATTATCAAGGCGTTGGAGAAATCCAACGCCTTTTTTATGTACATTTATAAAAAACAATCTCCAGTCTCCAAGAAGTTATGCCTCTTTCGAAAAAATTACTAGACATTTTAGAAGAGTTGGGATATATTTACGTGTATGACGATAAATCAAAACGAAATAACCATAACTGAAGAAGAGTCTAAATGTTGCAAATTATGTAACAAGATATTTAATTCTGGAAGATTAATGATTTGGCATGTCAAGAAAGAACATAAACTCGATTTTAAAAATTATATTTTACAAGTTTATTATGGCGGAATTAACCCAATATGTCAAAAAACTGGAAAAAATGTGACTTTTAAGGCACATAAACTCGGACCTTGGTTTAGTAATTATTCAAAAAACAATTTCCCACGTTCTCCCCATTCCGCAGAATCCAAAGAGAAAATTAGAATTGGATGTGAAAATGCCGCTCTTAAAAAATTTGGAGTAAAAAATGTATTTCAATCTGAGTGGTGCAAACTCAAGATTAAATCTACTATTAGAGAAAAATATGGAGTAGATAATCCAATGCAGGTGGATGATTTCAAAAAGAAAATGATAAATGCCTTTTTTGAAACTATAAAAAATAGACCAATTAAAGTTTATCCTTGTAAAAATATAGACCCTAATCGGCCATCAACACTAGAATTAGATTTTGCATCTAAGTTAACAAAGAATAATATTCACTTTATAACTCCATTTGTATATGATGGATATAGGTTTGATTTTTACATACCAGCTATAAATTCTATAATTGAGATAGACGGGGAAACATTTCACAAAAATAATTTGGAATCATTGACTTTAATGACCATAAACGGAAGTAGAAATGATTACAATAAAAATATTATGATAGATGATTCGCTATATAATTTTTATAGAATTAGATATAACCCCGCCGATTTTAATTTTGATGATATTATTTCATTAGAATCGATTATACATAACACAAAATATTATCCCAACTATGGAATTAAATACAAACAGAAAATTGTTAATAAAGAATATTTTGCGAGATATATAGCAAACAAAGGAAAGGATAAATTGCAAAAATATTCTCCATTGATTCTCAAATTCATTCGTACGTTTCAGCCAGAATTTCCATATCCCGATCTTGAGGAACAATTATTCGATGTTATTGGTAAATTACATAATACAAATATATCGAAAGTATATAATGATAATGCAAAAGAGTTTTCGAATAATATATCAACGGCGGGCCACAATTATTTAAAACATCATTTCAAATCATATTGGAAGAGTAAATTTAAGGGAACATTATCCCCAGTCGAGGCATGGAAAGATGATAAAATAATGCAAGAAGTTATCGATTATCGAATTGGATGTAATAATAGCGGGGAAGTATTCGACTTTAGTTTACATCAATTAGTCAGAGGATTATCAGCCCGAAGAATTGGGGTGTCATTTTTTAAACCGCTACTTGCGGCGGCAATATATAAGATCATATTGGGAAATATGCCCAATCCGGTTGTATTGGACCCTTGCTGTGGATTTGGGGGAAGATTATTGGGGTTTAAATCCATATATCCAAATGGGACATATGTTGGATGTGAGCCTAATGTAGAAACATACAATGAATTATTACAACTAGTTAAAAATGCCGGATGGAACAATGTTGAAATACATAATTGTAAGTTCGAGAATTTCAATGATAAAAATCGGCATAAATTTGATTTAATATTTACAAGTATTCCATATTTTGATATTGAAGAGTATAGTAATAATACAACATATCCTTCATTTGATGATTGGAAAAATACATTTATTTCTGCTATTGAAAAACACGGAGGGACGGGCTGTTATATTAATGCTCCGTCGGAACTGTGTGAAAAATTAAAATGGGTAAACGTGGCATACACAATCAAATCAAATCGGAGTCATTTTGATAAACGAGCCGGGACGAAAAAAGAATTGATTGTTAAGTTATAAATAGCTCCGCTCGTGAATGGGAAAATACTTGATTTCCAATTCGGAGTGTGCTATTCTTGGGCGATATGAGAGAAATTAAATTTAGAGTTTGGTTTGATGAAAGTGGTATTCCGCCGCAGATGATTTATACTCATTTGGATGATTTTATTAGAAATGCGGACGGGTATGTGCTTGGTATTTTGGTACTGGATACGTACTTTAAGAAAGGAATGGAAATTTGTTATGATGTTGTAAATGGCAAGGAAAATTGGTTAAAAGAAGAACTTGGAGAAATGAGTGATGTCCGATATAATGCGAACAACTCTAAGTTAATGCAATACACAGGGCTTAAAGACAAGAACGGTAAAGAGATTTATGAGGGGGATATATTAAAAGTTGCAAGATGGCATACGAAAGATATACAAACATCATTACATTCTATTAAAGTTGAATTGGTTGAAGACGAAGCTGAAATAGGAAATGTTTTTTGGTCTGACATAAGTTGTCAATGGACGATTTCGTTTGATCACATCCGCTATGATGATCATAATGCTATGAGGGGTGGAATTTCTCATAGATATGAGATCATTGGTAATATCTTCGAGCATCCAGAATTATTAACACGAATCTAAAATTAAGACCAACCTTTTGTCATGGCATCCTTATACTAAGGAGTGTGAATATGGGTGGTATCACAATAAAACATTATTAGGTGGTGGATTGTGGATGAATTTAAACATTCCGTTGCTTGGGGATTTTTCTTTGTGGAAGTATTGTCCGTCGGTAATAAAATAAGTTATGAAATTAAAACCACATTCTGTTTATAAAAAGAAAGATGCCGAGGAGTATTTAACAACTGATTTTTTAATTAACAAGGAACTTATATGGACACATAAAGTTGAGAGGGGAAGTGCTCCTTGTGGATTCGTAAACGGTGGGGGCGGTGTAGTTCAAATTCCGGTGGCGGAATTCGAGAGAGATTATACATTTATAAGGAGTATTGAGTGAAGCCGACGTGGATAATTGAGAGTTTTGCCAAGGATACGAGTTTTCGAGAATTGCAGATGGCGGTTAAGGAGATGGGGTATCCTCTTATTGAGATCAACGGAGATTATTCTAAAGAAATTCTTTACTCATTGGCAGAATCGTCGAATTGTGTAATTATCAATGGGTCTATCAAGATGTGCAAATTAATATATGACGAATTGAAGGACAATTGTTTTCCAATTCGATATTGCAATTTTGAAAAATACAAGTGCTCGGCATATTATTCTCATTTTGGGGAGTATTTGTTTAATGATAAGTATGCTATTATGTCATTAAAGGAGATATGTCGCCAGAAATATGATGTATGGGGGCATTATGGGAAGGATGCGTTGATATTTCTTCGGCCTGACAGTGGGGAGAAATTATTTCAGGCGGGGGTGGTTGATATAATTGATATTAATAAGTTATACGAAAGTAATAAAGATATTGAACATGAACTTGGATTAGTATCTACGCCGAAGAATATTATATGGGAAGGTAGATTTATAGTTAGTAAATATAAGGACATTATAGCATATTCAACATATCGATTTCAAGGAAATATATGTTTGATACCGAGCGTGCCGCCGGAGACATTAAAGTTTTGCAAGATGTTATTGGAAAAGATAGAGTATTATCCCGATTCGGTGTTTTGCTTTGATATATGTCAGGATAGTGATAAAGAGTGCTGGCTTCTTGAATTAACATCATTTTCATCTGCCGGATTATACGCTTCTAATAAAAATGCCATTGTTAAACGAGTATCTGAGATTGCCGAAGAAGATTGGAATAAAAATATAAGTTATAGGTATTAGTTCTTAATATTTATAACTTGATATGATCAAATTAAAGTCATTAATTGAAGAAGAAAATGATTACGACCCCGCATGGGATTATAATATTCATAAAAATCCACCACGCAAACTAATAAAAATTGTCGATAATATTATAAAATCCAACTCCATAATAAAATTGTTGCAAATATTAAAACTTAACTCTCCCCGAATTTCATATATAAAAGATAATAAAAAGGAAGCTCTTGCCAGATATATCACGGGTACTGCAAATTTTCCACATATTGTTATAGATATGGACACGATACAAGCGGCAGTCAAAGCAGACCCATCTAATATAGGATATGCTATAGAGTCCACTATAGTTCACGAACTTATTCATGCATACCTTGAAACACGTGGGTTAGATCCATCGGAACACGACGAAGATGCCGTTGAGGGTGCTACACAAGAGTATATGGATTTCAGAGATCCCGCAGACATAATACATTCTTTACGGATATCATATCCATATTTATAACTTGATATGATCAAGTTGAAAAAATTAATCGGCGAAGTTTTACTAAAGGGTAAAGATTTCATGGTATTAGGAAGAATAGATGATGATTGTAATATAGATTCTCTGTGGACTAAAAATACCGAGACCAATCACCATCAAATTGTTGGAAAAACATCTCCGTTTCACTCTTATCATTGGCGGTATAATAGCATAGACAATAAAGTTGGATGGTGGATTGATGGGAAAATAGTATCATCTGATAATACATTCAAAATATATATATATGCTGTAGATCAATTTTTATTAGATCGCTATCATATAAGCGAGCCAGAACATATATCGATATATGATACGCCGATAAGATATCGATAATAGGAATAATATAATGATTTCATTTGCTAAAATGATGCGAGACGTTCTCTTAGAGAGAATGAGTTTTGGACAATTGTATGGTAGAAGCGAGTATGGGCGTAGAAGCCGAGGTAATTCCGACGTTTCTCCAAATTCTACACAGGTGACTGCCACGGATACGGGTGAAGCGTGGTCATTCAATTATAAATCAAATCCCTCAACTACAGGTCAGCGGTGGCACGGGTTCATTCAATTCTTTAAAAATGACGTTTCCCGCAAAAACAGAGCAGATGAGTTGGATTGTATGATAGATTGCGATTGTCCTGATTATAGATACCGCTATGCTTATAATAATGAAAAAGCGGGTGTAGGATGGACGGGAAAGCATCCCGAGTGGAAATATAATAATCAAAATAATGGTCAGAAATGGAAACCCAGAAGTCAGGGTGGAGTTGGAAATTATGGTGTTGGGTTGTGTAAACATTTATGTAGTTTACGGGATTATCTTAGAACTGTGATTGAGCCTAATGCTCCAGATCCCGATGATGAGATTCCACCGGCTGTAAAGACAAAGAAAGTTCAGCGATCACAAGTTCCGGTTTCTCAGAAACCTGCTACAACAAAAGCGCCGACGCCTGACGATAGTTATTCGGACAGTCGTTCGGGTTCGGACACTCTTCAAGAAAAAATACAACCGGTTTCTTCAATATATAAATTGATGGATAAATTTGTAAAAACTCATCCGACGTTTATGATTCCGGATTATGATTCTAAATCTGTAAATGAAACCGAATCATTGCAAGAAGCTCATAGTCGGGGAGAATGGTGGATAGATGAAAGTGGAAGTACAATATTTGCCGACGGTAATGTTGGAGAGTCTAATCACGAAGCGGTGGTTATTACATCTATAGCACACGAGATTTTATCTCATTTTGGTATTGACGTGGACGATGCGGGAACCCTTGGGGAGTATGAAGACAACATTAAAGAAACCTTAATAGATGATGATCGTTTAAGTGAAGATGAGATTGCTCAGTGGGATCGCAACGCTTTATCTGTTATCGTTACTAAATTAATAGAGGATAAAGCATTTGGAAATGGCGATCTTAAACAGACCCAAGATGCCGTGCATCTCGCATATGGTAACACTTTCCACGATGCTCGGGATTATGCAATGCAATATTGGCGATGGAAAGTAATGAAAACACATGGGGGTGAAATAGAAATACAAACGTGGCATCTTACCCCCGATGATCTGGGAATTATTGTGCGTGGAGTGTGGGATATTATGGAAGAGCCTGACGAGGATGATGATTCCGATAGCAATATTGGCGAGGATGGTTATCCCGGGCCTCGTGTTAATGTAACGGTTCAAGCATCGGGCAAGCGATTTTCCGATATTCCACTGGCAGTTCTTGAAAAGAAGATGCCACAAAATCTTCACAATTATCAGAGCGGTGTTCACGTAGGATATACAGAATCTATCACAGAAGAATTTCATCATCTTCATAAGGAATATAGACTTTATGAAGGAAATAGACATATTATTGCATTATTTGAAGATGGAACCCGCTTGAAATTTGAAATACATTTCCGTGATAAGCATGGCCCGGACAGAGAGAAATGGCGGCATAGAGCTTTTACTACGTGGAAATCCGTTGCTAATGAAATTCGCAAAGCATCGGAAGAACTGGATGAAGTTGGGAATTCAAATCCAAAATCGTGGAGATCGTGTTTTAAAGAAGCACTCGAAGATCCTCGTATGAAGGATTATATGCGCAAAAATTCACATCGGCGGATATTTGATAATAAAGAAAATGCGCCTATATATGACCCCGTGAATTTTACACGGATGGGATAGATATTACATTGAATTGACGTGTGTCCAGAATTCGTGAAACGTGGGAATGCGACCTTCGTATTTTTTAATTTGATGGCCTTCGGGCCAATATATCAGTTCGCTATTGCCTATGTCAAATTTGTAAACAAGGAGATCGGATGAGTTTAATATGTCGGACAAGATAACGCCAAACTTGCTCCGGCGATAATCGTATGCATACTTTTTATCAAATGTAACGAAATCTCCTGGTCTAATTGTTGCGTTTGGATTATTTACTCCCCGATATACAACAACTTTATATGGAAAATTATTCGCTCGATATCCAGCATAATGGCTTAAGAATATATTATTGGTATATTCGTCTCTATGATCTTTGTTTTTTTCATCTGACGGAATTATTGTCTTTTTGATATCGCTCAATCTGGGACAATTTTTTATTGTCCCATCGCCATATATAGTTTCGCCCATCGCATTTTTATATAATCGTGTAAATATTTCGTCAGCCTCATCATCATCGACTTTTCTATTCGCCTTAAAACATCCGCCCAAAGAATTTAAATACAATTGTCGTTTTGCCTTTTCATACGACACTCTTCTGCATATATGTTTTAATGGTTCCAGCGGGTCGTCGGACCCGATTTTCTTTTTTAATTGCTGATGATGTTCTCGCTCAAATTGCTCCAGTTTTGATGAAATCACATTGTCCAATTTATCATATTGTGCCTCGTCTCCTGGAAAAAATTTCTCGGCAAATGATTCTTTGAGTCTTTGCAATTCCATTTCATTATCCATCCACATAAATACCTCATATTCGAGATATTTTTCAGCCTGTTCGCATCCTCCCCCATCCATAAATCTCCACGTCTGTCTAATCAAATATTCGGCGGCGTCTTCGAGTTTATTTAGATCCAATCTTCTGGATTCATTTAAATTTAAAGATTTGATTTCCGATAAAAGATATTTGAGCTTGATCATATCATTGAAAGATTATTTAAATATTAAATCCCGCCCGTGTCCATCTAATATAACTTCCTGTAAATATTGTAGTCGTTGTTGCGTTATTCGTGCTCGCAGCAGCGAGAGCTACCGTTGCTTGGGTGTCTGCATTAATAAGAAATATATTAAATAAATCCTCGCCGACTGTATTGGCAGAAGTATGTGTAGCGGCAGTAAGACGATTTGTGCCGGAAACCAGTAATCTTGACGTAGCGGTTGTTGCAATAGAAGATAATATCCATCCCGAAGTCATTTTAGACGTTCCTATGGATGATGATATACACCACTTCATTCCGGCGTTATTAGAATTTGCTGCAATAATCATCCCATCCATTATTACTATTTCGTGGGGTGCTAATGAACACGTGAAATATGGAATGGCCACTGCACCTTGAAGTGTAGTCGTCCAATTGGATGCGCTAAGATAGGTTGCCTCAATGAAAGCATAACTTGCAGTTGTAGCATATGATGCTGAAATAGATGGTGAGATGGGCGCATATGAAGCAGATAGTGTCCATGATGCTGAAATACTTTGAGAAGCAAATGATGCAGACGTAGCAATAAGTGAGCTAGAGGCATATACGGCTTGGTTGGCATTTAATGAATTCGTCGACCACAAAGATTGCGTTGCAAATATGGATTGAGTTGTGGTCAGTGATGTATTCGGTACAAAATTAATACTATATGCTATTGCCGATGCCGAAGCAAATGATGCAGATATAGCTGCGGCGGGCGTTCCAATTACGGCGGGTGAGACATAACTCGCCGTGTCTGCTGTAGTGATTTTAACTGATGCAGATACCCACGATGCACTATATGCTGTTTCGGGAACGAAATTAATCGCAAATGAAATACTAGCCGTGTCCGCCAATGTAATTTTAGTTGAAGCACTAACCCACGAAGCACTTACGGCAGCAATGGGCACAAATGTGATACTATCCGCTGCCGAGGCAGTAATTGCTTCGAAAGAACTATTCGCATACGAGGATGTGCCGAAGAATGATCCACTAAGATAAAATCCCGTTTTATCTGCATAATTTGTAGATGCGGTATTATTGAATGTAAATCTAAGCGCATTATCTGTGAGAGTTGCCATCCACATATCTCCACCGTCGGTTTCAACATATGAATCGTTGGGTTTTACCCAAGGCCATCGAGAATCATTATAATTGGATGATGCAATACCAACATCTATGTAATTGGTATCTTGACTTCCATTATCATTTGTTGCAACTATATCAGTAGAAGCGTTGGGTTCGGATGAAAAATTTTGATTGTAAATTTGACTATAATTATTTACAACAGAATATGCCCCGATAGTGTTAACGGATGATGTATTGAGTTGTTTTACTAATAATGCGTCGGGGTTGCTTGGTTCGGGAAATGATCCCGAATTAATCATTATATATTGATTTTCATAAATTTGAACACTTCCTGTTAATGTTAATTGCTTATAACTATTCCAATATGGAATATGATATGGGGTAGCACCCAAGAACGTGGGATTGGACATCGTTGGCTGATATTGTCTAACCACAGATCCCGTTCCCGTTCCACGCCATTCATCATATGATAAATGATAATATTGTCCGCCAATTCCACCTTGGAGTCCTGCAAGTGAGTTGTGAATTTGAACGGTAGATGGTAAAAATTGCGTATTAAATGCCGAATCTATTTCAGCAAATGTTGTAGATCCCGACTGAACGATGATTCTTCCGCAAAGAAGACCCTGAGTTGTTAAATATGACGGGAGATCACCCGGAGGTTGAGAATTGGCCCTGGCATCGGCGAGGTCGGGCCATTGTCCTTCTGCCATTATATATGCAAATTCGTCGGCTGTTCCTATTAAACGATAAATGAAAGATGCGTTATAATACGAGTCGCTAAGCGGTTGCAAGCCATTGCCATCATCCCAATATTTGTTGGTGATAGATCCCGAATTGACGATATCAAATGTATAATTGCTCCCCGAATGATAAAAGAAATAAAATTCATAGTTACCACTAATACTATCTACTTCGGGAACTGAATAATTGGTCGCTCCGAGCCATACCGATCCAGCAGTTAAATAAACACCGAGGGAGCCCGTTTCTACAATGACGAGACCATCTTGACGTTGAATTCCATAAAGATTGATATCTTTATTTTGAATTTTATTTGCTAATGCCAATCCATCGGTATCACTTTGCAAATAGTCCACATCATAATCGCTTATTCCGTCTTGCCTAGCATTAATTGTCGCAACACGGATGATGCTGGTATTGTTTGATAGATCCGATTGAGTCAAAGTATACTGCGGCAACCCGCCGTTAAAATCAATGCTAAGATAATTGGTTGCGTTAGGTTCTTCTGCCGAAGATGTATACAACGTTAAAGTAGATTGAGCAATGGGATAAGATCGCACTCCACCAATTCCCTCGGCATTTGCAAATAGATTTGCGCTACTAGTCGAGACGGTTATAGTACCATCGTTATTATTAGTAATTGTAGGAATTAACGTGAGCCCGGAATATACGATAGGAGGTTCGGGAATTGCCCCCGTGTTAACTATGAATGATCCAAGGGGTCCATATTCGGAACAATAGCCAACGAAGACTTGTTCGTATGGATTGCTCGGAGATATTGTCGTGAGACCGCCGGGCGTAAGATTGTCTAGCCACAATTTAGCGCCGATATACAGCGGATTTCCATTACAATCCGCATCCATCTTACTTCTATGCATAATTCCCGCTACTATGCAATATCCGTAAGAATATGGTGGAATATCACTTCGCACAACTCCGAGAACTTCACTGCGTCGATGAGTTCCATCTGCAATTGCTAAATGGGCGTTTGGCCTATATTGTCCCGCTTCGCTAGATCCGCTGATATATACTGCCGAAAGACGAGCCATTGTGACCGGATATGAATTGTAGATTCCAACGACAAGTTCTTTTCCGGGATGGAGTCTAAATCCAGTATCTTGCGTATAATAAGCATAACTGTTGTGGCGGTAATCATAAAACATTCGCCCTTCTCTATATGGAGGAACATATTCCGATCCGGAAAAACTATAATCATATGTTTCAAGATAAGCGGGAGCAATCCCGTCAGATCCCGATACAATCCACATAGAAGCTCCGGGAATTAAATGGCTGGACGAAATGGAATAAGATGCAGATATAGCATTTAATGCAATTGAGGCTGTTTCTGCTAGAACACTGAGCGATGAAGTATTGGCGTTAATGGCAGTCGTAGCATTTCCCGCATCTGTAGCATATAATGCATTATCCGCATTTGTAGCGTGTGCGGCTTCTAATGCATAATTTGCTCCTAGCGAATTGTCGGAGATCGAGGCCGACTCCGAGTATAAAGCAATACTAGCAGTATTCGCTAAAAATACGGAACCATCTACATCATACCCACGAATATAAGATGCGGTATCGGCCAATGAAGCGGTAAGTGCATTTTCGGAGATCAGTGCTACGGTGGCAAGGGTGGTGGAATCGGCATATGATGCGGAAATTGAGCTAGATGCCCACGAGGCGGTATCAAATGTGGTTAAAATTTGACTTCCTATCGCATCCGACCGAAATGAAAATAATACATTACCAGTACCATCCAAGAAGAAGCCGGACGTGCCCACGGGGGCATATCGCTGAACCACATCTTGATATGAAAGACTGATGTATTGATTTGTGAGATCTCTCGATGAAAATTGCATATGTATGTAACGTTATTATATTGTATCAATCGACTCCGACAATGTTGTGTTGTTATATGCCATAATTATTTCAGGAAATGTCTCAAAGCGTGTAAAATACTATTTCGTTGCATAGAATATTCTTTATTTATTTGAAAATACTCGTTTACAAGTTGACGGAAATCGTGTTTTCTCGATGATAACGACGACCTCGTAATTTTGAATCTCTCACAGAGCTTGGAAATCTCATACAATGGAACAAGTGTATTATTTTTACCAAGCCTGGAAGAATTTGCTTTTGATGGGATTTTAACTTCCACCATTGGCTTGGATGGTTGTTTTTGCTCATTAACCACCACATTGATGGCAGTATGCTGTTCTACGATAAAATCCGATTCCCACGGTTTGAAGTACGTATCCTCTACAATAATCTCCAACCCAATCTTTCCGTGCGAGGTTTCATCCAACAAGCCCTTCAGTCGTCGGATGGGAATATTACACTTTCCGTTATTTATTTTTCCATTAAAAACAAGATTTATACCCTCTGCCGACTCAACCACAAGACGTGCAACGGAATTTTTCAGCGATGCGTTTTTAACAGCAACATCGCATTCAAAATTTTCCGATTTGTCAAGATAAAGTTTATACATATTATTTCCATTATCGATTTCTACACATCTTATTATTCATTTAGAAATTCTAATTTTATTCCTGATACTTTTTCTACAACCATATGGATATCTCCAATGGTTACGGGAAAGTCCTTCACTTCTTTCGTCTCATCGTAAGTTTGGTCTTTCACTTTACAAATTAATTTTATCAGTCGTTTTTGTTTATCCAGAGAACTTGTTCTATATGGATTCCACGGCTCTTCTATCCACGGTGGTATTAGCATCGTGGCGTCTACGCCCGGATATATTGGAACTATTTGAACTGGCGGAATTGAACTTGTACATTCATTCCACTTCCAATCCGCCTTATTCCACCATACGCCCGTAGTTCCCCATACCGCACAGCCAGTAGATGGCGGAACTGAGCTGGAGCACTCATTCCACTTCCAATCGGCGGTCCCCCACGGAAACTTGGTGGTACTCCACACCGAGCAAATTTCCCGGACCAATTCACACTCAGACCACGTCCAGTTGGACGCTTTCCACGTGACATTCTCACTACTCCATAAACTGCAAATGCGTGTCATTCTATAAATATCATTATTCTCATCAATACGTATTATTTTTACAATATCATTATATTTGTTTTGCGTATTGTATAGGGATAACTTCATTGACGACAATTGTAGTTGGAGAAATACCCCCATCGGATTCTATATCATCTCGATCATTTGTAATCTCCAAAACGTGTCTGAGATACTCTCTAACAAGATATTCTTCCACTTGAGGCTCCCACGCAAGATTTAATTCGGATTTTCCGCTGTCCTGTAAAAATCGCTGAAGATCTAATTCTAAACAAATATTTCCATATACCCCCGATGCATATTCTTCGGGGTTTATACTTGTAAAAATCCCAAATACATCCGTATTATTAATTCCGCTACCCCTGCTGCCAATAACTTTACCCGTTTGATTGATTTTTTCAAAATTCTCTTCGGTCGTCCAATGGTAAACTTTTCCCGGGTTGGTCTTCACGTCTTTAAGGTTTGAGTCTACCCATCCATTATAAATAAGATCTGGATCTATATATTGACAATACTCATATGAATTTAAGTCGTACAACCATTGTGAAATGTCCTTTATAAAGTCAAACGTTTCGTTGGAATCATCATATAATAAGTATGCTTCACGCTTGTCGTCTGATAATTTAATCATTACGCCATTCATCAATCTCTCTTCACTGAGATTAAATCTATGAATTAATTTGGAAATTTCGGATTTTTCTATAGCATAACAAATATCTCGAAGATATTCATACCAATTATCATACAAATCGGAATTATCAGAATCTTCCGATTCCATCAAACGTTTCAATTTAATCATAATCGAGATTCCAGTTCTTTGAGTGCCTCGGCTTTATCACTAATATCATACTCATTGCCATCTATCCATATACTATCAACCGAATCATTTAATTTTTTTAATCCATTTCCCGCAAATGCAATTTCACTCTCATCCCGATGACCCATCGTCGTTCCTCTATTCAGGCTATTATAAACATAATCATACATAAATCCATCCACTCCGAGGGAACTAAGATAATTATATGGGAGATATGGCGTTCGCATCCAATTGTCGGCGGGAATATTAAATTCTTCGCAGAATTTTTCAAAGTTTTCCTCGTCGTCTATTTCTGCGGATATTCCCGACCCTGGAAGTTGAGTTACAAGGTAGGTCAAAATATCATCTAATACAACAATCTTGGCATTTTGAACTTTAAATTGAAGGCCCGTCGTCCCATCTCTTTCGGAAAACATCGAAAGCATTTCTGAATTTATAGAAGTGCTGAGCGTATCGTGTTCGGCAACTTCACCGTGCTCGGTGCCGTAGATTCCATTAACTAACATATCCCTCAATCCTACCATCGGAGTACCGTGGTATAACCAATCGGAAATTGTCACAGTCTGATTTTCTAAAATCCACGTGCCCAATTCAGGTGAGGGCATAGATTTTCCATGAGATTCTAATAAAGATTTAAGTTTTATTGTTTTTCGTGATGTTTTAGTCTTCATTTCAAAATTCCTCCCACTTAAAAACTCCAAATATAGAGCTATCTCCTTTTGCAATCTGCTTAATAATATCAGGAGCATACGTACCTATTTCTTCATTTGCCATATTGTACAATCCACTCTCCTCTTCTTCGGGATCGGGAGATTCTTTAAATGGTCGTATTAAAATATGAATAAAATCGGGACTGGTTTGATCTTCGTTAAAATCGATTATTGCATATACGTGTCCATTGTAACTATAATAGTCCCACTGCTCGCCCGCTTTTCCATATTCATTGCCGTAAGTAAAACACCATAGAGAATTGCACCCAATAAGCTTAATTCCCGACTGTCCCGTTACATCTACCACGACAACGTTATTTTTATCATATACTATTCGTAGATCATAATCATTCTGCTTTACCAGATCGTACAGCTCTTCTTTTGTATAAGCACTCCCTCCGCTCAAAAGGTTTACTTTATCGTCTACAAAATGTAGCACCTCCTTAAAAGTAGGATGATCGCTACTGAATATTTTATTATAGATGGAGATGCGCTGCTTTTCGGTTCTGTTTGTTAAATATCGCAAATGGACATCTATATGCTCTACTGTACCATTTAGAATATAAAATTCATACTCGTTGCGTGGAGATCCGATATCTTTTCGCAAATTTCGCTTCGCAATTTTGGGCCATTCAGATATTGTTGTAATAATATTCGCCCTAAGTTTCATAAGTCTGGGCGTTATCATGGGACGGGTAGAATCGAAATCAAAATTTTTAATAGGAAATATATTTTTATGATAATTTCTCAACTGATCTGCCGAATTTTGCCAGTCTTTATTACTCCATCCACGTGAGTCTTGCAATAATAAATCCGCCAACGATTTGAATGTATAATCTCGATTTGAAAGTTTGGTTAAAAAATCAATATCGGTAGGAGTTAAAGCATCTCCATACAACTTTATCGCAAGTTGATAATTTTCTAAGATTAAATCTTGCATCTTAATCATATATCAATGTTATGCCCATCTAAATTTATCTATCTTTGTAACTCCAACAGTCTTCCAATCTATTTCACTTTCTTGAGATACATCATTTATATTTATAATTCCCGTAAACATCGATCTATCGGTATTATCCCAATGTCTACTGGAGTGTCCCCTATCGGGAGATACATATAAATTTGGCGGAAGATATCCATTAGCTTCTATCTTACGACACAAATCTGTATTATGTAATCCATATATTCTGACCGACTTTCCACGTGGATTTGCTAATTTATTTGCTAGTTGAATAGTTTCCGTGGATGCTTCATCGTTTCCTTCGTGAATTTCCAATACATTTCCTTGATAATTAATCATTATTCCGATTTCGGCCCAATCTCCATCTGTATTTTTTGTTGCGGCTATATAAATTGGAAATGGGAAGAATTCTTCCATTTTAAATTTAAATTCCTGTTGTTCTAATAAATAGTTCTTGATTAATTTTAAATTAATGTGGGGAATATCCAAATTACCGGTGATCTGTATAACATAAGACATTACTTTATTTAAAAGATTAATATACTCTATGGCTAATTCTTTGTTTTTCTCATCTCCGTGATAAAACTGCTCTACTGTTTTTAAAAGACTAACACAATCCCGAGAACACCACTTACTATGGGCGAGCATACTTATATCATCAATTGTAATGGGGTAAGTTCCATTTATGATTTCTAAGAGTTTTATCATATGGTTTTAATTATGAACCGATCTTGCCGTATATACATTTACATATTGTACCGCATATCCATGTCGTTCCAAGAAATCTTTCACCATCAATTGGTCCGTACTGCTAGGCTCTTCCCAGAAATTTAAAAATTGCATATCGGGGACATATCTCCATTTATTACAAGCGGACCATTCAAATGGATGGCGGGCAGTATCGCTCATTGCCGATTTAGCTTTTATTTCACCATCCGGTAGAATTGCTCCTAGAATTACCGCAGGAGTTGCATTAGATTCAGCGACTATTTCGTCTTCTTTTACAATATCACCCAAGTAATGGGTTATTCTTACAATTAATCCAAGTCCTTCCAAATAATCCTTCGTTTTTTGATGAATATGCTCGGGCGGTTTTCCCCACCAGTCCAACATCTGGAGTTGTGGATAATATCTCCATCTGAAATCCGCCCTCTCCCTATCATATTCCGAGTGACGTGCATAATCATTTTTAGAATATGTAGACTTAATTTCATCTCCGTAAACTGTTCCTAGAATACATCCGTCGGTATATTGAGTATTTTTATTTTCCGCCAAACCACGTTTCAGTCTTTCTTGTATACGAGATCCCAAATCTTTAATATCAGCATAATCGTAATATTTATCTCCAACTGTTTTCAATTTATCCCAAATGCGGGATGCTCTATCTATTCTGTGGTCTTTTCCCGATACTAATCCCCGAAATCTATGCTGTTTACAATATTTCAACGCTTCTTTATACAATAAAAATCCAAATCCTTCATTTTTAATATTAACTTCTATAAAATCTACGAATAAATATCCGGGGCGAGGTTGTATATCTCCAAGATCGGGAGTTTCCGATGATAAATTAATATATCCCAAATCATATCCATCGGCGTGCAACATAGTGATTATAATCAGTCCGCCCGATTCGGAATATGTAAATCTAAGCTTTCCTTCTCGTTCCAATTTGAACGCTTGCTTCTCTTCGGATAATAATTTTTTTAATTTAATAATTGGCATAGAATATAATTATCTTCCGACAAATGCTATGATATATTTATCTCCGTTTACTTCTGCTTGCCGCACTCTGTGATTTCCCGAATATAGCATATATTTATCAGCGGCGGCATCATAAGCAACCTCTATCGGTTGTTTAATCGAAGTTCCTTTTACATAACTATCGGGTTCGGGCACAGGTTCTCTTCCATCTATTTTAGAAACTGGAATTTTTGCAAGTCTGGCTCGAGATAAATATCCATCAGCGCCCAACTGTATCATTTCAGATTTGGAATAGAATTTCGGCTTTCCTACATTCGGATCTGGATTATTGACATATCCCCATTCACAAATGGAGTTTCCATCATTCCACACATGAGCGCCATTTCCGGGTTCGGGCGCACTATGTTCGCCCGCATAATGTTCTTCATTAATGGACGGTTCGTCTATCCATCCATATTTTTCAATATATTCAACTTGAATCCATTCGGGTGGGATCGCTCCAAGATATGCGACTTGAGAGAAATTTTTTAACGAATCTATCCAAGTAACGCCAAGTTGCATCAGTTGTCTCATCAAGTAATCATCGTCGGGCAATAAGCGTTTATATGCTGATGAAGGAATTGTAACTTTTAATACTACCATTTTAGTGCCTCGCTTATTATTTCTCCTGGCAACTGCAACTGCCTTTTTGGCATAGTAATTTGCTTGGGATTTGCTGTAGGTCAAATAAACCGCATTCTCTCTATATTCCGGATGATGTTTTAATACATCCGATTTCCAAGGACGTTGTTCTATGGGCATTGATCTGAGTCCATATTGTTTAATATCCTCAAGTCTGTCGCTACTCGTTCCGTGGTAAAATACAAGTTTTCGGGGAAGTTTACTAAAATCTCGTTCTATAATATCTTTTGCTTTTCCAAGAAAAGTTCCCTTTAAAGAAGCCCAATTTCCGGAATATACTTTTGCCGATGGTAGAATAACACCCGCATCCACCATTATTTTCGTCCATTCTTTGGTAGTATCTGTAAAAATATTTCTGCCACCTTCCCATTTAGTGTTGCCGCCAACCCTATTTGGCAATACAAGGTTGCCAGCAGCAGTAAGAACCATCATAGAATTGTCGAAACCTGAAATTGGAGCAACATCTTCCCAGTCCCGTGTATTTCCACGCCCCCATCGAAATTTATAAATTTTTCCGCCGTGAATAGAAAGCATCGTGTTGGATTGAACCTTCTTATCATAATCATCCGCAGGAACCCACGATGGGTCTCTGAGATCCACCACTTCGTAGTTTTCCGATAATAAGTCTTTTAATTTAATCATATTTTTGATATTTATGATACAATTGATTTATTTTTGCGATGTCCATTTCCTTTATTCGTCCAATTATTTCTGCTTTTGAAAGGTGGGATTTCATCGGTCCTTTTAGACATATTTTAATTAAAAAATCTCGCTTTTGATTTGTGGTTTTTTCAACCGTATCATCGCCATATTTTCTAGGCCACAGTCTATATCGTTTAAGCAATCGCAGCAACGGCTTTCCTGTTAATATTTCATCCGCTCCGCTGCCTTCTTCGGAATAATAATCTCCTGGCTCAACCGAAGTTGGATATTGTCCATAATAGTTATCATCATTCGCAGGTCTCTGATTAAATTCAAGATCGCCATCATAGATTTTAATGATTGCAGCATATCGAATAAAGTCCAAATCAGTAACATCATGAAATCCCTTATCTAATTTCTTTGCAATGTGATGCGTTGCGGCAGTAACGGCGGAGTCTAATGTTTTTTTATCGGCGGCAAAGGTCAATTCGGGAATGCTATTTTCGAAATCTTCCTCCGAGTCATATTCTCCGCCATATGCATTAGAAACAAAATCTCCCCGCTGTGGAATTAACCCATATCTCTCAATATGTTTAATATTATCAACAGTAGTTCCGTGATATAACGTTTTTTCTAAAAGTAATTTTTTTAATTTAATCATAATCCATTATATTTCTGGAGAAAAGAGAATGATTGGCCGAGGGGGACCGAACTTTGAACTTACCCATCTCTGCCAAATAATACTTTTACCTTTATCTTCAAAATACCAATTTTCTAATACTTGTTTTTGCGCTTTGGTTGGTTCATTTCCTTCAACAAAAATCTTATTATTCCACGGAACTTTTATGACCCGCAACCATCCTTTTCCAAATGCTTGTTCACACATTATGGCGGCAGCATCATCATAATCTTCAACCGGTTCTTTAAAAACCCGTTTTACTAAAGCATTGCTTACTCCGAATAAGGAATTATTATTAGCAACATATATACCGTGTTGCACATCGTCCGTATCATACACAGTTCCATCCCTTTCCAACCAGATTAAAGTCGCATTTATGTCATCGAGAGCTTCCCGCAATAAATTTTTTAATTTAATCATATATTAATATTGTTGATTGGCGGTAATGTAAATTCAAAATCGGAAGTAATTTTAGATGGATCTATGACTGAAACTTTTTTTATTATATTGGGGCGGAATATAATTAGACACATTTCATCACCGCTTTGTTTCTCTATCTTGGAGTCTCCTCCCTTGCTTATAAAATAATTTGCAACGGCTATTCCCACTTTTCCGGCTCCGCTTCTAAAATTTACGATCAAATTGTTCAATATATCGGCTCCGACTGTATCGGAACGCATCCGCTCTGCATTTTTCTTCAATGCATCTATGATTTCAGCTTTGTGCCTCATTCCGCCACAATTCTTGACGAACTCGATAAGTTCAGATAACAGAATGTGGACTTTATCTAAAGGAGTGAAATTTCTATCAATATCTACCAAATGAACAACTCTACTTCCCTTAGCATACCGTCTAGCGATATAATAATCATTAGTCATATATATTCCGGGGCCAGCTTCGTATCTTCCTTCCTTGCTTCCCAATATTTCGGTAGGTATCCGTGACCAACGCTTTCCCCCGTGATACATTCTAAATGTATTGTCGTTCTCACCGTTTTCTGATAAAATTAATCGTTTCAGTTTAATCATTTGACATCACGTTCTTTAATATATTCGGGTTTAAAAGCCATAGAATTAATCATCGCATGATCTGCCGGGGTCCAATCAGGAACTCGTTTAAAGTTACTTCCTGTAAAAATTAATACGGGAACAGTATCAATTCCCAATTCTTTGGCAGCAATTGCACGGTGTCTTCCTTCGTGACCAATTACTTTTTTTCTTTCGACATCCACTTCCAGAACTAAAAAATCAGTTGGCAACCCCCGCTTGAATCTATCTTTTAATGCGTTTTTTATAGTATCAAATTCTTTTCGCTTTTTATATTCTTCGGGGAGTGGATTGGCCAATTGCAAAAATTTATCAGGAGACATCCAGACAATCTTTCCTTTCCACCCCTCCATTCCTCCATAAGATTGTATCTCGGAGCCTTTTGCCAAGGGATAATCGAACTCATGTACTAATTGTCTTAATTTAATCATAAAACTATGCCACTCCTTTCAAATATGCGGCATAAAATGCTTTATTTCGGCCTAATTCGTGGCGATCTCCTCTCACATCTTTATAACTCCTCTTATATTCCCGTTTTGCGACATTCCAGTCTTTTCTAAACACAGAATCTACAAATTTTGGAAATGCATTCAATCCTCCCAAATTGAATGCAAAATCAGTCAACATTTCGACTTGATTTTGATTTATATGAAACACAGGATCGCTTGGTTTTAGATTTAAATAAAATTTGGATTTGGGATCGGCGGGGTGTGAGCGAGCGTATGTTTGTGCTTTTTTAATATAATCAGCTATCCACTTGTCGTGTGCTTTTGAAACAATATCACGGGATTTTTTCAAATCGTTTATTAGCAATGCCTCGGCTTCTTTTTCGGTTATACCCCTGATAAATTTATGAAGTTCGTCGTTCGTTATTTTATGGCCATATGCAATCGTATCATTCCCACCTTCGGCTGATCTATGAGGATACCACCTTCCATTTTTAAATCCAACCTTAGTATTATTTTCTACACTTTTTATATAATTTAAAAAATTTGCAGAAATATCCATGTTCTGAATGGATGCGGGAGGGGCATCTGCTATTTCATCCAATCCGACCGAATTTCGCCGTTGTTTAGATATTTGTTTACACAACTGTAGTATGCGTTCTATCTTGGAACTGGCGTGTTTCAACAATTCTACCATTCCAAAATGTAGCGGCTCGGGCCATTCCCCATATTCTACCCATTCAGAGTCGTCATTTTCCCAATTGAGTCTAGGATGAAATTCGTGAGGTACAATTACAAGATAATTGTGATATTTAAAATTCGCTGCGGGGTCGTGGAAAGTCCATAGATAATTAACTTTGTATTGACCCGAAAATCCGGTTTCTTCCTCTACTTCTCGCTCTACAGTCTGAAGCGGATTTTCTCCTTCATCTATTTTTCCACCCCACGTACCCCAAGTGTTTGGTTCGAAATCTACGTTGTCACTTCGGTGAGCAAGGAGAATTCGCCCCGTGTCTTTGGCGATGAAGATACATCCAGCCGCTCCAAGACCAGTGTCCCAATATTCTCGGCAGGACATATTTTCATCATCTTCTTTAAAATATAATCTATAAGGTTGAGTTGTTAACATATGGATGTACGTAGTCCCATAATAATAGGAGACCAGACATAAATAAATATCGCAATCAAAGTGAAAGATTGGCATATTTATAGGAAGAGAATATATGATGATATCACAAATGAATACAATTATCATAAGAAAGTGTACCAATGGCTATTAGCAATCAAGATCGGATCAGATTTCCCGGAAGCGGGTCGCAGGTTGCAGGAAATACACCGTTCGGATCTTATGATTCCGATGCGCAATTCCAAAAGGACTGCTACAACGCAATGATTTGGGGGGCTAGGCGACTTGGTTATCCATCGGTTGCTATAGAGATGGTAGATATTAATTTCTATGCCGCATTTGAAGAAGCGTGTAATGTATACAATGCAAAAGTTAACGAGTATAATATGATTAACAATATGCTCGCCCTTCAAGGACAGCCCAGATCGCAAATTGTAACTGGTCGAAATATTCAAGGATCAGGACTTCCGCAAATAATCGGTTTAGCAAAAGATTACGGCTCCGAAGCAGGTACGGGTGGGCGGTTAACGTGGAAAAAGACATTTATTCAAACTAAACAAAATGTTCAAGATTACGATCTTCAAGCTTTGATAGGAGATGTATTCGAACACTGTCAGCGTATAGAGGTCAAACGAGTCTTTCACGAGCGTCCACCAGCAAGCGCACGTATTTATGACCCATTCTCGATGACTGGTATGAGCTATTCTAATGTCTTACAAGAGCTTGGATTTGGCGCATATTCACCCGCCGTTCAATTTTTAATGACTCCGATATTTGAAGATTTGCTTCGTATGCAGGCAATCGAATTTAATGATATGGTTCGGAAAAGCCAATATTCATTCGAAATCATCAATAATAATCTGCGCATCTTTCCAATTCCGACATATTCCTTTAAATTATGGTTGGAATACATCAATGAAAGTGATAGATATGCCAGCGGTTCGCTGTCTCCCACCCCAATGACGGGGTCCAATGCGGTATCATCAGACTTTGCTGATATTCCTTATGTCAATCATCCATATTCCACGATTAATGATCCGGGCAGACAATGGATTAGAGATTATTTTCTCGCTAACTGTAAAGAAATATTGGGAGCTATTAGACAAAAAATGCAGACAATCCCCATTCCGGGGGGAGAAATAACGCTTGATGGTGCCGAGCTTAGGGCAGAGGCGGCTCAGTCAAAAGAACGCCTCGTGGATGATTTAAAGCAAATGTTAGAAGCAGCCGGAAAATTTGCTCAAATGGAAAAGCAGGCGGCACTTAATGAACAAATGCAAAGCAGTTTAAAATCGATTCCAACACTTATTTATATTGGATGAAAATTTTCGAGTGGGATATTTTCAACTCTGTTGCAACTATTCCAAGTCTCCCAATCCGATTCCCATATATATTTAATTGCATATCCCCGCTCATGTAAAAATGTGAATCTGTCAATTGTTTCATTATATAATTTAGAAAACGAAACTTTTATTATTTGATTTAAACTTAATGGATTATATTTTTTTGGATTTCCATGCCAATAATCTCCAAGAAATTCAAATATAGTTGTTGTGATTGGATCATATCCGTCTACTCTTTTATTATGTATTTTTACTTGCCTATGGAGGGGTGTGTTTGGGATGCTCATATAATTTAGAAATTCAATTGAATAATCCAACACCATCTTCCGACGGTTAGCTAGAACTTCTTCTTTGGTTTGATATATTCGTTTTCTTCCCATATTTCATATTGCTATCATATAAGTATAAAACATAAAACACAAGTTATTTTATGAAAGATGTAAACGAAGTATATTTATTGATATGATGATATTCAATATATGATGATATTCAATATATGATGATATTCAATACTAGCAAAATCAATTAACATATGAGCGGACGATATTTTTCAGAACGAGACATTAACTTTATCAATTCTATAAATGATGAATTGTTAGGAGATGTCATTCAAACCGAAGTGGCAATATTTAAACTTTGCCCTGACCAGACGGTTATTAATATTTATGGAGAAAGCAAACCGTCGGGTGGTAAGATGTACTTCCCAGCAATCGATATTGTTTGCCTCGTTGATCGTGCGGACATTTCCACGGATGCGGATGATTTCGGACCTGAGCGCAAACAAAACGTGGTGTTCAAATTTATGGAAAAAGATCTACAAGTAATTAATTTCTTCCCACAAACGGGAGATTTGGTCTTCTTTAACGATAGATATCACGAAATAGATGATGTTGTGCAGGAGCAGTTTTTAGGTGGACAGCCAGATAAATCACTGTCCATTATTGTTAATACACATTATACAAGTATCTCCAAAGTCGATTTAGTTGAAAGGCAATCATAATTTATGGGCCGATGGCAAGGAAATCTTAAAAATCCTGCACCAAATGCGGTGCAAGAATCTATCGATAAGTCGGAAAAACTTATTCCGGATAATAGCGATTTCAATCAAACCGATGTTGGAAATCGGGCCAAAGAAATACGCAGAGATACTGATGAGCAGAAGAATTTTACAATTTCATTATATGATATAGATGAAACTATTCTGACTCATCTTGAACAATTACAGCTTCAAATAGAAGATCAGGGAAAGCAGGTCAAAGTTCCGATTTTTTATGGGTCTCCCGAACGATGGGTTTCTGCCCAGAGAGACGGATATATGCGGGACAAACAAGGCAAGATTATATTGCCCGCTATGATTCTCAAGCGTTCCAATTCAGCATATGATGATTCCTTAAAGTTTTTCAATCGTTATTTAGATACACCCGCCATGAAGCTGTTTTCGGAGAAAAATAGCTACACTCAATTTTCGGTATTGTCTAATAGAAATATGCCCGTCAATGAAGTTTACAACGTGTTATTACCAAAACATATGATATTAACATATCATTTTATTATTTGGACGGCATATGTGGAACAGATGAATAAACTTATAGAAACTATTGCTTATAATACGCAGGATTATTGGGGCAGTAAAAAGGGATTTAGATTTCGCACCAAAGTCGAGAGTGGATATAGTCATACTGTAGAAATTCAAGCCAACGATGAGCGTGTAGTTAAAAGTGAATTCGATTTAATTACACACGGATATGTTCTTCCCGATCAAGCAACGTATTTGGAAAGACATCGTATGACGACTCAAAAGATGTTTACTCCAAAACGATTTGTTGTGGGGGCGGAAGTTGTTTCATCGGATTATGACTGGAGTAAAAAGAGCTCTAATCGTGAAAAGTGGAGAAATCCAAATTATCCAAATCTTCAAGCAGATGTCCCAATTTCTACGCCAATTACAACGGTAGATGCGACAAATGGTTCAACCGTAAATGATCAAATTGAAGCGTCTGCTCAAATTATCGGAACTCTGAAAAGTATTACGGCATCTCCGCTCATTAACCCAATAGATGTTGGAATAGACCCACACCGTCCCGCTCTTAGAGTGGTACCCCCTCCGAAATCGATGGCTGCTGGCGGAGAAGAGGGATATGTATCATATGATAATGAGTATTTTTATATTTTTGCTGGCGGTGGATGGAAAAGTGTAGCTATATCTGAATTTACAACTTCGCCGCCATGTCAAGAGGGGGCGGTATCTTTCAATAATCAATATATGTATTTATATTCAAGCGGTTCGTGGAAACAGGTGGCGATTAATAAATTTCAATAAGTATGCCTAAGTATTCAAAGTCAAAGGACATTTTTACACAGCGACGAGACTCTAGCAATAGAGGATTCGAGGAATGGCCTATTATAGTACAGCCGAATAGCGTGTTGATCACGGATTGTGCAAATAATTTGCAAATGGTCGATACAAAATCGCTGATGCAATATGAAATACCTAAAACCGCTTCTATGGCGCTTACGTCGGTGTCATCGTCATTTGCCACGGTGGCGGCATATGCCCAGAGTGTTTCAGAAACCGCTTCCTATGCAAATCGAGCATCTAGTGCGTCATATGCCGATTATGCGAACAATGTTCCAGTTACAGCGTCTTATGCGAATCATTCCTTGAGTTCCTCTTATGTTTTATCGGCATCTTATGCGGGAAATGTCCCCGTAACTGCTTCTTATGCAAATAGAGCATTGAGCGCATCTTATGCAAATAATGTTCCCGAAACTGCATCTTATTCGACTCGAACATTGAGTTCATCTTACGCCTTTTCCGCATCTTATGCAAGCAATGTTCCAGTTACAGCGTCTTATGCGAATAGGGCGTTAAGTTCATCCTATGCTAGTAATGTTCCTGAAACTGCTTCTTATGCAAATAGAGCATTGAGCGCATCTTATGCAAATAATGTTCCCGAAACTGCATCTTACGCTACCATAGCACTGAGTTCATCTTACACACAAACCGCATCGTATGTAAGCGGTATCTCGGAAACATCTTCGTACGCAATTCAAGCGTTAAGCGCATCGTATGTAAGCGGCGTCTCAGAAACATCTTCATATGCAATTCGGGCATTGACTGCTTCCTATGCAAGCAATGCGTCGGAAACGGCGTCTTATGCAAATCAGGCAACTTTGGCAGAAACGGCAAGCTATGAATATTTTAACGGCAATAGGTCAATTAAAAGATCGGGATATAGCGGATTAAATGTGGGAGGAATGAATGTAGCTACATTTTTAAATAATTTCTTCTTTCCTTTTATTTCTGCAACCATCGCTGTTTCTCCGAGCGGAACCTCTTATTATCAACAGGGAACCAATCCGAATTTTACTGTTACGGCTACGATTACCGCAAACGACGAGACGATTTTTGGAAGTGGAAGTATGAAAAAGGATGGTTCGGCATGGAATTCTGCTTCCGTACCGCCACTTTCCTTCGCATTTACCGATGCAAATATCACATCTAATCATTCGTATTATGCAACCGTTTCAGTAGATAATAATGGGAGTCCCACGACCATTACTAGCAATACAAGCAACGTTTCGTTTATTTATCCATATTTGTGGGGAACGAGTTCTGTAGCAGGTTTGTCTGGAGCAAGTTTGTGGTCGACGATGAGCAGACAAGTGGTAACGAGTGGAAATAAAACGGTTAATTTTGTCGGAAGTGTAGTATTTATGTACTTTGCGTATCCCGCAACATATCCTGCATTGACTTCTATTCTTGATCCAAATGGATTCGAAGTTATTGGAAATTACGAATACACTTCCAGCGTTTCGGTTACAAGTGTTGGATTATATAGCGATTGGACAACTAATTATAGAGTGTATAGAACAAGAATCGTATCCGATCCAAATGGAAATTATCAATTCAAACAATAATGTGAGAATACCAAATCAGATTGTAGAAGAATGTATAGAAAGGATGAGTTAATCCGATGGCAATTAATGTAGATAGTGGATTTAAGGTGACTTCAGCAGGTCCATCCGATGTAAAATCGGTATGGGCATCTACTGCTAGTTTATATTCGACTCCTGCCTCACCATCGGGATATATTTCGGCTTCTTGGAGATATGTCGGAATGACTGTATTTTGTCAAGATGTGGGAAGCCAATATCAACTCCTCGGCGGAACTGATGACAGTAATTGGATTAGAATTACAAGTGGAAGTCAATACATTTCGGCTTCATTCGCAGTTAATTTGCCAACGACTGCATCGTGGGCATCGTATGCAACTTCTGCATCATTTGCAACAAGTGCATCTCTTGCGACCCTTGCAACATCTGCGGCTTCTGCATCATTCGCAACAAGCGCATCATTTGCGACCCTTGCAACTTCTGCGGCTTCTGCATCATATGCGGCAAGTGCATCTCTTGCAACTTCTGCGACTTCTGCGACTTCTGCATCATATGCGACAAGTGCATCTCTTGCAGCCCTCGCAACTTCTGCGACTTCTGCATCATTTGCAACAAGTGCATCTCTTGCAGCCCTCGCAACTTCTGCGACTTCTGCATCATATGCGACTTCTGCATCATTTGCAACAAGTGCATCTCTTGCAGCCCTCGCAACTTCTGCGACTTCTGCATCATATGCGACAAGTGCATCTCTTGCAGCCCTCGCAACTTCTGCGACTTCTGCATCATTTGCAACAAGTGCATCTCTTGCAGCCCTCGCAACTTCTGCGACTTCTGCAT